GTTAGCGATCACAGTTGGCATAACCCTTCTGATTACTGGTAGGATAACCCTGTTTAACGTAGCAACGTTACCTGCAGATGTGGCACCAGCAGTTGACTGCTCAGCCAAGTATCTCTTCGTGTTTTCTAACACGACATCCATAGTTTTTTTCTTGTTGCCTGTTAAACCTTCGGTTAGGGCCTGTTTAGTTTCGCCCCATTTTGATTCAAATATATCTGACATTTGATCTTTTCCCCTTAGTTTGTTAATTAATACCCGCTAATTTACGGATATTGGTTAAGTCAGCATCTTCCCTTTGTGCTCTGTCACCTTTTGCTTCTGTCATAACTTGTTTGGCAGTTTCAACTGGTTTGTCAGCCATCACATGTGGTAGATACTTGTCGAATGAAGCCTGTAAGTTGTCTGTTTGAACTGATTCAAGCAGTTGGCTCATAACTTCACCCTTTTCTTTGCCCAATGGTTTGAGCATCTCAGCCATCTTTTCCTTGCGTTCCATCAAGTCCGCTTGTCTTTTCGCTTCCGCGTCTTTGGACTCAATCACCGCTTGTTTCTCTTCGACGGCCTTCTCAGCGTCTTTCAACTTAAGAGTGGTTTCATCCACTACTTTCATTAACTTCGCAGTCTCAGACTTCTCATTTAAGTAAGAATTCTGGTACTCAGAAGCAAACGCCTCGAATATTTTCTTGCCAAAGTTGATTTCTCTAGCCGCTGTGATGTCTTCTTTAAGAGCTTTCAACTCTTCAGCAAGTTTTTTGTTTACAGCAGACTCTACAACTTTAGCAGATCTTGTAATGAAAGCCTCTTTCATCTTGGCCATTTGTTTTTTGGCCTCGGCTACTAGTTTGACTTTCGTCTCCACAACGCCTTTTTTGTCTTCATGGAACTCTTTAATTTCTTTTGCAAGAGCGTTTACTACGAACTCTTCCATTTTGTTAAAGTTTTCATGCACACCTTTTCTGTCGTTGTGTAGTTCTTTCAACTCCTCTGACAACTTCTGCATTATGAATTCCTGCAGTTTGGCAGAGTGAGCGCCTACGTTTTCTTTGTAGGCAATTTTTTCTTGTGCTAATGCTTTTCTGTCTTCCACGAACTTCGTGATTTCCTCAGATAACTTCTCAGTCATCATCTTGTCAATCGCTTCGATCATGTTAGATTTGTCATGTTCGTATCTTTTTGCGAACTCTTCTCTTAAATCGGCACTAACATTTTCTCTATTTTCCTTGATTTTTGAATCCCAAGCCTCTTGGATAGACTTTTGAACGTCTTCCGATATGGCTCCTGATTCAACAAGTTTTGATATTGCATCGATCATTTTATTTTAGGTCCTTTATTATGTTTGTTAGGGCATCTTTCAGATACCTTTGTGCTTTTGGGTCATTTCTAACTTCGGCCGCCAAACCTTTCGCCATGTTACCACCCTTGGTGTTCATTAGGTGTTCGTAAATTGGCGTTGGATAAGCACCTGGTGCCGAAGGTTGGGCTACCACGTCAACTGTGATGATCTCAAAATCTGAAACTTCGCCACCGCCGTACTCGGAAATGTTACCACTTCCTCTTGACGATACGCCCAGTTTCACACCCGATTCCAACATAGTCTTCACAAGTGAGCCCATTGGTGTCGGCAAAATCTTCATCTTGCCGTATCCATTTGGACCATCCATCCACATTTCAGTAATCATGTGAGACACACGGTCCAAATTAATCTTTAAATCATCTGGATGGTCAACTTCACCTAACACGGAGTATCCAGAACTGATCTGATCGTTCAGTGTCTTTGTCGCTTTGGCGATCTCTGACACAGGATAAACTCTCTGATTAGCGTTCTTGATCCCACCTTGGATACAGATGCCCTTCATGTACAAATCCTTACCGTCTTTTCCCTCGTGTAAGACCTGCACCCTGGCCTGATCAAAAGTTAGATTCTCCCTTAGGTATAATGACATTCCAAACTCCCGTTAATCAACAATTACTTAGAAGCAACTGGTGATTTTGCTGATTTGTCTGATCCGTCAGCAGTTGCAGGTTTAACTTCTTTCTTCATTGAAGAAGATTTGTCTTTTCCTGGACTGTTTTCGAACTCACCCATTTTTTGTGCAGTTGGAGCCGGTCTTCCTTTGTCTTCTGCTCCGCCTTTGGCGATGTTTGCACCACCTTGGCCCATTTTAGTTCCTGCATCTGCTACTGGTGATTTTGCAGACTTGTCAGATCCGTCAGTGTTGTTCGCAGATTTTTGGATCTTGTATTCTTTTACAGTTTCCTTTGTGTCTGCTTCTTTGCTTTCCACTGGCATTTCTGGAGTTTCTTGAGCTGGCATTTCAACGGCCTCTTCTTTTTCTTCTTCGCCGTCGTCTTTCTTGCTCATCATTGCTTCGAATTCTGCTTTTAATTCGTCTAAAGCGTCTTCCAAGTCAACAACTCTGTCTTCCATATCTTCTTCGCCCTTGTCAGCGTCCATGTCTGCTGGCATTTCTTCGCCTTTGTCTGCATCCATCTCGCCTTCTTCTTCGGCTGATATGTCTTTAACCAATTCGTCAGTTGCGTCACCGCCTACTTCTTCGATTGATTCTTCTTCAGTTGTTTCAGATTCTGTTGCTTCGTCTTCTAATTCAACAACTTCATCTACTTGCTCGTCTTTAGATTCTTCAGAAGTCTCTTCAACTTTCTCATCTTTTGCTTCTTCTGTAGTTTCTTCTACTTTCTCTTCCTCAGATGCTTCCGTCTCTTTAACTTCTTCTTTAGACTCTTCTTTAGCCTCAGCAGTCACTTCCTCATCCGCTAGGTTCTCGTAGATTTCTCTAGATTTTTCTACTACGATTTCGTGGAATAGTGCTTCTGCTTTGTCGTTTTCTTCGTTTATCAGTAATTCTAATAAACTCTCAAATTTATTATTTGACATTACACGTGCTCCTTTATTGTCGATTTGTACTTATAAGTGTATTGTATTTACAAAAAGGCGCAAAAAAGGGCACATTAACTGGCAAAAAATGTGCTTTTTTAACCTAATTTCGGTTGTAAATTGAACTTTGATAGGAATTCTTCGGTGGTCATGTGATCAATGTTGCCATTCCACTCGAGATCTTTTGGTTGGAACCAGCCCTTTGGTATGACTCTATGGAATTTGGCATCAGGAAAATCCTGTAGGCATCGCTTTGTTTGGTTCATCCAGTTGCCATAGAAAGTTGCTTCGTCTTTTTTTCTTTTGTAATTCCTGGTGTCCCCAAACATGTTGTTCAATTTGAAGCCACTTCCTACTTTGTGTCCTTGGTAGTCAAAACCCAGTATGTAGATGTCCTTGAATCCTAGGTCTAGGGCTAGTCTTAGGGCAGTCGGGCCCGAACTCCAGCCGAGACTTGGTTTGAACCAGTTGCAATGATCGAGTATTTTTTGATTTTTGTTGTACTGTGCATTGAAATTCGAATAGACCTTGTTGTTGATCATGTAATCACCTTCGGCTATTTCCATGATCATCTTGGGATCAACAGCAACCAGGAAGTCAGGTCGATGTGTCCTGTACACAGCGTTGCAGGCAAACACCTTGCCTTGCTGTTTGAGATCATCTATGTCTATGCCCCTTCGGGATTCTCCGTTACCTAATACAAATGCTGTGTTGGACATTATAACTCTAAGTTATCGTCTTGTGCTGGTGTGCCGTACATCTTTTGGACGAATACGGCCTCTTCCTTCTGTTGTTCGTCGTGCGCCTCTGACGCCAACCTCATTGAATTGATGTCTTTGAGTGTGAGTCTTGTTTTCCTTGTGTCCTCGTCGTCGAGAACAGAAATGTCGTTCTCAGGTTGGTAGGTTTTGTCCTGTTCAAACCCGTCTGCGCCGTATGTGAAGAATTCAAATAGTTTCATTTTGCGTATTTAACCCTTTATACCTGTCCACCGCCGCCTGTGCCACCTGGGGTCGTGCCTCCGCCGCCCTGTCCTCCCGGTGTTTGACCCGGTTGTCCTGGCTGTGGTGAGTCTGGTCCTGGTGCTTCAGCGTCCGCTGTTGGTTCCTCGAACTGGTCTAGGTCACTTGAAATGCCGGATTGTGTCACGCCGGCACTTCGGAGTTGATTTGATTTGGTCTGTTTTCGTTGTGGAACATTGTTTTCTTCTGCCCAAAGTTCAGAATTCCTAGCCATCTCCTCTTCTGTGAGACCGAGATATCTTTTTAATGCAAATCTCTTACTCATGTAAGGCAGTTCTGCCACTGCCGTGAATGTGTTTACCCTTGCTTGGTCCATTTCCGTCTGTCTGTACTGTGCGAAGTTCTGTGGTGGGTTCAATTTCAGTTCAAACATTCCGTTGTCAATGTTATAACCTTTGGATTTGATCCATAATTTGAATTCTTCGTCAAATGTTCCCGCCAACATCGATTGCAATCTAGCACAATACTTGTTGAATCTCAATTCTTGTATGTAAGCAGTACCCACCCTGCCGTCATTGTACTGTTGCTGTCCGTCTTCTGCTCCAGTTGGCAGATATGAACTTGGAATTCTCAGTCCTCTAAACAGTTTGTTTGTGAAATATCTTAGATCATCGATCTCACCTAGGTTTGTACCACCTGGAAGTGTGTCAACTTTAGATCCTCTACCCTCTGCTGTCTGTGGGAAGAAGTAATCTTCGTTGATCGACATTGGGTTGTATGTAGCGTCTATGAAGTTGGCACCACCTGACGCACTTGGAATCCTTCTTTGGTTGATCTCGTTCTTCACTCTCTCAACGAACTGCATCGCCAAGTGTGTTGGCATGTTACCCACGTCGATGTAGAAAACCCTTCTTTCAGGTGCCCTCTGCACCCTGTAAATTATGATCGCGTCCTCTAATAATTCTTTCTGTTTGTAAACTTTGAATACCTGTTCTAGAACCGATTGTCCAAATGGGAAAAGGTTGTCTAAACCGTCTGACATACTCATGTGTATCACATGTTCCGCGTTTATGTTGTAGGCATTCATGGTCCTGTAAAATCTTCCACCCGACATTCCACCTGCAAAGCCTGACATATTATTTGTAGCACCGGCGTTTGCATAACTTGATCCATATGCCGCAGTACCGCCACCTGTTGTTCCACCTCCACCGTACGTTTGGTTTGGTGTTATCTGTGTCGCGGATAGTCTCTGTAGGTTTGGATTGATGTCTCTGATCACATACTGCTCTGGCTTCTTGCCTTCGGATTCGTTTACTACGATCCTGTCAACTTTTGCGTTGTCAACGTAAAGCCATTTCATGGTCTCTGGATCTCTAACGAAGAAACAGTCTCCGTATTTCAGTGCGTTCCTGAATATCCTGAAGATCCTCTTGTTGAACTTGTTCGACTTCGTCCACTGTTGCAGTGCCTTCTTCAAAAGTTTAACTTCGTGCTCTGTGGTCTCGTCCTTGAACACAATATCAAACGGTGTCTCGTTCTCTGTGTTCTTCTGTGTTGAGAATTCTGCGAGTATATCTAAAGCGGCGTTGATTTCCGAGTCTGAATCCATCTGGTCATACTGGAAGTATCTCTGTATCCTGTTGGGGTGTCCTGTGTACACGTCCGGCAGGTAAGAACTGTAGTTCCTCTTTGCGAAATTTGGCACTTTCTCTCCAGATATTGGAGACATGTTAGCGTCTTTGAAGTATTTTTTCCAAGCCATACTTTATATTACAATCTTTTCCTCATTTTAGCAACCTAAACTAGGCCTACTTGATTACGATCTTTCCGTGCTGTGGTTTCAACGGCTTTTAATGCCCGAGATTCTACTGCAACAAGCGTATTTACGCCATTGACCATATTCGCTAACGCCTTGTTGGCGTTGTTTAGTTCTGTGGTCATGGTGGCCATCTTGTTTTCCAGTGCTTCTGTGTTGAATGTGTTCTTTAGATCCTGGTTAGCAACTACGGTGCTTTTGGTTCCAGCGGTTACCATTTCCGGTCCTCGCTCACCTACAAGGTAAGTTTTTCCCGTGTCCATTCCGCCACCAAACTGTTTTCCGCCACCAAACAATGCGCCAGCACCCTGTCCTAGGCTTCCTCCCAGAGATGCTCCAAGTAGTGCGCCGCCCGGTCCGCCCAACATGAACCCAGCGATTCCGCCCAGACCCATCCCTATGAGGCCACCCAAGCCAGAGGCATTGTCGTCTTTGTCCTTGTTCAGCAGTTGATTGCCCACTGATAGTCCTGTAAGCGCCACACCGGCCGCTCCCAGTCCTCGTCCGACGTTGCTGTTGAGTGCCGACCTAATGCCACCACCGGCACGTGCTCCTTTGTCCTTGCCACCGGTCAGCGTCTGGATCAGGCCGCCCCCGGTTTGTGCCATCCTGAACCCTAGTTCCGTACCCTTGGCTATTATTCCTATTTGTAATGCCTTGCTGAACAGGAACTTGCCACCTAGCCCTGCTATGAGCAGTCCTGCGGACACCACGGGCATTTGTGCCAGTGCCGTTGCAATGGCACCTCCTGCGCCCAATGTTGTCTTAAGTGTTCCCACGAGGCCTCCGAGTGCCGGACCAAACGATTTCAGTAAGGCAGTTTCTATGCCTTGGAACTGACTTGATAAAACTTTTGTGGCATCCTCGAAAGTGGTAAGGTTCCTTACGAGGCTGGTCGCTGACCTGTTCTGCTCGTCCAGTACTGCACCTGCGTCGGTTACCCTTCTCCCTAGTTCTATTATTCCACCTTGAAGCCTCAAGAATTCGACCTGTCCAGTCACAGTGGCCTGTCTAAATCTATCTATGCTACCTGCCGAGATGTCTCTGATCCTCACCAGAGCCTCCTCACTGGTTGTTACTCCGCTTATCAGATCTCTTATCACTTGTTGTGCACCAGGAATGTTTTGAACTAACGCCAGTGCGGATTCTGTAACCGGAACACCTGCGTTGGCTATAAGGTCCTGGAAGCCTTCGGCCAATTCTGGACTGATACCTGCCACCGTTCCCGCGAATGCCTGAAGTCTTTGACGTGTTGCATCTGTCTGTCCCTGGAGTGCGGCTTGGAATCTTTCATTGGCACGCTGTTGTTCTATCTGTTGTCGCAGTTCGTCTCTTTGCTGACCTGTTAGTTTTGCCAATCTGTCCAATTGCTCTGCGAAACTGATTGCACTGTCTCTACGTTGGGAGTCTGTGAGTAGGTTCAGTATTCCTGTCCTTCTCTGCGAGTCTAGGTTCAAAAGCAGTGTCTCGTTGAGTTCATCAACAGTGAACCCCAGTGGCGCCAGTCTTTCTATTCCCACCTCTCTGGTGATCCTGCCCAGTTCCGCTATCCTCTTGGCACCTTCCGTGGTTGAGCCGAACAGCGCCGCTAGGTTAGATGAATTATTTGCCACCAAGGACGCAAAGTCGTCCAATGGTAAGGCCGCAGATGCCGCCGCGGTCCTCAACTCCACTATGCTCTGACCAAAGTTGGCTCCCGTCTGTGAAAGTTGTCTGAATGTCTCAACGTTGGTGTCCAGCCTACGTCCCAGGAATCCCAGGCCCTTGATGTTGTCAGTGAACGCACTGATAGATCCCGATCCTTCGAACGCCGCCTTGCCCAGTCCCATGAAACTGTCGCCCAGTTTACCCAACTGTTCCAGTTGTTTGTTCTGTGCTTTTTTGAGGTCTTCGTATTCATCTACTTGATCCTCGAGTGCGTTGTTTAGTTCTTGTCGGAGTTTTTTGTTTTTTACGTTTGTGGCGATTTCTTGTCGTGCGTCTCTGATCTTGTCACGGGCAATCCTCGCCTCCTGGTCTGCGCTGGCCTTTTGCGCCCTTGCCTGTTTCTGGATCTCCTTGGAGAGATTCCTTACCGTGTCACCTAATTTTTTCAACTCTTCTTCTGTGTATTCTGCCATATGACTTTATTTCGCACCTTTTTATACGCATATAAATATAGACATCTATGCGCAGTTAGTGTATATTTATAGAATTAAAAAATGACAGAAAACACAAACCCATTAAACAAGTATTTTCGGCAACCGTCTCTTTACGTCAAACTGCCCTCCAAAACGGCCTACCCACCGCACGTGGTCGCACCCACGCAGTCGGGAGAACTGGGGGTCATGCCCATGACTGCCAAAGACGAGATAAGGTTCAAAACACCAGACGCTCTCATGAACGGACAGGGAGTCGTGGATGTTATACAGAGCTGTGTGCCAGACATCAAGGACGCATGGCAGATCAAGAGCTACGACCTCGACACCATACTGATAGCCATCAGGATAGCCACATACGGTGAGACCATGGAGATCAATTTCACAGTGCCGGGGGCAAACCAGTCAGTGGCGCACACCATCAACCTACCGTCGTTGCTTGACGAGATCAGCAATAAGACGATCACGAATGATTTTTCCCTGAAGGACGGATTGAAAATCACGGTCAGACCACTCACATACAAGGACATGACAACAACCAGCCTGCAGACGTTCCAGCAACAGAAGATGTACTCGGCCATACAGGACTCACAACTGTCAGACGAGGAGAAGGCCAAGCGATTCAATGACGCTTTCAAGACACTCACAGATCTCAACACCAATATACTGCTCAAGAACATCGAGTCGATTACAATGGCCGATGGCACGGTCATTAATGACCCTGTGCATATCAAGGAGTTCGCGGACAACGCCAACACCACAATGATCAAGGAGATAGAGAACAACCTCACTGATCTGAGGACACAAGGTGCGGTCAAGCCTCTCCGAATGAAGGCCACCGAAGAACAGACTAAACTAGGGGCACCAGTTACCTATAATGTTCCTATCACTTTCGATTCGTCAAATTTTTTCGTATAACCTTGCTGTCACAAACGGAATCTGACATAATAAAGACCCTCAAGGACATGGAGAGCTCCCAGAAAGAACTGAAACACGAATTATTCAAGATATGTTGGTTCATGCGTGGCGGTGTTACCTACGACGAGGCCAACACAATGAGTCCACAGGAGCGGGAGATAATAGCACAGTTGGTAAAAGACAACATGGAAACAACCAAAAAGACCGGTCAACCTTTCTTCTAAGATATAGTATACTATAATGGTATTTGAAACAGCAGATAATTACAGGACATTATGTCAGAACGAGATCTAGTTCGAGAACTCAAGGAAAACATCAAGGAACTCACAAAGGACCGCGATGATGCCTTGGACAAGGTCAAGACCAAGGAATCCAGGATGAGGCAGGTCATGATCAAACTTGAACACGCAACGGACGACGTGCAGAGCATGGGACACAAGATAGGCGAGCAGAACAAGAAGATGGCGGACCTGGAGGCCAAGCTCGAGACCAAGGAACGACTGCTGGAGGAAGCACTGGAAAGGATCAAATCACTGACGGATGACTCAACGCAAGAAACAGAATCCCACACAGACGATAAAGAAGTGGATTAGGGACTTCGTCACGAAGCCAAACCCCGTGTTCGGTGACCTGCCACCATGCCCGTTCGCACAGAAGGCGATCGTGGATGACAAGGTCAGTTTCGTCGAGCTGGACGGCGCCGCGGACTGGCGCACCGTATACTCACACATATGGAACTTCGATTTTGGCAAGAAGGACGTGCTCTGCATCATCGCCCACCCGCAACAGTTCACCGCCCAGCAGACCACCAGCATGGCGGAATGGCTGAACGAGAGGTTCATGCCACGCGACGTGGTGATACTGGAGGATCACCCCGACATAGAGGAACACGTCGGCAAAGTCAAACTCAACAACGGGCACTACACACTTCTGCTCGTGCAGAGTCTGAGCAAGTTGAACAAGTTTTCAAAAATGCTGGAGAAAGGTCCCTACTACCGTAATTGGTCTAACGCTTATCTGGAATCAGTGAAAGGTTTCCGAGCTCGGAAAACCTAGTCAACTTAGAATCACGCCCGCACAGCCTCTTGTACAGACGCCTGTTGTTGGTCCACTCCACACCCGTCCACCACTCGAATCCCCTCCAACTGCTCTTGTACTCCGAGCTCCGTTCGTATCCTGATCCCGTGTAGTAGAAGGGCACCTGGTGCTCTGAGGCCCACTTCAGTTCGAGGTCCAATGTGAGCGCACCTATGGGTGCGGTGTTGGCGTGTATGCAACTCTCCACGCCCGCGTACTCCACGTAGGGGTCGCCGATCTGCGAGTAGTGTGGGTCCTCCGCGATGTACAACTTCTGCTTGGTGAACGCCACTATGTTGTCAGCGGTTCCTGTGTAGAACACCATGAAACGGTCCCGCTTGTGGTGGTGCCGGAACGGCGTGTAGTCCGCGCCAAATTTTTTCCGCTTCATGTATCGCTCGTATATTTGGGGCAGTCCCAACAGCCTCACCATGTCGGAGGCCTCTATGATCTTGTACTCTATCTGTTTACCGTTCAGTTTGTGTTCCCGGAAACGTGGGCGCCACTTCCTCATGTTCACACGTGTACTGCGTGACTGGTAGAAAACTTCTTTTCCGTGTATGGGCTCGTCCAGGGCCAGCCACCCGTGCTCTATCGCGCCCTGCTCCTCCTCACGCTCGAATATGCACATGGGTTTGGCCACGACTAGGTCCTGCTGTTCCTGTTTTCCGAAGGTGTGGTCGAACATCATCTGCATTGTTGCAATACTTAATGGCGATTCAACAGCCGGCTTGCGCCATCTGAAACTTCGCTTACGCTCGTTTGTTTTTTTAACTTACGCAGTTGTAAAACTTAATGACGCATTTATGCGTCGCCTGTGGTAGATGAGCAGTCACAATTCGGCTATTTCTAGCCGAACTGACTTGAACCCTGTGGTGAGTTCGCAGTCATCATACAATGCTGTCGTAACTGGGCGGTTGTGCTGTACCCATTCGCTTATTCATCCAACGCGAGCCCGCCATGTCTTTGTAAGATAATCCATAGCAGACCTGGGGTTGCTGTTTCTCAGAGCCCCATCATTTTTGCCTTTTGCATCAACGGATTCACCTGTCGCATTACTGCCGCATTTCCGTGCTCACTTCATGGATGCTATGTTTGCCTGTGTGAATTTGTAAGAATTGTGTTTGTGTGCCTATCGCACTTGTTTATACTCTTTAAATTGTAAGGTCAATCTTTTTGACTTTAAATATTGGCAATGTGGATTTACGAGCAAAAAACAGTGGATGACTTACCAGAAGACGTGGTGGGTTTCGTTTACCAAATTACCAACACAACCAACGGCAGGATGTACATAGGCAAGAAGTTGGCCAGGTTCAAAAGATCCAGGCCACCACTGAAGGGCAGGAAGAACAAGCGCAGGTACAAGGTGGATTCGGACTGGCGGGATTACTACGGAAGCAGTGACGAACTCACAGCAGACATACAGAAAATTGGAAAAGACAAGTTTGACAGGGAGATACTGTTTTACTGCAAGTCCAAAGCAGAATTAAGTTACGTGGAGGCCAGGGAGCAGTTCGCCAGGAAAGTGCTGGAGAGTGACAAATACTACAACGGTCACATACGTGTGAGGGTACACGGTAAGGGCATCATCAAGAAATGATACCGATAAAGGGACACGCCACATTCCATGAATTGAAGCACTGCATCGTGGGTAGACCACATGTGGCAGGCGTCCATGACCCCAGGCTAGAGGACATCATGCACGAAACCGAGGAGGACCTACAGGGTCTTATAAAACTGCTGGAAGGTTTTGGAGTGGTGTGCCACAGGCCACTAGTGGTGGAGGGCAGTGATAGACCACCGATATCTCCGAGAGACTACTTTGCTGTGATTGGTGACAAGATACTGGTTGGAAAGGTCATTCCGGGATACAAGGACATACTGTCCTCAATAGACAGGAAAAACATCAAATGGTATTTGGACAATGATGTATCTACCGGAAACATGGTGCGTTGTGGGGACCACGTGCATTGGGACGTGAGTAGGTTTGTGAAACAGGATGTCGAGAAGGAAATAATCCAATGGTTGTCAGACCAGGGAATAAGGGTCAGCATCACGAGGAAAGGCTGGCACATGGACGGCGTGTACAGCATAATCAAACCAGGTGTCATAGTGGCGTCAGAGGACTTTAGGAGCATGGAGGAAATTTACAAAGGCTGGGAAGTGTATTACGCTCGCCAACAGAACAAGGTGACGCCGTTAAAGCACGAATGGGGAGGCGACCACGAGGAGAGCAACTATGATGTGAACATACTGTCGGTCAATGATTCGAACTGTATCTCTACCAGCATGGACACAGGACTAATGAGATTCCTGGAAAGGCACAAGGTCAATCCTATAGTGTGTGATTTTCGACACAAAGAGTTTTGGGACAACGGCATCCACTGTGTGACCCAGGACCTATATCGCGAAGGGCAATTAGAAACCTACATGTAAAAAACCCCCGACTTGCGACAAGCCGAGGGTTTATTGGTTTTGCAAATCCAAAAATCGTTACGCAGTTTTTGCCGCGTTCTTGACTTCCTGAATCTCTTTTCTTCTTGCTTTGATCAGTTTCGAAAGATTAGCAAGTGCTTTTCTGGCTCTTGTTGCAGAAGCCTTCACGCCCTTGTCTACAAATTTACCATTCTCCTCTGAGTAAGTTTGTATCTCTGTCATGATCTGTTCATGTGTCTGTGACATATGTTTTTTCCTTCCTTTATAATCGTACGATATAATTAATTAACATATGTTTAATTTAAGCACACAAGAAGTGGTTTCGTCAATAGAAAATTCACCTTTGGTAAATTTAAATGGCGCTTTTTTCCAAGAATACCAAAATTTCTTCGGATCAGAATATGATTTGCAAGTTGGTAAACAACAGGATTATCAGAAACTGCCAATGCAGGAACACCTTAACCGTGTTGTGTTGGGACAGCAAAGCACAGAAATGAGAAAGATAAAAGTGTTCTTCATGAATCAAAAAATCACAGAGTCCTTGGCAGGCAAGTTCGGCGTGCCATTGACATTCAATTCTGTTGACTATTGGATAGATGGCAAAGGATACTACAATTACCCACACAGAGATGATGCATCAATTAGGTTACACCTACAAGTGTACTTGAGTGACGACAACCAAGGTACTTGTCTCTACAGCAAAGACAAGAAGGAGGTCCACACATTTCCTTTCAGGAGGAATTTTGGCTATGCCCTTTTGAACAATGAAAACAGTTGGCACGGTGTACCCGAACTGCAACATGATGGCAGAAAGAGTTTGTATGTTAGATATTCGTGAAGACCTGTTGACGCAAAAACTCCATCACATCGCTGACAGCAAGGTACAGCAAGTGAGATATGACTGGTTGCACACACAACCTAAAGATGACACAGACATCAACACTCTGACACAGAAGGCAGGTGAATGGTTTTTGTCTAGCAGACGAAATAAAGTGGATGGCATTGACCACTTTAAAAAATTAGATATAATCTACGGTTGCACAGACTACATCAACAGTTTCTTGATGAAGGAAAAAACTTATCAAATATTAGAAAAAGACTATTCATATTACAGGCTTTTTGGACAACAGGAAAGCAAGGTAGGGGATTTACAGTCCAATGTGCCAATCATTGTTTCACTGCCCAATTGGCATTTTGGCAACTCAAGACCGGACTGGAAAGAGTTTCTGGACGAATGTGAAAGCAAGAACATAAGCATTCATCTAGATGCCGCATGGTTCACAGCAACCAAAGACATGTCTTTGGACGTCGGCCATCCAAACATCAAAACAGTTGCGTTCAGTATCACCAAAACAGGATTTCAATGGAACAAGTTTGGCATTAGATTTTCTAAACAAAAGACAATTGACAGTATCACTGTGAGAAACGCCAACGGGTGGATAAACAAGAACACAACGAATTGTGCGAACTTTATCCTGGACAACATCTCAGTGGACCATGCATGGGACAGACACGAACAAAACTACAACGTGATCTGTGATAAACTTGCCCTAGAAAAAACCAATTTCATACACGTGGCGAAGAAAAATGGAAAATCGGTTGGTGTTGCAGGTATCTTGAATCAGTGCTAGACGATAATGTCAACGTCGTTGGCGTAGTTCGTGAATCCGTTCTCTTTGACAACTTTCAGTACAGAGTTGACCCTGCTTACCAGTTCGTCTTTGTGCGAAATCAGGAATATGTTTTTTTTCTGTGTTCTACTCATGTCCTTCAACACTGCCATGGAACTTTCAACCCCCGAGATGTCCATTCCAGCGTCTACGAGCTCATCTATGAAGAGCAAGTTGATCTGTTGATATAGGTTCTCCCAAACATCTCTGAACGCCCAACTCATACTGAGTATCAGTCTGTTTCTTTCTCCTCTGCTCAGATTGTCAAAATCTAATTCTCTGCCTAGTTCCTCGATACGCACACTGAGATCAGATTGGAATGTGACTGTGTGTGGCAATTTGACTTTGCCCAGGAAGAAAGCCAATCTCTGGTTTAGATATGTCAAGTTCTGTTCTATGATCCTAGTTCTTATGAATGAATCTTTGGCAGTCAGTAATTTGTATAGGAAGTCTTGGTGCCTGTGCAGGTCTTCCAGTTCGTTTGCTTTCTCATAATCCACTTTCTGTATAGCCTTGCTCTCTAGTTCTTCTATCTGCTCGGCGTATGCGTTCTCTTGTTTTTCAGTCCTGTCAAGTTGCCTTTTGAGATCTTGTAGCGAGCCCTTGTGGTTATAGGCCTCGTCTAGTGTGTCATAGTATGTGTCCGGTACCTGGCCCAGGTCGCCGATCTCGTCTATGCCCTGTTGTATCTTTGCAAGATCATCTTTCAGTTGGTTGGCATAATCCGTGGATTCGTTGAGTTGTTGTTTCAGTTTTTCCTGGAGATGCGTGTGTTTGTCGTCATGCAGTGCCTGTTCGCAAGTGGGACACTTTTGTTGTTCTGCAAACTTCAAGTCTGTTTTTGTCTTTTCCACGTTGCCTTCTGCCTTTGTCAGGCTGTTCTCATGATACGCTTTCTCTTTCTCCAGTCCACGTAGTGTTGTCTGCATCTCGTTGTGTGTCTGCAACTTTTTGTGTGCATCCAGTTCTGCCTTGATGTCCACTTTCTCTAGTTCCGCTATCGCGTCTTGGAAGTTCGCTATGTCCTCTTTTTTCTGTTTTATCCATGCTGTTGATCTGATTTTTAAACTTTCTATTGATTCCTGTATTTTTTCGTTTGATGCATTTATTGCCTCAAGTCTGAGTTTTTCTTCTGTCAGCATTTGCTTTGTGGCCTTCTGCTTTTCTTTCAGCAAATCTGCTTTCTGTGATAGCAGTGTGATACCTAAAAGTTGTTCGATTATTTCACGTTGTTCTGCCTGTTTCGTTGAAAGGAACGGTTGTGTGTATGTGTTCAGCGCGACTATGTTTTTGAACATTGCATGGGTCATGCCCAAAAGTTTGTTGATTTCGACCTGTGTTTCTCTGTTCTCGCCCTGTGCTTCGTTGGCATCAGTTTTCTGTTCTATGTCGTTGGCATAGAATCTGAATATCTGTGGCTTACGTCCACGTTCGATTGTGTATGTGACATTGTTCTTCACAAACTTGACACTTACCATCATGCCTTTCTCGTTGGTCTTATTAACGAGATTGTCTCTTCGTATGTTGGTCAGTGCCTCGCCATAAAACACATAGCTCAATGCATTTATTATTGTTGTTTTCCCTGTACCGTTCCTGGCACCGGCGTCATCGCCTCCCAGGTCCATGTTCTCTCCTATCACCAAGACTAGATTCTTGTTGGAGAAGTCGATGGCCTGTGCCTGGTTGCCCACGCTCATGAAGTTCTTAACTGTGATTTCTTTAATCGTTAGCAAGTTGTTTCTTCTTCCATTCGTTGTAGCCTCTCAGCCATTCTTCCTGTGTTACAGGTTTTGCCAGTTCATCCAGCAATGATTGTCGGGTCACTTTTTGTTCAAGTTCGCCCCTTAAAGCCTTTATCAGTTTCTTTTTACTAATTCTCGACATCTAGATCGTTGTAAATCGCTGTTAATATTTTTTTGTCGTAAACCTCGGAATCAACGCCTTGCAGTTGCTTGATCACGATCTGGTCCACGCTGTCGAACTTCTGCACCTCCACCATTGGCTGTTGTGCCTGGTCGATCTGTTCTGGTATCAGTTGCAGTTCTCTCAATTCATACTTGTCCACGAAGGTCTCACGTATGAAGTTGGCCTCCTCGTAACTGATCTTGATGTCCAGTGTGACCCTCACATACATCTTTGGTTTCAGGTGTTGGTCTGGATCTTGCAGTAGTTCACTTATTTTTATTGTTCTGTACCTAGGCATGTCCGGCCAGTTAATGAATTTTGGTTTCTCGCCGTATTCGATTATCATCATGCCACGCTCATCGTCACCCGCATCTGCGTAGTTGTGTGGGAAGGCGTTGCCCATGTATGTGACGTTCTTCATGTATTGCCTCTTGTGGAAGTGTCCTGAGAAAACCTCACCACAGCCAGCGAAGTGATCTGCCTGTATGGTGCCCGTGTCCGGCATCTCCACCATTGCGTTCATCTTGAAGTACGGCAGTTCGAAGTGTCCGAACACATACTTCTGTGTCATCTTCTGTATCACTTTCCATTCATCGCCCACCACCCATGGAATTATGGCCACGTCATCTTCCACCAACCATTCATTCACTATGTGTATGTTGGGTATGTTTCTGATGTATTCCATTGAATTGATTTCTCTCTTGTCTCTGTAGTACAGATCATGATTGCCCATTATCACGTACACCTTTTCAAATGCTCTGCCCAGTCTCTCCATGTTTGACACAGTGTAGTTCATAGTTGAAACGTTGGTTGCCGACCTGTGGTGGTGCCAGTCGCCCAGGAATATGCATGTCTCACACCCGTGTGCCTTGGCCTGCTCGATGAACCAGTACACGAATTCTTCACAGTCGTCGTTGTGTACACGGCTGTTGCCTTTTAGGCCAAAGTGTATGTCAGTGAAACAAGCGACTTTTTTAAAGAATGCCATCTGTTACCATTTCTTTTTCACGATCGGTTTGTGGTTGGTCATGTCTACCTTCTTGTAGTTGACCTCTTGGAAATCGTCAGATTCTATTTTGCCTGTCTTCTTCAACTTTTTATTTAATTTTGCTATGCCCGTCTTGTTCACGATTCGAACCTCACCATGTGCGGTTTTCATTCTCTTTTTGTAACTTACGGTGGTAGTCTCGTTCTCGTTCTGTCTCGTGAAACTTGGCATCATGCCGTTGAACTCCAAAAGGTCATCCCTGATCGCTTGGTTTTTCTTTTCGATGTTGAGGATCCTTGTGAAACTGTTTGTGATTGCCGCGGTGTAGTAGGCGAATGGGTTGTCTGACTTGGATTCGTCAAACTGCAATCCTATCTGGCTCAACTGCATCAAGGCCTGTGACTGCATCTCGTCATTGTATGTGTAACCTCTCCAGTTGGCCCTCGTTCCATAACGTTCGCACAACTTCATGTACATCAGTGCCAGTTGGTTGGTCATCTTGCCATGGTCTGTGGAGAAGTAGCCGTTGTCCATTCCGCCAACCCAGTGTGATTTGCCCACACACACAGGCTTGCCCTTCTTGTCCAACCTGTAGTGCTGGAAAGGCGGGAAGTTGACCTTGGTGTGGTGATCTGAAATTTGCTTGGGATTCTTCTTACGTGTGTCGTCCATTGGCACGTGGTCAAAGGTCATCACACGGAACACCAGGTCTGTCTTCTCGATCTTCCTAGGACTCACTGTGTAGTCCATCAGTTTGATCTTCTTCTTGCCCTCGGCCTTGGCCTGCTCCCACGCCTCCTGTGTCAGCCTCTTGGCCTTGGCCTTGCGTGCCTCGGATATGGTCCTGATGTTGATCTTGCTGAGGTTCGGCACAATCAAGTCGTACTGTGCGTCCTCGGGCGCCACGTACGAGCAGTAGGTGTTCTTGCTGGCGTGTATCTGTGCCAACAGATCTCGGTTGTTAAGATATTTTACTCTCTTCATGTTTCTCCAGTTATTATTCGTGAAAAATGACCACAAACAGGTCTGTTGAATCGTGCCGTATGGGTTATTAAGTGCGCCTAGAATTGTGCCTATAAATATAGTTAAAGTATACGAAATTTTACTAGGAAAAGCAACCGTAAATTATGGTGTTAAAAGCAATTGGAAACATAGCAAAGAACGTGGGCCAAGGCATACTGGGCGGCACGCTGTCTAGACTTACCAAGTCAGGCGTGTCTGTCGATTCCAGGGTGCTGAAGGCACGTGCGAAGTGGAGCGGTAGGCAGGACAAGGTAGACTGGCGTGTCAGGTTGTCAATACCGGCAGGTGCTGACGCATTGTATGATGCCCTGATGCGGAACAACAAACTTCTAGAACCATTGGTGCCGTCACGTGGAATTTTCTGGCCTCTGACGCCTGTAGTACAGATACAGCACATGGCAAACTATAACCCATTGGCACAGACCCACAGCAATTATCCATTCCAGGCCTACCAGAATTCACAGGTGGACTCGTTCAACGTGTTGGGAGAGTTCCCGGTGCAGAATCAACAGGACGCGGCTCACTGGGTGGCAACAATAAATTTTTTGCGTACAGTGACCAAGATGTTCTTTGGCAAGGAACAGCCGCTCAAAGGTAATCCTCCGCCGATACTACATCTTTCTGGTTTTGGAGACCATGTGTTCAACAAGGTCCCGGTGGTTGTAAACTCGTTCAACGTTGAACTTAGACAAGGCATAGACTACATATCCACTAAACAGGATGACGTGTATCAAAGGCTGAGTTCTGACGCTCGAGAGCTGGCGGCAAGTAAGCAATTCAATCCAAACAGCATAGACCAGACCTGGGCACCCACAGTTTCAAACATTTCAGTGCTACTGACACCTGTCTACTCGAGGGAATCAATCAAGAACTTCTCACTGGCGGATTTCGCACGTGGTGAGTTGAATGGCAAGGGCGCAGATCAGATAGGATTCATATAATGGCCAAGTACTCATCCACTTCACCGTATTTCAACACTACCCAGAACAAAGACAACCTTGAGGCTTTCCAGCCGCGTGTGATCACTGCAGAGTTGGATGACCAGAGCTACACCATCGAGAGGACCTACGCATACAGGCCCGACCTACTGGCATATGACTTGTACGGCACGCCTAGGCTGTGGTGGGTGTTCGCACAGCGTAACCCAGACCAGATAGAGGACCCCATATACGATTTCAGGCCGGGCGTGACTATACAGTTGCCCAAGCCTAGCAACGTAAACCGTGACCTAGGATTGTAAAATGGCCTATCCAAACATACACGAAGGTTTTATAGATAAGACCGCTGAGAAACCCAACCCCCTGCACAGGTTCGCGACCTACAACACCATCTTCACACTGAGCGGCGTTACCGAAGAAGAGATCAAGTCAGGCGCCTACCTCAAGGCACCATTGCACGACGTGGTGGCGAGGACAGGCGGAATAGGACCAGACGGAGCCAGGAGTGGTTACAGGATCGCGGAAAAAGATCGAGTAAAAGAACGTGTAAGGGGACCGGCACAGGACGCGGTATTGGAAAGACTGGATGCCCAGTTCGATCAGTACAGGGACAGCATAGACGTGCTGGAGAGGCACCATGACGTGTTCTTTGAAGACGTCAACATACTGTCAACCGTAGGCCCCAACTCGGAGCGTAACACCTCTAACTTCACCAAAATGGAATTCAAGATACACGAACCATATGGCATCACGTTCACGGAGAAGGTCCGGGCCGCCACTTTCAACAGCGGATTCCTGGACTACCAGGACGCTCCGTTGCTACTGACCATAGAATTCAAAGGCACAGACGAAAATGGAAAGCCTGTGTTGACTGGCCTGGCTGAGACCAGAAAGATACCTGTGTTGATAGTCAGGGTGGACTTTGACATCAACGAGGGAGGAGCGGTTTATGACGTCACGGCAGTGCCCTACAGCGACATGCCATTCGATGACAGGTTCAAGGTTTTGCGTACACAGTTCGAGGTGGAGGCCGGTGGCACGTTCAATGAGTGGAAGACCTCCATGGAGAAAGGCCTCGATGATCAGATGGATCAGGAGATAGAAGAGAAAGTAAGGGCATACAGGGACAAGTACCAGTTCGAGGTGGACCTCAGATTGTTCGACTCGCAACTTTTCAAATACGCTTTCGACCTAGACAGCATACATACCGGGGCAACTGTAAACCAAGCCTCGGGAATACAATACATAAATCCACAAGATTTCGGTCTGTCAGAATACTCAGCGATTGTAAAAAACCAGACGCAGACAATTGACGCAGGCACAACAGTCACAAAGGCGTTCGAGGACTGGATCAGGTCACAACCTGGCTTCTTTGATCTTACGCAGGATTTTTGGCGTGCATACCTGCACATGGCCGGCTACAAACTTTCCAATGACGAGGCAACTAGGACAAGCGAGATCAGAGATCTCTTGACCAACAAGGACAGGGAGGGCGAGGTGGCAGACCTACTCGTTAGGCACCAGTTCATTCCATGGTTCAAAATCAAGACCACGGTGTTCACGGATACCGACAGGCTCGATCCCGTCACCAAGATGCACCCAAAGACACTGGTGTACAAGGCCATACCATACAAGATACACGTTTTGAAAATACTGACTGCAGGAATGAGCATAGGCAAGGTCAGTTGGCACAGGTTCGTCAGGAAGAACTACGACTACCTGTACACAGGTGACAACGTCGACGTGCAGGGACTGAGGCTGAACTACAAGTCGGCATACTACATGAGGAACGTGCGGGGTGATGACCAGACAGAAAACGAAAAGGGCGTGGTACCCAAGTGGGCAGTGAATGCCTGGAACCAGGTGTTCGGGAAAGAAGACTATCCAGAACCACTTCTGCCCTTGAGGTCATATCCTTCAAACATAAAGGGCAGGTCCACAGTGAAAAACCTGAGGGCGGGAGGAAACCGTGCCCAGGAGTTCTTTGACTACCTGACCAACCCAGAGGCCGACATGATGAGGATTGAATTGGACATACTGGGTGACCCGCAATACCTGTGCCAGGATGTGTTCGCACTTCTACAGCAGAGGACGAAAGATTTAACGGTGCAGGTGATAGACCAAACAGGCCAAGACTTCAGCGAAGAATATGGGTCGTTCAATGCCGACTCGTTCATGCCGATGATCAACCTCAGGTACCGGTTGCCGGCGGACCTGGACGAAAGGGTGGAGGGCACCATGTTCTCAGGCAAGCGTAGGTACAGGGATGAAAACCTGTTCTTCAACGGGGTGTACCAGGTGGTCAAAGTTGACAGCAAGTTCACCAATGGACAGTTCCTTCAGACGCTGACCTGTGTGAGGATGAACAACCAGCAGGGCACGGGACAGGCTCCTCTTGTGCTGAGCAGTAGCGCCAAGAACCCGGATTACCTAGGAAAACAGAAAAAGACACAAAAGGATAGAGATAGAGAAAGGATCAACTACGAATATAGTCAGAACGAGAGGCTTGACGATGCTGATGGTAATGTTCCCGGCGTTGGTTAAAGGATAAATTAGGATATGTACAAAGATTCAAGGGGTTTCACAGACACACACGACAACCAGAAAGACTTCAATGAGAGGTTCCTGGACTCTGATCCGGGCCCGTATCTTGGCACGGTCAAGTTCACGGAAGATCCAGAGAGGATGGGCAGGTTGGGTGTGAACATACCCGCACTTTCGGGAACCACCAGTCCCAAGCCCGAGCAGATAACCTGGTGTCAGTACCTGTCACCGTTCTACGGTGCAAAACCAGCCAAGGCGATCGGCAAGGATGATCCATACAACTACAACACCAGCCAGACCAGTTATGGCATGTGGGCGGTTCCGCCCGACATAGACACCTCGGTGTTGGTGATCTTCGCAAAAGGCGACAAGAACAGGATGAGCGCATTTTGGATCGGATGTGTGCAGGAGCCTTTGGTAAACCAACAGATACCAGGACACGCGGCCAGGACAGAGACAGCACCCAGGGCCGGCAGTACAGATTATGATAGCCAGACCAAACAGGAGCAGTACGGTACAGATTTTTTGCCTGCAGGAGAGCGTAACAGGCTTGTCAACGAGGGTGTCAGGGTACGTGATCAGAAGTTTCCGATCAATGAACGTCTTGCAGAGCAGTTGCGTAAGCAAGGACTGATACAGGATCCAGAACGTGGGACCACAAGCAGTTCTGCAAGGCGTGAGACTCCGAGTGCAGTGTTCGGTATAACGACGCCGGGCAGGATCAAGTCAGATTCTGCACAGCCGAGAATAGGATTGGATAACCGGCCGGTGAGAGTGGACAGGGATCATGGACACAGTTTCGTCATGGATGATGGAGCGGCAAACGGCACTAACCAATTGGTAAGGATGAGGTCCGCATCGGGACACCAGATACTGATGCACGACACCGCGGGTGTGATATACATCTCTAACGCGAGCGGAAACGCATGGCTGGAGATGGACCGTGAAGGCAGAATAGACGTATTCTCGGGCGTGGGAGGAATCAACCTTAGGAGCCAAGGGGACTTCAACTTACACTCGGACACCAACATCAACATGCACGCCGGCGGGCAGATCAGGATGAGCTCAAGCAATGACATAATCCAGAGTGCAGGCAGTTACATGATGACCATGGGGGAGAAAGGCATATTCAACAGTTCACAGAAAGGCAGTATCAGAGATTACGCAAAGGACGGAATTTCTTCGTTCACCCCGGGCACACAGTTACACGGATCACTGGGCGTATTCCACCTAGCGGGCTCACAGGTGCACTTCAACTCCACCAGCGCGAGTTCTACATGGGGACCTAAGTGGTTGAAGCCGGACTACCCAGGAATCAGCATAAACGAAAGAGAGGAACTTGATGTCGAGACTGCCAAAAAAGATTCACCGGCTATACTGAAAAGAGGCACGAAAAAAACCAAGACCACTGTGCATAGGTTTGTGACGCACGAGCCAATGGCAAGATTTAGAGGTTTCACCACCGAAGGCGCCTTACCGATCGACGGCGCGGACAACGTCAAGCAATGGTTCAGGTTGGCGTCATCACCGGGCACAAACGAGTACATGGAGCAAAAGAACAGATTGAGCCCCATAGAAAGCGTCAGGCTCGGACAGTACCAGGCGGACGCAGAAAGATATTTGAAAGAGAAGATGGGTGTTTCCACTGACTCAGCGAAGGCAAAACAGTTGCTTCAAGATTTCGGTGCTGAATACGACAAATTGTTCGACATACAGAATCAAGCCCAAGGAGCATTTGACACTGCTCTCAGCATAAGCAACAAGTTGAAAGATTTTGACGTGAACAATCTAGCAAAAGACGTGGCAGGCAACCTGGCTAACCAACTGTCCAATCAAGTCATAGATAATTTCACAGGAAAAGAAGCCACTGCTTTGTTCAAAGACAATGTTTTTGTTAACCAGGCGGGGGAACTGTTCACGATAGGTGACACCAGCAAGATACTGGCAGGAGACATCAAGGGCTTCGCCACAGACGTTGGCAACAACGTGGTGCAGAGCGCGGCCGACAAGGCGTTCAACGCACTCACCAAGAAGAAGGCCATAGGCGTGGACAAGTTTGGCAACACCATATATGAAAGATCGGGACTGCCCACCAACATCGGCGGCCTAGACATATCCGGGATCACGGGAACCGTAGACATCCGCAGTATCAAAAGTCTTACGGATATCAAGACAACGACTAACGTATTCAAAAATGTGGTTGCTGGCCAAGTTACGTCAGCAGTCACATCAACTGCCTTATCGGCAGTGAAGGCACAGGCATCAGGCTTCCTGGCAGGGCTAGGAGGAGCCACAGCGAGAGACATAGCAATGGGCGGAGGTTCAGTGACCGGATTCGCCAGCATAGGGGTCAAGATAGGTGCACTTGCTCTGCCTAAATTGCTGGGAGGTGGCACAGTGGGCAAGGCAGTGAGCAGAGTGTTCAGCAAGTTCAGTGATCGCAGGCTGAAGGAGGACATAAGGCTTGTTGGAAGGTCCCCGTCGGGCATAAACATATATTCGTTTAAATACTATCAGATACCAGGAAGATACATCGGTGTCATGGCACAGGAGGTGCCATGGGCAAGGCACATGACAGATTCGGGGTATTGGGCAGTCGATTACAGCAAGGTCGACGTTGAATTTAGGAGGTTGCATTAATGGCATACGGAGACAACAACAGCACTGCATCAGGCAACGGGAAGGTTGTTTTCAAAGGTTTCAGTTCGAGGGCCGACAGGCAGAACTACAAATTGTATGATTTCGAGGTGGCCAAGCAGGACCTCATCAACAGGTTGAGCGTGCGAAAGGGAGAGCGTGTGGAGAACCCAGAGTTTGGTACAATCATATATGACGCCATACACGAGCCGTTCACAGAGGACCTTAAGGACCAAATCCTAGAGGATGTTACCGCCAATCTCAACGCCGATCCACGACTTGCAACGCAAGATATCATTGTTCAGGAGGCAGATAGAGGAATATCAATACAGGCCACTATCACTTACGTGCCTCTTAATATCACAGAGAAATTACGCTTCAATTTCGACGAAGACTCTCTTATGCGTCTATCTTAAAGTACGCACTTAATATAACATATAAATATCCATACAAACAGTATGGCCACAACAGATAGACAAAACAGATTGCTAGTTGCCGAGGATTGGCGCAAAATTTACCAAGCGTTCAAGCAGGCAGATTTCAAGTCTTACGATTTTGAGACACTTCGTAGGACCATGGTGGCATATCTGAGAGAGAATTATCCTGATGACTTCAATGACTTCACGGAGAGTTCGGAATACGTCGCACTGATAGATCTGATAGCATACGTGGCCCAGGCCCTTTCGTTCAGGGTGGACCTCAACGCAAGAGAAAATTTTTTAGAGACAGCGGAAAGGCGTGATTCGGTTTTGCGTCTTGCAAGACTAATCAACTACAACGCAAAGCGTAACAAGCCGGCCACAGGACTTTTGAAAGTGGACAGTGTGTCAACAACGCAAGATGTCTTTGACTCTGCGGGAGTGAATCTTGCAAACCAGACGATTATATGGAATGACTCCGCCAATTCAAACTACCGTGAGCAGATCATCGCAATCATGAACGCGGCCAACCAAACAGGACAACTTTTTGGCAAGCCCAGGGAGTCATCACAGATAGGTGGCATCGACACGGAAGTCTACACGTTGAGTTCCAACCAGACAGACCTACCGCTTTTTAAATTCAACAAAGCAGTGGGAGGAGTGGCGAGGCAGTTCGAAATAGTGCCATGCAAGATCACTGGTTCAGAGTCAATATACGAAGGCGATCCTATACCAGGCACAGGTCTTACTTACACATACAGGTCAGATGGATCAGGAGACAGTTCCAACAACACTGGTTTCTTTTTCCTTTTCAAGCAAGGTAACCTACAACTGTCTGAGTTCACTGTGAACACTGCTGTTACAAATTTTGTCAAGTCGATAGAACAGATAGACATCAATGATTCTGATGTGTGGTTATACAAACTTGATCAATTCGGGCAGATACTGGAGAAGTGGACAAAGGTACCATCATTGAGCGGTAATAATGCAATATACAATTCACTTTCTAACAATGAAAGAAATATCTACAATGTTGTAACAAAAACAGATGACGCAATAGATTTTGTCTTCGGAGACGGAACTTTTTCTAACCTACCATTGGGCACGTTCAGGACATACTTTAGGGTCAGTGACAATGAAAAATTTTCAATACAGCCAGCGGACCTAACTAACATACAGTTGGCGGTGCCTTACTCGGATGCGAACGGGGCACAGCAGACTATCACAATATCTTTAGGTTTGAAGTCAAGCGTGTACAACGCTTCTGCCACAGAATCAAACGATTCAATCAGAGAAAAGGCAGGTCAGGTTTACTACTCTCAGAACAGGATGATAACCGCTGAGGACTACCAGGTAGTGCCTTTGTCCGCTTCACAGGAAATAGTAAAAATACGATCCACTAACAGATCAGCGTCTGGAATATCGAGGGCAAAAGAAATATTAGACCCGACAGGGGCCTACAGTAATGTAAATGTTTTCGCCGACGACGGCATAATTTACAGAGAAGAGTCTACTCAGCAGTTCACTTTTAATTTTACAAATAGGAGTGAGATACAATCAGTTATAGATACATCTGTCGAAGCCAAATTAAAGGAAGCGTACAGCAGACAATTTTACTATTTGAAGTACGCCGCAAAAGATCTTAGCAGTTTGACTGCAACCTGGAACAGCACCACGACATCATCCAACAGCAACACAGGGTACGTCGACCAAAGTGGAGCGTTGGTCATAGGTGACTTTGCCACGTCCAACTTGAAGTACGCAAAAGTCGGTTCATTGATCAAATTCACATCTCCGGATACACGTAAATTCAAAAATGGCAAACTCGTGACTTCCAGCACTGAAAACGCCGAAGACAGAATATGGGCCAAGATAGGTGCAGTGGTTGGCGATGGAGCCAACGGAGGAAACGGAAACTTGGAAAACGGATCTGGCCCGGTAACACTTGCAAACGTGGTCCCAGGAGGAGCAGTGCTCAACGCCGTAATTCCAAATTTGACCACATCTTTTCCGGCTAGTCTGGAAGCAGATTTGTTGAACAGAATAGAGGCCTACGAGGAGTTTGGTTTAAGGTATGACATTGACACAGAAACGTGGAAAGTAATTACATCATCTAATTTGAGTAGCAGTGCCGTGTTCAGTTTGAACAACTCAGGCGACACTTCAGGAACCAACCTTGATACAAGTTGGTGGTTCAAGTTTTCTAATGACGGTAGCACCTACACAGTAACTTATAGGAAGTTGGATTACATTTTTGAATCAGAAGCTCAAAACAAATTCCATTATGACAGCCAGGAAAAAATTTACGACTACAAGACAGGACAGACTGTGAAAGACACGGTGAAAATACTTAAAACAAACAGCATTATTTCTACTTCTAACAGTATTGGTTATCCATTAGAATGGCAGGTGGTAGACACAGTAACAGAATCTGATGGATTCCAGGACAACAGGAAAGTGAAAATAGGTTTCTATGACAGAGATGATGACGGAGTGGTTGACAATCCCGAACTGTTTGACATATATGTTGAGCCAACCTTGTCAGAATCAACAAAATTCGTATTCTTTGAAAAATATCTTTCTTATGACAACATAGAACGATACAGGCCATATGCCGCAAGTAACTTTGTTGTCACACAGAACGAGTCGGACATCGACTTGAATGTGACAAGTTACGACAACAACCAGTTGTTTTATTTCTTTGATACATCAGAAAATGTTATTAAAAAATATGATTCAGCAACCAACACACTGTCTACCAGCACAGATTATATTGCGAGAAAAGGTAGAAGCTCGATCAGTTTCCAATACAAGCACAACGCAGGACAGGAGACCAGGATAGATCCTAGTGTGTCTAACATAATAGATATCTTCATGTTGGAGAGAACGTACGACAACGCATACAGGGTTTGGTTGCAGGATGGAGGCGCTAAACCAACACCTTCGACCTCTGACCAATTGAGAATCGCATACTCGGGCATACTTAACCCATTGAAATCACTGTCTGATCAAATAGTTTATCATCCTGTGAAATACAAGATACTTTTTGGAAACAACGCCGATGATGAACTTCAAGCCACATTCAAGGTTGTCAAAAATCCAAAAACCAACGTCACCAATGCAGTGATTAAAACACGTGTGATACAGGCCATAAACGAATTCTTCGCACTGGATAACTGGGATTTTGGTGACACGTTTTACTTTACAGAATTAGCCGCATACATACACAACAGGTTGGCACCAGACCTGCTGACCGCAGTGATAGTGCCAAACCAATCCGGTCAGAGTTTTGGGTCTCTGTTCCAAATAGATTCAGCGGCAGACGAGATTTTCATCAGTGGGGCCACCGTTGATGATGTGTCGATTATAACAGCACTTGGAGCCAACCAACTTGAGGCTTCCGGAACTGTGGTCACATCAACATCAACAGCCACTTCGAACACCACAACAGGTTCAGCGGTATCAGGCTCTACTACATCAGGATCGGGATCAAGTTCCGGCAGTAGTGGGGCAGGATATTAATGGCTGACAGCATAACAGATTCACTCACAAACAACGAGGTAGTAAAGCAAGGAAGCAACGAGTACAGAAGAACGGTGCAACACCTGCCTGCATTCTACAGGACAGATGCTAACCAAAGGTTCCTTGCCAGTACGCTTGATCCATTAGTCCAAAAAGGAAAACTTGAAAGACTGGATGGATTTATTGGAAGGCAAGACGCCTACACAAGAAAAATTACAGACAGGTATGTATCTGCCACAAGCAGGGACAGATTCGCATACCAACTGGAACCTGCTGTGACTTATACCGATAAAGATACGACATCAGTCAACCCAGAGGACCAAGTCAAGTTCACAGGAACCTATGATGATTACATAAATCAGATCAAATATTTTGGTGGTAAGGTAGACAATCATGACAGGCTTAACAAGGAGGCTGTGTACTCATGGAATCCCGCAATTGATATAGACAAACTAGTAAATTACAGAGAATACTACTGGATGCCTGGAGGCCCGGGATCAATAGAAATAGACGGGGTTGGCCCTTCTGCTGTTGCGGAGTACAAGGTCACTAACAAGACTGATAGGAGTGGTTGGGATTTTACGCACAGGAAAAATGAAACCAATCCAATACTGAAGTTGTACAGAGGCAATACCTATAGATTCAACGTTGACGCAAATGGTCATCCATTCTGGATAATGACAGAACCCTACAAGAGCAAGGTTGCCCAAGATGGGTCAACATCTACAGTGTACTCCACTGGCGTGACTAACAACGGTACTGACAAGGGCACGGTGACTTTTACCGTGTCGACAGACACACCAGACACACTTTACTACCAATGTGGAAATCATGATGCCATGTATGGTATTTTGCAGATAGTGGACGCGACCACAACCACAAGCATAAACGTGGCCGATGACATAATAGGTGTGAAAAATTACAGTCTGCGAACACTAGACCTTTCAAATGGAATGAAGATAAAATTCACAAACAGTTTAGTAGGCAGTGAATATCAGGACAAAGAGTTTTACGTGGAAGGAGTGGGAGATGCGATTACACTTACAGATGTCACCGATCTAATTACCCCAGGCAGTTACGCAACAGAGACCACAATACTTTATGATCAAGTGGCCTATGACACTCGTCCTTATGCAAAGGCTTTTTACACACCAGAAGACAAAGATTACATCACGATCAAGAGAGATTCTCTAGACCAGAACGCATGGTCCAGGTACAACAGATGGTTTCACAGGTCAGTTATAGAAGAGACAGCGAGGATTGGCGGGTTCACCCCAACTTTCAATGAAGATGACAGGGCCAAACGTCCCATCATCGAGTTTGACTCGGGACTTGCGTTATACAACCACGGTACCGTTGCCAAACGTTCAGTTACACTTTATGACACAGTGACAACAGACGCATTCAGTGATGTCGTAAAACAGACAGGTTACATTATTGATGGGCTATCATTGCAGACAGGAATGAGGGTAATCTTTGCCAATGACACGGATCCGTTGGTTAAAGGAAAGATTTATGATGTTAACTTTGTCACAGCAGGTGATTCTACGCAGGTAATATCATTGACAGAAGCCAGTGATGGCTCACCGGAGGACCTAGACAGTGTGTTTATAGAGTTTGGAACAGACAATCAAGGTAAGACTTTTCACTACGATAGTGACAGCTCGACATGGAAGGAGTCACAACAAAAGACAGGTTTGAACCAACAGCCTCTTTTTGGCATGTTTGACAATCAACACAAAAGTTTTGCAGATAGCACAGTGTATCCCAATTCGTCATTCACAGGCGCCAAGGTTTTTGCATTTGCAACAAGTGATTCCGCTACAACAGATACGGTGCTTGGTATTAAAGTGAAATACAACACATTGAACAACGTTGGAGATATGGTCTTCGAATCTGACCACACGTCGGGCACATTCACGTACAAGTCAGGAACAACAAACCTGACAAAAAATTTTGCAGAGGGACATTTGCATTACACCACAGCAAGAACGACTCACAACAGCAAGAGTGCATGGATCCAAAGGGAATCTGAAAGTAAGCAAAGGGTAATCAGGACTCTGATTGTGGATGACAATGAGAAAAAACTTTTTCCCGTTGATTTCTATAGTCAATCTGCAACATTGTCCGATCTAGAAATAAGTGTCAAGGTAAATGGAACTCAAAAAAATGTGGTCACTGACTACACTTTAGTTGACGGAACAGTGAACAAGTACGTGAAGTTTAATAAAGATTTGCAGGCCAACGACCAGGTGAGAATAGCAGGTTACAGCAAGTCTGACAAAGCATCAAATAAAGGAATTTATGAATTGCCAGAGAACCTTGCAACAAATGGATTGAATGATAAACTAGGCACGTTTACATATGGACAAATTTTACAACACGCCCAAGATATACTGGACAAAAATGCTGACGTGACAGGTGCGATTCCTGGGGTCACTAATTTGCGTGACGTACCTGATGCAAGATTAAAGGGTGGCACAATCCAACAGCACGAGGGCTCTTTGGTGCCTGCCATATTTGGTTTGATAGATCAAGAATCAAACGTTATCAGGTCAATAGAATACTCTAATCAGGAATATGAAAAATGGTACAACGCATTCCTTACACACGCTGTTGGCACTGCATATGAGGGCGATGCGGCCGCCAGGGTGGATGAAATCATTGCATCCATGTCTGCTGGCAAGAACAATAGTTTTCCATTCTTTTATGAAGACATGTTGGGTTGGGGAGAGAATGTATCTACAAGGTCATACACTGTGCAGGGCGTTTCACAAACAGATTATGCACTAGATTCACAGTTTGACGTGACCAGCACCAGCAACAGAGCCGTGTACGTTTACCTCAATGATGTGCAACTGGTATTGGGACAGGATTACAGTTTCAGTACTGAGGACGACAGCGTAAGCATATCAAAGGCATTGGCAGTTGGTGACAAGATAAAAATTAAAGATTATGCAGATACCACAGGAAGTTACATGCCTCCTTCGCCTACAAAGATGGGCATGTACCCTAGGTTCAAACCCGAGACCTACACAGATGACACGTACATCACTAACCAATCGGTTATAAGGAGGCACGATGGTTCTATTATCAAAGCGTATGGCGACGAAAGGGATGACCTAATACTGGAATTAGAGAAAAGGATATACAACAACTGCAAGGTGTCGTATGATTCAAGTCTTTTAGACATTAACGATGTTATGCCGACCGCTTTTTACAGCACTGAGTATACCCTGCAAGAGGTCAACGACTCCATGGCCTCTGATTTCTACGTGTGGGCCGGCAGGAATAGTGTCCAGTACATCAACAACACAACATTTTCTGAAGGTTCACCTTTCACCTACAACTATTCGAATTCAACAGGTAGACTTGACAGTGCAAAATTGCCTGGATACTGGAGAGCGATCTACAAGTACTACTACGACACAGATTCACCACACACTAGACCATGGGAGATACTCGGTCACAGTGAGAAGCCAACAAATTGGGAAACCACATATGGTGCGGCTCCATACACTTCAGGCAATGACGTTTTATGGGACGCAATCGCCACTCAAACCGGCAGATACGGCAAACCAAACATCAAATCATACTTGCCGGTCGACGCATCAGGAAACCTTCTCGACCCAATAGCGGCAGGACTTATCAGTAATTTTAACATTCCGGGCAGACGATCTTCATGGAAATTTGGTGACCAATCACCGGCGGAAACGGCCTGGAGGAGGTCGTCGGCGTATCCGTTTACTGTTGTGAAAACTTTGGCGCTAACCAAACCTGCTAAATTCTTTTCAAACTTCTTTGATACTTCAAGGTTGTCAACCAACACCGCAGGCAACCAAATATATTCCACTACAGGCGTTCGTGCAACTTTAAAAGATGCCAAGTACCATCTGGAAACAGAAACAAACAACGCGACAGGAGTCACGACAAGGTATCAGACAGCCGGTTATCAGAACTTTGTAGTGAACTACCTTGTGCATAGGAACCTAGATCCGGTAACTTTTTATTACGATAAGATGAAAAATCTGAAGGTGCAACTCGCCTACAAACTAGGAGGCTTCACTGACAAGGACAATCTAAAAATATTGACGGACTCTGTATCGCCTGGATCCACAGCGGGCAGTAAAATTATACCTGACGAGAACTACAAGATACTGTTCAGGACATCAAACCCTGTAGAATCTTTCTACTATTCTGGAGTGCTGATAGAGAAGAATACAGACATCAGCGAGGACGGTTCTACACTGTCGGGAGGATTTAAGGTTCTCGGTTATTCTACAACCACGCCTTACTTCCAGTTCAACTATCCTGTGAAAGCATCGCCATCAACCAAGGTAAGCGTGGGCGGCTCAATAGATGTCTTGCAGTACAGCCAATATTCTGAAGTCACTCAAACTATCCCATACGGATATGTGTTTGACACAGCGCAGGACGTGGCTGACTTCTTGTTGGGATACGGCCACTGGTTACAGGATAAAGGATTCAAATTCAACAAGTACTCAAATGAACTGAAGGAAGTTTTGAACTGGACAAACGCCACAAAAGAATTTTTGTATTGGACGACCCAGGAGTGGGCACCGGGATCGGCAATCACTGTTTCTCCAGCGGCGGACGGCTTTGAGCTTGACACTGAAAACTCTATCGTAGGCAAGTTGCGTAACCTCACAGGTGATTACTCTCTGTTGGACGCAGGAGGTAGGAAAATCGACATACGTGATACCAGCATCAAGAAGATAGGCAAAACATTCGACCTGGGAATCAAGAATCCGAACATTGGATTGTACAACATTGCATTAAACACTGTCCAGAAGGAGCACATCATATTGCTTGACAACACCACAGCATTCTCAGACATCATCTACCAACCTTTCACAGGATTCAGACAGCAAAGGCTGAAACTGGTTGGATGGAAGACAGGAGGGTGGAACGGCGATTATTACTCACCTGGATTTGTGTTCGACGCGGCCCAGGTTACATACTGGTTGGCCAACACCGATTACAGACTAGGGGACACTGTCGAGTACCAAGGAAAATTCTATGTGGCAAGTGTCAATCATAATTCAGGCAGTAAATTCATAACAGGAAACTGGATATACAAGACAGAAAAACCAGCACCATCGCTGATACCAAACTTCGACTACAAGATATCGCAGTTCAATGATTTCTACAATCTTGAAACAAATAATTTTGATGAATCACAACAGAACCTAGCACAAAGATTGATAGGTTACCAAAGCAGGGATTACCTGGAAAACCTTTTCGTCAATGACGTGTCGCAGTACAAGTTCTACCAAGGCTACATACGCGACAAAGGCACGCAGAAGGCAATAGATAAAATCCTCAAGGCCAAGTATGAGGGAGAAGACATTGACATCAATCTTTATCCAGAGTGGATGATTAGGACCGGAGAGTTCGGAAACAGTGACTCCGTCAATAATGTGCAGATCACCTTAGAAGACGACAAAGTTCTACTGAACCCGCAGAGCATAGAGCTCACAGACACAACCACGGATGCCACAGAATGGGCAAGAAGCGTAACGGTACAAAAAGATTCGTTGTACTACAAGCCTATAGACTACACAGCGGCGACCACTTTCAAAACCTATGATTACTCGAAAGCCGACGTGGACAGGGACACGGTGCAGGTATTGAAAACTGCGGGATACCCTAGGTTGACTCAGGTCCAAAGGACTCTGTTCGACATTACCGAGTTGCTTGACATAGACGTCAACGAAGTGAGTGAGAATGAATTGATCTGGGTTGCCAACAAAGGCAACAAGGACTGGGACGTGTTGAGGCTGACAGTGGCAGGTTTCAAAATCGCAAGTATAAAATCTCTCAATAACGCAACACAGTTGCAGATAAGATTCACTGGAAGCCATGGATTAAGTGCAGGAAGCATGACCACAGAAGCAGACTATTTTGCCATAGCCAACAGCGAGTCAGAAACATTGAACGGTGCCTATCAAGTCGCGAGGGTGATAGATCACAACACAGTGGTAATAGGTTACGACGGCAACACCTCGTTTATTCCGGTTCTTGAGGATGGATCAACTGCGGATTCTTATGGTAACGTGTACAAATTTATTTCGGTGCGTCTGGCATCTATGAACAATGTCAATGACAACCTTTCATATTCTCAGTACAGGGACAAGGAATACTCTGCGGGAAGGCAGGGAGACGTGGTTTTTGCGGACGCAGATTCAAGCGGATTGTGGCGTGTGTACGAAAAACAAGATCCATACACAGTGAAGCAGATACTGTCACCAGACTCCACGACCACTGATCAGGAATTCGGCCACAGAGTAGTGGCAAGGAACGATGGGAGAACACTGGTGGCTACCGCCCCAGGCAAAAATCAAGGCGCTGTTCACTTCCTGTTCAGGAGTTCTACGTCGCCCGGCACAGCGTTTGAAACACAATCAACGGTGACAACGACCGTGGGTGATGACAACACATCAAGGTTGGGAGAAAGTTTATCAATCAGCACAGATGAAAATTTTGTAGTGGCTGGCGCACCCTACGCCAATGCCATTGGTTCAGATGGTAGCACGAGATTTGCTGACGCGGGCGCCATCAAAGTTTTCGTTTGGGATCCTTCTACGTTCAAATACGGCACACTAGTTACACGTAGACCTCCCACGGACGCCGCAAGTCAGAATTTTGGTTGGGCGCACAAGATATCAGAGCCAGGCGCTGACTCGGTCAGGAGCACTGCTTCGAAGTACATGTTTGTATCGGCGCCAGGCCTAAACAGCGACACAGGAGTGGTTTACATGTACACTTGGGGAGTTGGCGCGGATGGATCAACTTATGACTCATGGACATTGGATTACACCATACAGGCACCAGATGGTGGTTCAGGCCAAAGATTTGGACACAGGATTGCCGCCAATGATAACGGCGACATCCTAGCGATCAGTTCACTGGCACCCGGCAACGCGGGCAAGGTGGAAATATTCAGGAGAACTTCACAAAGCAACGACGGAAGTACGCAGAATTCTTTTGAACACGTACAGACATTGACCGGCACCAGCAGTGACGGTTCGTCTTTGAATACTGCATTCGGTGAAAGTGTGGACATGAACAAAGATGGCACCACGCTCATAATAGGTGCACCAGGTGTAGACGGGAGCGAGTCAGCGGACCTTGGTGCTGTGTATTATTACAAGTGGAATGCAGATGGTAGCACCAACACCTACACACTGCAACAGACAATCAGTTCACCAGACACACAGATCAATATGAAATTTGGATCAACTGTGAGCATCAACAATTCAGGAAACAGAATTGCAATAGGTTCGGAAAATTTTGCAAACAGCCGTGAAATGAAATTTGATTCAGGTGAAACCACATTTGACCTACAAGACACAACAATAGTTGATTCCAACACAGGATCAGGTGCAACATACACAGCGACTCTGTACAACACACAATACGTGATCGATGACAGGCTGGTGACTACCAATGTCGATTCCTTTGATGACTTTGGAAGAGGAGTTACAGTGATAGACGATGCCGTTTTTGTTGGAGCACCAGACGACGACGGTAACTTGACCACAGACGGTAGCACCAAGGTTAGCAACGACGGAACAGTCACGGCATTTGAACTGACGACTGCACAGGAATATGCGTGGAAACAGATTGCCTATGAAGAACCTTTGATCAATGTCAACTTGGCGGGACAGGTTTTTGACTTCGATAACAGAAGTAAATCAATTAGGAGTCACTATGACCTATATGATCCTGTCAAAGGCAGAATTCCGGGCATAGCAGACAGAGAGATAAACATAAGGACACCGTGGGATCCTGCACAGTACAACAACGTTGACACAAACCAGGCGCCGTGGGGCAAGGAGCACATTGGTGAAGTTTGGTGGGACCTTTCAAAGGTAAAATGGATATGGTATGAACAAGGCAGTCAAGAATACAAGTCAAACAACTGGGGTAAATTATTCCCTGGGTCTAGTGTTGACATTTACGAATGGGTTGAATCTACTGTGTTGCCGAGCCAATGGGATATCAGGTCAGGATCTGATCAAGGAAACAGAGAAGGAATTAGCGGCACACCATACGCCCCCGATGACAGCAGGTATTCTGTAGAAAGACGATACAACGCTAACCTAGACAGGTTTGTAAATGTGTATTACTTCTGGGTAAGGAACAAGGTAAATCTTCCAAACAATTCAGTTGTGACAAGGAAGAACAGCGTGTCTTACGTTGCAAATTTGATTGCAAATCCACAGCGTTATGGCATCAAATACTATGCCATAACTGATCCAAACAAATTGTTGGTATACAACATCACGAACTTGACCAATGATCACATAGTGCTCAACGTTGACTTCAAATCAATAGAGTTTGATGGAACCAATCATTCAGTATGGAAACTGGTGCGTGAAGGCGATCCGGCATTCAGGCCAGGATCTAATGTGGAGACAAGATGGTGGGATTCTTTGATAGGAAAAAACACAGCAGGGGATCTTGTGCCTGACATTTCTCTTCCAATAAACGAGAGATACGGTAACAGGGTACGCCCAAGGCAGAGTTGGTACACAGATAGATACGCCGCCCTCAAGGAAATAATAGATTATGCAAACACCGTGTTGAAGAAACAGCAGATGGTGGGACAGTTCAGTCAAACAAATCTCAATAAATTGGACCCTGAGCCGACAGCCAACAGTTTAGAATGGGATGCCACAGTTGACACGTACAGCGACCTCACATATATTGACACTAGGAACTTATCAGGCACGGTGAAATATTTGGTTAAGGCGGACGAAACCTGTGATGGGTTATGGGCTATTTACTCATGGGATGGCACAGAGTTCACCAGGACCAAGGTGCAGAGTTTCAAAACAGACAGATTCTGGAGTTACATAGACTGGTACAAGAGCGATGGTGACATGGTCCATGATGAAAACACAGTGATAGACGCACAGGTCACATACCAATATGAACTAGACACGCTGGACCTTGACATAGGAAAGCATGTGAAAGTGACCAATGCAGACACAGGTGGATGGAAGTTGTTCATGAAGACTGCAACGTCGTGGGAGAACGTTGGTACCGAAAACGGCACAATAAGGATCAGCACTAAACTATATGACTACTCACAAGACGCAACAGGGTTCGCTGGGGCGGACAACTTTGACGACAACAGTTTTGACGAGGAGCCTTCTGCAGAGACAAGGAATATATTGACTGCGCTGAGGGATGACCTTTTCATCAACGATCTTGCAATTGAATACAACACACTTTTCTTCACGGGTCTGAGAAAAGTTCTAGAACAGCAGACCTATGTCGATTGGATGTTTAAAACCAGTTTCATCAATGCAAGTAACAGTGTGCGTGAGTTGGACCAAAGAAAGACCTATACCTTGGGCACCGACAATTGGATAGAGAGCTATATCAACGAAGTTAAACCATTCCACACCAAGCTCAGAGAATACAAGTTGGGTTACACGTCATTGGAGACACAAGACGGCATATTCACCGACTTTGATGCCCCGGCGTTCTATGACAGCGCGACAGGCAAGATTAGGTCGTTGAATGTGAACAGTGACACAGCAAAACTTACAGAGTACCCATGGCAGATGTGGAATGACTATCACAAGAAGTATGTGAGCGATATCACACTTACCTCGGGTGGTAGTGGGTACGAAGTTGCACCAACTGTCACGGTGCTAGGAGGCACGGTTGGTTCAACAGGTCCATTCCAGATACAAGCCACAAGCAGTTCTGGTAGCACCAGCGGGTCTTTTGGTTACTACTATCCTTTGTTCACTTCACAGAAGCAGGCGGAAATATATGACACGCAGAACAGCGGAGCAGGGAGCACCAAGAGTTACACATTTGTGAACTACGCGGGAACTTTTTACGGTCCAGCGTCTTCGACGATGGAGGCGCAGTCTACCAAATCAGGCACATTCAAAATGTATGTGACTCCGTCCACAACAGCGGCCACAGCCACGGCCACAATTCAGAACGGAGCAGTCAACAAGATTACGCTTAACACTAAAGGAGCCAACTACACTTCAACGCCTGTGGTGTTGATCACGGGAGGGAAGAAGGACGGCTCTACTCCAACAGACACTGCCAAGGCATACGCCAACTTGAACAATGACCTGGTCAGAGACTTTGACACGACAATTAAGTTTGACAGGATTAGTGCCACGTCCACAGTCGTTGATTGGGAAAAAAATAAAAGTTACGCATACCAAGATTTAATCAGGTACAACAACGAGTTGTACAAGGCTACCAGCGCCTTCACGTCGACCACAGATTTCGATGACAATTTAGGAAATGTTTACAAGTACTATGGTGACGAAACAGGTCTTACTGCGGCAGATAGAACTAAAGGTTTCTACACGCCTTCGTCTGGAATGGCAGGCAATGAGCTGTCACAATTGATGACAGGAGTTGATTACGGTGGAACAATGGTTACTGGGTTGCTGTTCAATCAGGAGGCAGGATGGGACAACGCAGGATGGTATGATTTTGCATGGGACAACTACGGTGGATCACGTGTGGTGACATTTGTAGGAGACGGATCAACAGTGGCATTCACATTCTCTACTGCACCTTCAAGCACAGACGTATATCAAGTTTACACAAAAACAGACGGCGTAAGGACCAAAACCGCCGACAGTTTCAGGGGTGATGGTTCAACGACTACATTCACGCTTTCCACAGCACCTGCGAGTGGACACCTTGTTGAATTTATTCCATTCGACGACGACGGTGTGCTGACGCCAACGGACGACAGGACTCTCGATTCCATAGTCAAGGGTGGTCTATTCACTTCTGCGATAGGTCACGCACCTAGTGACATACTTTTAGAAGGTGATGGTTTTGTGACTCCCGACACCAGTTATGCGCCTGAAGAGGCCGTACCTGGACAGATGTTCGATACAGTAGACATCAAGGTGTACACTTCTCCTGAATCCGGCGTGCCACTCATCACTGAGAAAAACTATAGGGGAGATGGAACAGAAACAACATTTGCACTAGGAGATTACCCAGGCACACTAGGATCGGTTACAGTTGCCGTGGACGGAGTGATACAGAAAGGCAGTGCCTTAGATTCTACAATTTCAGATTACACGATCGACGTTGGGGCCAAAACAATCACTTTTGACACTGCTCCGGCTAACCTTTCTGTAATATCTACTAAGGTATTTGCCATATCTGGAGAAAATTATCGAGTGCTTGATACCTACACAGGTGATGGCAGTACCACCACTTTCTTGACCTCCACTAGGGGTGAATTCAATTTAGATTCAACATCTTCCGAAATATACATAACAATAGACGGCGTTCCAACAACAGACTTTACTACCAGCATATCGGCCAACACTGTGACAGTAACGTTTACCACTGTACCCCCCGCGGATTCTTTCATACAGGTCGCAGGCTACAACAAATCGGCCACTACAACTAGAAGCCATGCCAGCATTAGAAATGAGGGGATAACCTATGATGGATCCACCACAAGATACACTTTGACCTATCCGCCTGGTTCTATTGGTCCATTCTCAGGACTTACAATGATAGAAGTAAACGGCAAGGTACTTCGAGGGCCTGACAACACGTATTACGTTGGAGATGGAAGCACATACACATACGGGGTTGCATCCGGTCTAGGAGATGAGTCAACGGTGGACCCAGCAAAAACAATCACGTCGGCTTTGCAGGTGCAAGTTTTTGTGAATGGTGTTGAGAAAAATTTAAACACCCATTACACGGTAGATATAGGCAATCAAAATGTAAACTTCAACACAGACAGTGTGCCTACTGCAACAGATGTTATATGCATATCAACGCTGGTTGACAATCATTATTACAACCAAGGCACAGATGTAATTCTCAAGCCTTCTCAGATAGCCACTGACGGATACACTCTGAACACGAATGATGTGCTGTCTGTTACCACCTTCAACAATGCACTGGGAATGAAACAGAGAAGAGAAGTGCTGGAAGGACAACCTAGTGGCGAGTTCTATCTGAGGTTCGCTCCACTCAATGCATCGTACATGTGGGTATGGTTGAACGGGGAACAGATAACACAGGGCGTGGACTACACAGTGACGCCTCACTTCACTTCTGATGACACAAAAATTACTATTGTGGGTAAAACTATCACATCCAGTGACAGGTTGGATGTTATGTATTTCGCCCTGGAGTCGGCCAAAGGTGCCACAGGTTTCAGGATTTTCAAAGACATGCTGAACAGAACTTTCTATAAACGTATCAGTAAAAATGCAACGACTGAAATAGCCAATGTGGTCACGGAAGGCTCACAGACCATAACCGTCAGAGATGGTTCGGTCTTGGCGACCCCGAGCATTGGAAATAACACTCCAGGAGTGATTTTCATAGACAAGGAAAGAATAGAATACTTTACAAAAACAGGCAACGTGCTGGGTCAACTTAGACGTGGTACGTTGGGAACAGGAATTAAGGCGCATGGATCAGGTGCTGAAGTGGTAGACGCATCTGGTACTCAAACCATCCCTTACGCGGACACTGTGTACACCAACACCTTCACGGGTGATGGAAGTACTGTGGTGTTTGCTCTATCACAAGCACCGTCTTCTGCTGGCGAGTTAGACATATTCATTGGTGGCCAACGATTGTTGCTCACCAGCGAGGACGGATCTACAATCAACTATTCTGTGGATGGCAGTACCCAGGCAGTGACTTTGACGAGTGCTCCTGCTTCTGGCACACAGATCAAAATATTACACAAGAGAGGACAGGTATGGTACACGGCCAAGGATGGTAATCCTGCTGATGGTAAAGGATTGCAGAAATCTACCACTCAACAGGCTAGATTCATAGCGGATGAGCCCACAAATGCACCTGAATAAATACACTAGATGACACAGGACAACAAACAGACAGAATCAAAAGAAGAGAACAATAAAAAGCCTCAGGAAAATTCAGGAGTAATGATGACCGGACACATCAAGATTTTTGACCCAGAGACCGGTGAGGTGTTAGTGGACAAGAGAAACGCCATACACTACGAAAACATGTCTCAGGCACTAGCCAATTCGCTGGCCAACAAAAGCACTGGCTTTGTGCATGAAATGGCATTCGGTAACGGCGGAACTTCGGTTGATCCAACAGGTATCATTACATATTTGACCCCAAATTCAACAGGTTCAAATGCCACGCTCTACAATCAAACTTACTACAAAGTCATAGATGACAATTCAGCAACCAACAAAGACACAACCAGGAACAAAATGGAGATCAGGCACACAGCAGGAAACAAATACACTGACATTGTCTGCACGTGTACTTTGGATTACGGAGAGCCAACAGGCCAAGAAGCATTTGACAACACCACGAACTTTAATGGCGACTACGTGTTTGATGAGTTGGGATTAAAAAGTTGGGAAGGGACCGAAAACGGGTCGACCAACAAATTGCTAACACATGTTATATTCCATCCTGTACAGAAATCTTTGAATAGGCTGATACAGATAGATTACACAGTGAGAATCCAGAGCTTGACAACGTTCACAGAAACAAGTGGCACATCTCTGACAACTTCTAACACTGTTAGCGGAACTACGTCAGGTGGCAATACAGGATACTAATAGATGGCATACACAGTAAACAAAACAAATACATCATCATCGCCAAATCAATACTCTGTGCAGGACGGAGTGGTAAACACACAAACTGACCTAAGTTTCATAGGTAAAGGCTACGCAGGTTATGGAGAACTGATTGCAGAGAACTTTTTACATCTACTTGAAAATTTTTCAAACACGTCTGCGCCTTCCAAACCAGTGCAAGGACAGTTGTGGTATGACAGCAGTGCCAACCGGTTGAAAGTCTACACAGGCTCTTCGTTTGTACCATCTGGTGGTAACGTGCCTTACCAGTCAACGGCGCCGGCGGCGATTACACAGGGTGATTTATGGATTGACTCTGACACAGGACAACTTTATTTTTACAATGGATCGAGTTCTATATTAGTTGGTCCACCATCGTCGACTGGAACAACCAATGGATTCACCTTTGACAGCATACTTGACTCGTCTGACGCGACACAGAATATAACAAAACTTTTCAATGATGGAAACTTGATTGCAATCATATCAGAAGACACTTTCACACCAAAGGTTTCGATATCTGGTTTTGCCAGTATAAAAAAAGGAATCACACTGTCAACAGCAATAAGTGATCTCAAGTTCCAAGGCACGGCAACAGATTCTGATCAGTTGGGAGGCGTAGCCGCGGCAAATTATCTGAGGTCCAACGCCAATGACACCACTTCAGGCACTTTGGGTATAATCAATGACAGCGGAGTCACGGTAGGCACTGATAGCGATATCACAATAACTGTAGATGCTACAGGTGGTATAATTTCAAATGTGACACAAGACACTGATATCACTTTCAAAGTTAATGACGGTGGCTCAACAACCACAGTGATGACCATTGATGGTTCGGAGTCTAGGGTCGGTATAGGCACAACTACTCCTTCTACAAAACTGCAAGTAAGTGGCACGGTAACTGCCACAGCATTCACAGGAGACATCACAGGTGACGTCACAGGCAACTTGACGGGAAACGTTACAAGCTCTGGGGCAAACACAATGGGCACGTTGACACTTTCTGATAAACTCGTAACACAAGAAATTGAACCTGACGCTGACGTATCATATGACATAGGTACGTCTCTCAAAGGCTACAACACTGTTTACGCCAAAGCAACATCGGCACAGTACGCTGACTTGGCTGAGATATATGAATCAGACGATGAATACGAGGCCGGCACGGTCGTTGTTTTTGGGGGTAGCAAGGAAATCACGATATCTACTACAGGGAATGACAAAACTGTAGCAGGAGTTATAAGTGAAAGCCCTGCATATCTTATGAACAACAAAGCAGATGGACTGCCTGTGGCACTTATGGGAAAAGTCAAGTGCAAGGTGGTCGGCATGATTAACAAAGGTGACATGCTTTCTTCTCATCCTACGTACAACGGGGTTGCTAAGAAAACGCATGATCCACAAGTGGGAGAGGTGATAGGAAAAGCACTAGAAGACTACAATTCTGACGAAATAGGCACAATTAACATTGTAGTGGGAAGGTGCTAAATATAGCAAATGGCGTACACAATCAACAAAACAGACGGTACAGTAGTTGCAACAATCACGGATGGAACTATTGACAATACAACAACTTTAACACTTTTTGGAAAAAGTTATTCAGGTTTTGGTGAGTTACTGAACGAAAACCTTGTGAAATTATTAGAAAACGCCGCTTCAACATCGGCACCCACAGCACCGCTCGAAGGTGAGCTGTGGTTCGACACAAACACAAACCAACTCAAAGTTTATGACGGAACCAGTTTCAAACCAACTGGAGGTTCCAAAGCACAGTCATCACAACCAACATCTCCGTCAGCAGGGGACCAATGGTTAGACACAGACGACGATCAAGTCTATGTCTACACCGGCAGTGAATGGCTTTTGGTTGGACCAGTTTACACTTCGGGCCAGACACTGTCTGGATGGAAGATAGAGACACTGGCCAGTTCAGGTGGCAACAAGGTAGTATCATCAATGTACGTGGGCAACACACGTGTGGCTATCTTGAGTAAAGAGACGTTCACACCAACAGCGACACAGACAGGATTCGCAGAAATCAAAGCAGGATTTACACTTAACTCGACACTGGGAGCAGTGTTCGAAGGAACAAATACACAGGCCGCAAACATAGATGTTTCCAGCACATCGAACACATCACCGACAGTTATAGCAGGCGGAAACTTCTTAAGGGCCGATGCGGCGGACACAACAACAGGACAAATTACTGTTGATACAGATACAGGTATAAGAATTGGTGACGCACAGGAATTAACAATATCGGTTTCAAGCAATGACGTGACAGTTGCTCAGACGTCACAAGACAAGGATCTAAAATTTACAGTCAATGATGGAGGTGTGACCAAAACACCTTTACAGTTGACAGGTGCCGATGGCGGTATTGACATCACAGGTGATGTCACAATCACAGGTAACCTCAACATTACAGGTGAGTATAACACGGCTTCTTCGGTGGTCAGCACTTACGATGACGCATTCATCAAACTGAACAACGGAAACTCCGAAGTGGATGCCGGTATGATAGTTGAGACGTCAGACACAGATGATGCTAGATTGTTCTATGACGTAAGCGAGAACAGATGGAGTGCTGGTGAGAACCAATCATACTCTCCGATCATAAGATTAGCGGACGCCGTTGCAGATGGCGACGCATCAAAAGAAAAAGTATTGAAAACAAACGCTTCAGGAAATGTCAAAGTTACGACAGCAACTTTGGGAGCAGTGGGCACTATTTCCGAAGGTGACACAACCAACCAAAACGTACCGACCATAGGTGCCGTGGTAACATTTGGTGACTTGTGGGGCGGATCAGCAAAAACAGTTTCGACTTCCGCACCAACATCAGGTGACGGTGACAACGGAGACTTCTGGTTCGTAAGGGAGGCTTAATCCCATGGCCACAGTCGTTAAGACATTTCTCTACACAGGCACACTTCAGCAAGCCATTGTTCCGGCAGGGACAACATCTATCAACGTACACCTATGGGGCGGAGCAGGTGGTGGTGGAGGTTCTGACGCGGGAGGCCCGGGAGGAACGGGTGCCGCGGGACACTATGTAACAGAAACGAACATCAACATCGCATCATCTGACGCAGGAAAAACCATAGAGGTAGCAGTTGGTGGAGGCGGAGCAGGTGGCTCATCGGGTGGTGGTGCCGCTGGCGGAAGAAACGGAAAAAGCATAACAGGATATTCAGGCGGACGAGGCGGAAACGCTGGGCCAACACCATACTCAGGATCAGGAGGTGGCGGTGGTGGCGCAACGGCAGTCTTGATCGACGGAGAACACAAAGCAGTGGCCGGAGGCGGCGGCGGAGGAGCCGGCGCAGGGAAAGGATCAAACGGCACAGCAGGTATAAACACCAATTCACCAACAGCCAACTCACCAGGCACTCTCGGAGAGAACGGTGCAGACCACTCTGGAGACGGAGCGGGAGGAGGTGCCGGAGGCGGAGGAGTCGATGGCGGTACAGGTGGTAACGGTGGTTCAGGTGACAATGGCGGAACGGGTGGACGATCAGGTTCAAACTACACAGGATCGGGCACAGAGGACAACGGATCTGGAGTTACCCCTGGGGGTAGTGGAGATGCCTACTATTCGTCGGGTGTAGCAGTTGGAGGCAATCCAGGTTCATCGGGAGGCAACGGAAAGGCAGTAGTTGTCTTTAATATTGGTGTACAAGCAAATTATAAAGTTTCAGGTGCGTGGAAAAGCGTCACTGATATGTATTACAAGGTATCAGGCACATGGAAGAGAGTGACAGCAGGCTACGTGAAGGTAGGTGGTGTGTGGAAAGCATTGTTCAATTCCGGCGTAGAATTCACAGAGACAGCGGCCGGTTTCGGCGACAACGCAGGTGGTTCTAGCTCAGGAACACCAGGCTCTGGTGGCGGAGGCGGTGGAGGACGTGTGATCTGTACTTGGTTACAGGAACGTGGACTTTTCTCTGCCAAAGACCTAGCGGTTGATACAGAATACAGCGTGAAGTATATTTCTCGGAACACCAAGATAGGATATTGGTTCTGGGCAGTGCCATTGGTAGAATACATGACCAATGCAGATAAAAAGGGTAGCAAATTTGGCAGACTAGTGATCAAGGTAATTAGAGCACTCGCACAGGCACGTGCCAATGAACTTGCCTATGCGATGGGAGTCAGCAAGAAAAGAGATGCTCTCGGCATCATAACAAGATTAATTGGAGAAAGTTTCTGTTGGACAGTGGGTTTAATTGTGAGACCTTTTGTGGAAAAACGATTCACAAAATGGCTTCAAATTTATGATCCACAAAACAGTTAAATACACACATAGGAGTAAAAATGGCAACAAAACAAGAAGTAGCAGATTACATCAACGCTAACGCAACATCGCTTTTGACCGAAGAAGAGATAGCAAAGATCGATCAAAAGATGAATCCTGAAGTAGCAGAGATATTAATCAAACTTTTAGGAGATGTGAGTTTCTTGGTCAATGTAAGAGACAACGGATCTAACTAAAGAATGGCATATAAGATCAACAACACATTTGGAACCTTACTGGTCACACTTGCAGATGGTACCATAGACACTGCAACTACTGATCTTACACTCATCGGAAAAGGATACGCAGGTTTTGGAGAAAAATTAAACGAAAACTTTTTAAAATTACTAGAAAATTTCAACAACACGTCAGCACCCAGCAACAAACAACAAGGACAACTTTGGTTTGACAAGACGAATAAAAGAATTAATGTCTGGACAGGTGACAAATGGAAACCTGCCGGTGGTCCAACAAACTCTGCAAGTCAGCCTTCGAACGCAGTCCAAGGCGACATGTGGTTTGATACTTCAAACACCCAGCTCTATGTTTACACTGGAACTGCATGGACCTTAATAGGTCCAACGACTGTGGCTGGATCGGGCGTTACTCAGGTAATCACGGAGACGCCGGAGGACAACACGGGCGTCAAGCAATCAATTTTAAAATTAGTTACTAATGATACAGTGGTGGGAGTTGTATCTAACGTAGCATTCACTCCCAGCTCTACTGAAACTCTTGGTGCCGCACTTATCACAGCAGGATTTTCTACAGTGGCACAAGGACTACAACTATCATCAACAGTTTCATCCGCAAAGTTCAGAGGCACAGCAACAGATTCAGACGCATTAGGTGGAGTTGCCGCCGCAAACTATCTGAGGTCCGACACCGCTGACACAACTACAGGTCGATTAAGCGTACAGACCGACGATGGTTTGAGAATCGGTGCTGGTAATGACGTCACAATGACACTGTCAAGTGATAACTTCACTATCGCACAGACCACTCAAGACAAGGACATCTTGTTTACGGTTGATGATGGCGGAATAACAAAAACGCCTATAACAATCCAAGGAAGCACAGGTAGGGTTATATTCAGTGACACAGCGATAAATGACCTAACGGTTAACGGAAATCTACAGGTCAAAGGCACACAGACGATTTTCAACACAACCACAATGACCATTGAGGACAACATCATCGAACTTAACAGGAATATATCATCAAATGCGGGTATGCCAAACTACACCGGACTCAAAGTCAACAGGGGAGAGTCATCGTCCCCTACAGAACAAAATTTATATTGGGTATGGGATGAAACTTTTGCTGATGATGGTACCACTATCCATGGAAACGCTGGAGGTGCCTGGACAGCGTTCAAGAGTTCTGAGACAGACACAGAATTGGAAGCACCAACGTTGGTGGATATCAGAGCAAACGTGGTACATGCAACGTCAACATCGGCCCAGTATGCGGATTTGGCGGAAAGATATGCCACAGACATGCCATTAGAAAAAGGAGATGTAGTAATATTGGGTGGCCAAGAAGAAATTACACGCTGTGACGAAGCACTGTCGGACAAGGTTTTTGGTGTCGTATCTGAAAAACCCGCTGTGCTAATGAACGCACAGGCAGGTGACGACAGCACACACCCCATGATAGCCTTAAAAGGCAGGGTTTTTGTCAAAGTAACTGGCACAGGCGCCGCTGGAAGCAGGCTTGTTTCTGCCGGAAACGGAGAGGCAATGGTGGTTGAATTAGATGAGTGCACCGCTTTTAACACCATAGGTCGACTGATTAAGGCTAAATACAGCAAAGAAACAGCACTTACAGAGTGCGTGATAGGAGTGAAATAGATTATGGCATATACAGCAGGTGATAAAATTCTAGCAACAGAATATAATACTTTTGTTAACAGCAGTACGAGTCCTTACGGATATAATCACATTGCTGGAACAGGTGCTGGAGAATACGGACTTGGCCAAACAGAAATAGCAACAGTGTCGGGCGGTAGCAGTACAATCACTGCCGCACAATGGAACAGTCTACTAACAGGAATTGACAACATCGCTAATCACACAAACGACACAATCACATCAAGGACACAGGTTTCAGCAGGCGACACGATAGCAATCAAAGCCGCTGTGGCAACAGACCTTGCCACTCTAGCAACTTCAGTAGCCGGCGGTTCAACATCGGCGACAGCACTTACAACTTCATCGGCACTACAGACAGTGACCACGGCCTCAGAGGGCTGGGACACGTCCGCCACTCAGGAAGTTTCCGCCACGTTCGCAAGTGCGGACGCGATGAGACATTTTTTCAATGCAGGTGGAAAATTGAGAGTGACAGTGGGCATAACGGCCGCTTCTACAAGTGACAAAGACACAGCATTCTCAGATTTAGGCACAGCGATCGGTAACCTAGACATCGCATCTTTGGCAACCACGAGATCGGGATCAGGCGAGACTTTAACCACGGACGGTCTGGCGAACGGTTTCCGTGATTTAGGAACTTCATACACTGCATTATTGAAACTGACTTCAGACAACTCCGACTACACGTCAAACACGGTGGAGATATCTGCCAAACTGGACGCGGCAGTTGACTCATCAGTGACCATGACCATCAAGATGGTGGCCACGGACCCGGCGAATGATACTGGGTTCACGTCAGGCAACACTCAGAGCGTTCCCGCAGACGTCAAGAACACACCTAAGATGGTGACCACTCTGTTCTCGATAGATCCAGACACATCACAGGGATTGGGCACAGGACTGGCGCCGAGTTCAACAGACACGGTATCTAACACAATAGTATAATAATTTTACCAGGTTGTTTTACCACCATAATTATTGTATAATTGTGGCATGGATATTGGCGAACTAAAAAAACAATCTGATCTTTCATACAACATAGCGGTTGCCAAACGCAACGCTCTGGAGAAGGCACACTCGCGGATGATAGTTGTATACAACGAACACATATTCAAAGCAGACGCAGAAACAATCTGCCTGGTCAAGACTCTTGCAGATGATCACGACCAGTTTTTTGTGCTTGACTCGAATAACAATCCTGTTGAGATCAAAGATCCAGAGCAATTTCTCAAAAAGTTGACTGAGAGGAACCAAGAAGCAATCAGTTCGTATCATCAGATGTCTAAAACATTTGAGAAGCGGAGTGACTGATGCAGAAGGGTGTACTTTTATTCTGTTTTGACACGGCAGACACCAAATACCACAGGGTGTTGGAGACATGTGTTGCACTTGTAAAGAAAAATCTTGGCCTGGATGTCACAGTAGTGACTGACCTGCAAACCTTCAAGATGATTAAGCCATTGGGATTCGTTAATTATAAATTAATCGACCCCGAACTGGGCAACACGAAGAACAAAAAAGAATGGCGAAACCTTGATAGGCACATGGCCTATGAACTTTCACCGTATGATTGCACACTATTGATCGACATAGACTACTTCCCTTTCACTGACAACCTGAGACAACTTATGGACACAGGCTATGACTTCCTTGTGTCGAAAGAAGCGTACGACCTATCAGGAAGAAACAGTTTTGACCATGCACGTTTCAGCGTGATTGATATGGTCTGGGCAACTGTTATAATTTTTAGAAAGACTGAGAAAGCAAAAAGGATATTCGACATGGTGAAGTATGTAAAAAAATACTATGCACACTTCAATAAACTTTACAGGGTAAGGGCCTTGAACTTTCGTAACGACTACGCATTTGCAATAGCTCTGCAACACGCCAATGGTTTTATGACGTATGACACCATGCCAATATCATTGCCAACTCTTCCACCAGATTGCAAGGTGCTTGAAATAGGTGACAGAGGATTGTCGTGGAAATATGATGACCAGGTAATGTTCACGGAGGACCAAGACGTGCATGTGCTCAACAAGGAGATCGATGTCTAAAGGTTTCCTATGGTTCGCACAGAACAATGACAAGACCAACTACGTGGAGATTAGTATCAGATTGGCCGAAAGCATCAAGTCATGGAACAAGGAAAACCAGATATGCGTAGTCACTGACGAACACAGCAAGTTCACGCACGATGCAGTTGACTACGTAAAGATACTTAAAAAAGACAGCAGTGAGAACCACAAGATCAAGTGGGCCAATGAATACAAAGCGTTTTCCCTCAGCCCTTTCACCCATACCATAAAGTTAGAGAGTGACATGCTGTGGACTTGCAACACGGATTGGTGGTGGAATCATCTTTGGCAACACGATTTGGTGTTTGCAGTCAATTGTAGAAATTACAAGGACCAGGTGGTCAAGCACACTCCATATAGAAAACTTTTCGCAAGGAACAACTTGCCAAACATTTACAACGGTTTGATGTACTTCAGGAAAAGCCGCTGGGCTCAGAAGTTCTTCAATACTGCAAGTTATGTGGCAGAAAATTGGGAAGATGTCAGGAAAACAATGCTGATCAACTGTCACGACGAGTTTCCAAGCACAGATGTTGTGTTTGCTCTAGCGTACAGGATAATAGATCCAACAAGCCAAAAATTGATAGACTACGAATGGTTCAAGTTCATCCATAACAAACCAGCAGTGAACAATCTTGAAAAACAGTCTGATCACATCAAATATCTCATGCCCAACAGGGCAGGAAGACACCTGTATCTCGGTGAGCAACGTGTTTCACGGCCGTGGCATTACGTAAAAAAGGACATAGAAGTACATGAAATTTGACCTGCTACCTCCACGTCCTGCCAAAAAACATTTTGTCACAGTGCAAGGCAAACAATTTGAGGTTTCATTGAAAGAGAAGTTGTTGGCGATACAGAGGGGAGAGCACAACTACGTAATCGAAGGGGGCAAAGCAGTTTATAGGCCAGCCAACACAAAACTTCTCTATAACTGCCTGGTCAAATCACAGAAAGGTTACGCATTTCAGGACAATGACATACATTGGCCCAACGGCGTGGTACAAGGGGGACACTCATGGCAGAAAAAGTGAGAGTGAACGACCTTGACTTTGTTTACATCAGTTTCAAAGAGCCGAACAAGGAACAGAACTGGGCCGACCTCAAGAACAAGGTGCCATGGGCAAAGCGAGTGGACGGGGTAGTGGGGTTCGACTCGGCACACAAGGCGGCCGCCGAGATGGCGGAAACTGATTTCTTCATCAGCGTAGACGGTGACAACATATTGGACGAGAGTTTCCTGTTGCAGACCCTGGACTGGTCAAAGACAGACAAGAATAAGGTGCACAGATGGCGTGCCCGGAACAGTGTCAACGGGCTCGTGTATGGCAACGGTGGTGTGGTGGGATGGCCCAAAAAGACTTGCCTCGAGATGAGGACACACGAGAACGCCGACGACGACAAGAATAGGATAGATTTCTGCTGGGGTGTACCCCATGAAAACCTACACAACTGCTACTCGGAGACAGTGATAAACAGCACTGCCCAACAGGCGTTTGTGGCTGGTTTCCGTGAGGGAGTCAAGATGAGCACCGACAAGGGCAAGGCAATTTCACCAGAACATTTTTCATCCATTTGGCCCACAAACCTACGCATACTGACCACGTGGTGCACGGTTGGTGCCGACGTGGAGCACGGCAAGTTCGCCATGCTGGGTGCCAGGATGGGCAGTTTCTACACAGTGATAGATCACAAGAACGAGGAATTCGACGTGACGGACCTCAACAGCATGGCGGACTATTTCCATTCCGCGGTGCAACCTGCCAACATAGACAGAGAGCTTGAGATGTGGGGCAACAGCCTACGACAGCAGTTGGACATGCCCATAGCGGATTTCGACGAGGCGGACAGCAGGTTCTACAGGTTTGTGATGCCGGCACACGTGAACAGAGGAGTACAGGACCGTGAGCACTAGCGATTACAAGTCACAGGCGGAACACGCAAGGCACAAACTGGAGACGATTTCTCCCACCATGTGCCTGGCCAAGTGGAACCAGGTGAGCCTGCATCTGCCCACGGGTCTCACCAACAGTTGCTACCACCCGCCCCTGCACGAGATAGATGCCGAACAACTGAAACACAATCCAGCCGCACTGCACAACACCAAGGAGAAACTGCGACAGCGTGAGCAGATGCTGAAGGGCGAGCGTCCCAAGGGCTGTAGTTACTGCTGGAAACTGGAGGACACGGGCGAGATGTCGGACAGGCACTACCGTTCTGGTGAACCTTGGGCCATGCAGGACTTCGAACAGATAAGACAGAATCCAATGAAGGCGGATTGGACGCCGAGATACGTGGAGGTAAACTTCAACCACGCTTGTAACTTCAAGTGCAGTTATTGTTCACCACAGTTCTCGACCACGTGGGGCAAGGAGGTGGATCGCTATGACCAATATCCGACCACCCCTCCCCACAACGCACCCGAGCACTTCCAGGGCAGGAGGCGTCCCATACCAAACCGCGAGGATAACCCATACGTGAAGGCGTTCTGGGAATGGTGGCCCACGCTGTACAAGAACCTCAAGCACTTCAGGATGACGGGCGGAGAGCCCATGATGGATCCCAACACCTACAGAGTGTTCCAGTACATCATCGATCACCCCAAGGATGACCTGCACCTGAACATAACCAGCAACTTCTGTCCACCGGACCCCAAGTTGAAGACCAAGTACTTCAACATGCTACAGCAGATATGCCTACAGCAGAAGGTGGAACACGTGATGCAGTTCGTCAGCGTGGATGCGTTCGGCAAGCGGGCGGAGTACATACGCAACGGACTGGAATTCGATCGCATGATGGCGAACGTGGAGGAGTTCCTGGAGCGCATACCACACAGGAATTCAGTGACATTCATCATAACCTACAACAACCTCAGTGTCACCAGCATGGACAAACTGCTGGAGCGCATACTGGACCTGCGTAAGAGATATTCAAAGGACTACCAGCGTGTGTGGTTCGACGTGCCCTTGCTGAGACAACCCGCGTGGCAACAGATAACCATGTTGCCCGAGTCGTACCAGAGCATACACGAGGCGAACATACAATACATGGAGGAGAACTCCGGCGAGTCGAGCGGGCTACACATATTCAAGGACTTCGAGATCCAAAAGATGCGACGCAATCTCGCCTACTGGCGCGAAAACGCTGATGCGAGCGCATCTCTGAAAAAGAACTTTTACGCATTTTTTAACGAACACGATCGCAGGCGCTTAACTAACTTTGAGAACACGTTCCCTGAGATGTTGGAATTTTGGGAGGAGTGCAAGAACACATGGACGACCTAGAATACAAGAAACAGATACTGGACACCAAATCCGCGAGCTTCTGCGGAGCCAAGTGGTACAACGCAACCATATGGTTGGGATCAGGCATGACCACAAGTTGCCACCACCCATTGCCACATAAGATAGACCTAGTAGAAATCAAAGCCAATCCCAGTGCAATCCACAACACACGTCAAAAAAAGGAACAGAGAAGACAGATGCAGTGTGGCGAGAGGCCGGCAGGCTGTGAGTACTGTTGGAAGATAGAGGACATCAACAGGGACAACATCAGTGACAGGGTTTATAAGAGCAAAATTTTTACCAACAGTGATTTACAAACAGCATTTGATAACGATCACAGTAAAGATTACAACTTGAAGACGTTGGAGATAGCGTTTGATAGGACCTGTCAATTCGCCTGTACCTATTGCAATCCTGCGTTCAGCACTACCTGGGCCAATGATATCAAGCAGAAAGGTCCTTACACCGGATTGGAATCAGACGGTAGGAACCATTTCACACACGCACACGACTCAGCGGAACCATACAAGAAGGATGAGACCAATCCATATGTTGAGGCATTCTACAGATGGTGGGAGACCGACCTACACAAGAGTCTGGACGAGTTAAGGATAACCGGTGGTGAGCCAATGATGTCACCCAACCTGTGGAGACTGCTGGACTGGATAGAGACGCAAGGTGATAAAATGAATCCCGATATGCGTATAGCAATCAACAGTAACCTTGGTGCAAAGCACGAGATATTAGAGAGATTCAAAAGCAAGTTGAAAAATTTTAAAAAGTTCGAATTGTACACGTCCAATGAAGCAGTTGGCTCTCAAGCGGAGTACATAAGGGATGGCCTGATATACACAGACTGGTTCAAGAACGTGTTGGATTTCATGTCGAACAAAGTACCGATGGCCATACACAACATGGCCACGATTAACGCATTATGTTTAGAGTCACTGCCAGAGTTCCTGGAAAAGATAGTATGGTTCAAGAGTGCCAGCAAGGTGTATGGTCCAACAATCAACTACACCCTGAATATATTGAGATTCCCAAGTTTCCAATCACCGCTCGTACTACCAGACGATCTACGTGAAAAATTTAAGACCGACATTACCAAATTTTTAAATACAAATGAGAAATATTTGGAACAAATGGAAATCAATCATACACAAAGGCTTATAGATTATCTTGACGTTGTAAAGACACCGCATGCGGGCGCGGCCGAACAGGGCAAACTACAGAAGGATTTCAAGGCTTTCTACAGCCAGTATGACAAGCGTAGGGGCAAGGACTTCGAGAAGACTTTCCCAATCATAGGAGAATGGTACCGTGGCATATGAGTACGGGGCCAAAGAGCCCGAAAAAATTAAAATCAAGGACATGACTCCGAGGCAAAAGGAGTTGTTGCTCGAAAGCGACACTTTCTGTATGCTTCCATGGATGCACTTACATGCGTATCCTGATGGAAGAGCATATCCATGTTGTTTCGCATTTGATCCCTACCCCGTGGGAGATCTCAACAAGCAGAGTCTAAAGGAAGTCTTCAATGGTGAAAAAATGAAGCAAATGCGTGTGAGGATGTTGAACAATCAAAAATCACGTGGCTGTGTAAAATGCTATGATCAAGAAAAGTCAGGTTTTTTCAGTCTACGCCTTAGTTCAAACAAGCACTTCGGACACAACATAGGACTTGTGGACAGCACACAGGATGATGGCACGGCAGACTTCGTGATGAAATATTGGGACATAAGATTTTCTAATTTGTGCAACATGGCCTGCAGGAGTTGTGGCACGTGGTTCAGCTCTAACTGGTACGAGGATCATAAAAAACTTACAGGTGCCCCACCACCACATGCAAAAATCATGAAGGTTGGCCGAAGCACAGATGATCTTTGGGAACAGATGCTTGAGTCTTTCGATCATGCCGAGCAATTCTATTTTGCAGGTGGCGAGCCGATTATTATGGAGGAGCACTATCGCATATTGAAAGAATTAGATAAAAGGAAAATGTATCATGTGCGTCTAATTTATAACACTAATTTCAGCAGGTCTACTTTCAAAGATATTGATGTTTTTGAATTATGGAATAAGTTTGATAGTGTCAGTGTTGGAGCCAGCCTCGATGCAGAAGGACCCAGGGCCGAACTCATGCGTAAAGGCACGATATGGGAAGAAACTTTGGCAAACAGGAAACGTATGATTGAAGTTTGTCCCAAAGTTGATTTTTATATCAGTTCAACAGTGGGACTTCTCAACGCACTGCACGTTTGTGACTTTCACAAGAATTGGGCAGAACAGGGTTTGATCAAGCCGCAAGATTTCAATTTCAACCTTTTGCAACATCCTATATGGCAACGGATAGACATACTACCGCCAGAATACAAACAACAGATAGAAAACAAATACAAGGATCACCTTTCTTGGTTGTCTGATAAAGATCCCCTTACTAGGGCAACAAAAGGATTTGAGTCTGCTATCAATTGGATGAATAAAACTGACAACCAAAAGCATCTGCCATTGTTTTTTGAAAATACTAAGAAGTACGACAACATAAGGACTGAAAACACAAAAGAAGTGTTCCCAGAATGGACCGAACTGTTTGAGAAGTATGACAGATAGATTTCCAACAGCCGACGAGAGATGGCCCAGGCAAGGAACGTTGACGAATATGAATAAAAGGATAAAACCAAAAGATGGAAACAAAACTTTCTGCATGGCGCCATGGACGCACACCTACCTCAGTCCGCAAATTGAAAGGCGACTTTGTTGTAGTTCGAGGGAGAATTCACACAACTTCAAGCAATACATAGACACCATACCCATGGACGAAAAGAATCGCCCAACGGGGGAGATTAACTTGACGACCCTAGAACAACATTGGAATTCAGATTACATGAAGTCAGTGAGATTAAAGTTGCTGGCCGGTGAGGAAATACCGCAGTGTGCAGTCTGCAATCACAAACTTCTTAATGACTCTGTTTACAGGAATCATTTCAACCAATACTACAGGAACCAAATTGACGAGGCATATGCTTCCACTGATGATACTGGTGCAACTACTATGAAAGTTCAAAGTTTCGATTACAGGTTTTCGAATCTCTGTAATTTCAGTTGCAGAATGTGTGGTGACATGTTATCCAGTAGTTGGGAGACTGAAAACAAAAGGCACGGCCGAGGCCATTACGACGACTGGGCCATATGGGGTCGTAAAGACGTCAAAGAGCAGTTACAGAAATTCCATGACACCCAAGTTGTGAAAGAATTTGTTGAGGCTGTTGAGGATAAAAGAATCACAGAGATTTACTGGTGCGGGGGTGAACCATTGATGTGGAAGATACATTGGGAGGCAATGAAAAGGATAGTGGATTTAGGTTACCAAGATCAGGTACTTGCAAGATACAATTCAAACATGAGTCGTATAACCTATTATGATCAGCATCTCTTTGCCGACATACTAAAACACTTCCCTAAATTTCAAATATGTGCGTCGATAGACGGCACAGGTGAGATAGGCGAGTACATCAGGACTGGCTTGAAGTTCGATGAATGGCTAGCCAACATCAAAGAAGGCCTACCTTACACAGACGGTGCTACAAAGACCATCGACCTCGACCTTACGATCACACTTCCAGGACTGTTCGACTTAGAAAACATGGTGAAGATGTCTGTGGATTTGGGAAATTTAGGGTTGCTGACAAAACAAGTGTTTAACTTCACTCCAGACAATGCAATGGCTCCGTTGTTTATGCCGTATGACATTATGAAAGACATGATAGAGGATGTATTACACAAGACATCCAAATATAAAAACCAAAAGACAAAACCATTCTTTGACCAACTTGCTACTATGCTAGAACAAAAAAGGAATAACGAACTAGTTTACGAAGGAGAACAATACACAAATGGGCAGAAATTTGGAAAGAAAGAAATCGAGAGGCTTGACTCCATAAGAGGCACAGACATAAAAAAAATACTTTCAAAAAACAAAAAGGCTTTGGAATGGTGGACAAGTATATAGGATCGAACGTATGTGCATTGCCTTGGACGCACCTAGAGGTTGATGTAAACGGAGGTGCATCTCCATGCTGTCTCTTCAAAGGTAGCATACCCAACGTCAAGGTATATGAACAAAGCCTTAAAAGCATACAGCACAGCGAGTACATGGAAAACCTTAGACAGCAGTTCCGTAATGGAGAAAGGCCCTCGGGTTGTAGCAACTGTTGGGCAGAGGAGGACGCAGGAAAGACGTCAAAGAGGCAAAATAGTTTGTACAAGATGTCGAGAAGCCTCAAAGACTGGACACCTAATAGCGAGCCATCTTTAAAGTTCATTGATTTTAAGTTAGGCAACGTCTGTAATCTCAAGTGCAGGATATGTGGTTCCTGGAGTTCTTCAAAATGGGCCCAGGAGGAAATTGACTACGAATTAGCGAAGGGCGGAGATAACCCTGTCGCACGGAAACAACTTCGGGAGGGTGGCTGGCCAAAACGCAATCCGCAGTTCTTTGAAGACTTAAAAGATGATCTCAGGCATGTGGAATATTTCGAGTTCACGGGAGGCGAGCCGTTCATGATCAAAGACCACTTCAAAATCCTAATGCACTGTGTGGAGAAGGGTTACGCAAAGAACATAGACATACATTACAACACAAATGGTACACAACTGCCACCGCAGGAGATATTCGACCTTTGGGCGTACTTCAAGAACGTCGAGATAGCATTTAGCATTGATGACATAGGTCAGGCGTTTGAATACCAGAGGCATCCAGCCAACTGGCGTGAAGTAAGTGCAAACCTTGTCAAGTTTAAGGAACGCAAGACTGACAACATGGACTTTCAAATATGCACGACAGTCAGTATATTCAACGTATTCAACTGGGCCAAGATTGCCTTGTGGGTGGCGCAGTACCAACCCAAGTTCTTCTACGTAAACACCTGTTTTGATCCAGACGTTTTCAACATACAGACCTTGCCAAAACAGGTCAAGGACATCATAAACACAAGGTACCACATGCTTACAGACTTCCAACCTTCGCTACGGTACATGAATGCCTCTGAAAGAGACAATGTGGAGATTCGACAAAGGAGAAAAGAAAGAATTCTCCAGACCGATCAGTATCGCAATGAAAATTTCAGTGAGGTTTTTCCACTTTTAAATAAAGTTTTGAAAATATATGAATAAATTTGTATCAGGCGGTTGTAGTTTCACATTTGGACACGAGCTCAGTGATGACAATGAGGGTAAAACACCATCACAAAAGACATGGGCCTACGGACTCAAGGGTGATAGCCAATATGTATGCACAGCCAGGGCGGGATCTGGTAACAGTGGCATAGCGAGGCGTGTATTTGAACAGGTGGCCCAGGACCCGGAAGTCCGGTGTGTTGTCGTCATGTGGAGTTTTCTCTCGAGATATGATTGGGCCTTTCCTAGGAATTCACAGTTGGAGCAGACAAGATGGGCGTCATTGTCACCATGGGACACCAACATGTTTGCAGACCAGAGACATCAGGCACTAACAGGTTCCGAACCACAACTAGAACAGCAAAAAAGAAGATCAAGATTGTTGGCAGACACGGGCATACAACCTTTCGTGGATTCCCTTTACCGAAACGCGGCCAACGAATATCACGAAATTTACCTAAGTTGGAAGAGCATCATATGGTTGCAACACATTCTCGAAAAGAAGAATATTCCTTACATGTTTACACTTGCTGACAACAGCCTGTTTTACCATGAACACAAATTACACGCCGACCAAGATGGATTTCTAAAAAAACTATACTCGGAAATTGACTTTACCAAGTGGTTTTCTTTTGGGGAAAGGATGATGGGATTCAATCAATGGGCTCTGCTGAATGATTATCCCCGCGGGGTTACCCATCCACTAGACAAAGCACACCAAGATGCTATAATGTTAATGAAACAGAGATTTACAGAAATAACAGGAGGAAAATAATGTTCAATTGGATAAAAAAAATTATAAGCAAGATCAAAAATGAGATTGCTTATAGGAAAAGACTTAAAGAATTGAAGAAAAAAGACCCTTTCATATACAAATAAAATGGAAATTCTTAACAAGGACAAACTGGTGCAGAAACTAGAGGAATGGAAAGGCCATCCTTCTATCAAAAATCTTATGGAAAAATTTACCAAGTTGCAGTCATACACAAAACAGCAGATCAAAGAATCCAAATATGAACTCGTTGAAATGCCATACATAGATTGTGCCGAGGATCCAGTGAGACCAGAATTAGACCTGGCATTCAGGCAGACGTACGGTAGGAAGATTTATGGTCTGAAGGATGACGTTGGCGATATTGCGGCGATCATGTGTTTCGCATTCACAGATGAAGTGCCAAAAACTGTTGAAGAAATGGACAGGATGAGTTACGATGCCGCACTCAAGGCAGTACACCGTGCAGGCGTGCAGGGATCTATTGCGATAGCATACACGGTATGGGCAAAGAAGAAAGGTGGTGGTAAAGCAATAGTGAATGAGGTATACAAGATGATCAAGAAGTCCAATCACCTCAACAGGCTAATCACGTTGTCACCACTCACAGACATGGCTAGGAGATTCCACATCAAGAATGGAGCGAAAGAATTAAAAGTCAACGAGACCACACAAAATTTTGAGTACGACATCACGCTGGAGGAGTGGGAGACTGCACTTGAAAAGGCGAAAGGGTTCTTCAAAATAAAATGACATGGTGGAACTTCTTCTGTTATGATTGTAAATGGAAGGGTGTTGCCAACGACTTAGAAAAAGATGATACAACGAACGAATGGTATGTTTGTCCAAGTTGCAGTAGTGAAAACATAGAGGACATGGGTTGGCACAAGGAGGAAGATGAGAATACTGGGAATTAACTGCATGAATCACGATGCCGCCATGGCGGTCATAGAGTTCCAAGCGGGTGTTGGCCGGATACTATGGGCCGCTCACTCGGAACGCTATTCCAAGGTAAAAAATGACCACTACCTCAACTGGGGTATAGTCAACGAAGCAAACAAATACGGACCATTCAAAAAGGTGGTGTACTACGAGAAACCATTGCTCAAGAAGACAAGACAGTTCTACGCGGGTCAGTACAGAGAAGCATTCGCACAGTCAGAGATGCCTCAGTGGCACCTTGACCAGTTCCACATCAGGATAGACGAGTACGTGTTGCACCATGACTCACACGCGGCGGCGGGATACTTCACGTCACCATTCCGTGAGGCAACGATACTAACAGTGGACGCGATAGGCGAATGGGACACTGCCAGTATTTCAACCGCTCGTGGAAGGAACATCGAACGTAAGGAAACAATCAGGTATCCACACAGCCTGGGCATACTGTATTCGGCATTCACACACCGTTGTGGTCTCAAACCAGCGGAAGAGGAGTACATCCTCATGGGCATGGCCGCGTACGGCGAGCCAAAATACAAACAGGACATATATGAAGACTTCGTTGAACAAGCACCTTTCAAACTCAAACAGAACCTACACAGGGGCCTCGGAGACTGGCATCCAGAAGCGGACGTGATGGACATAGCGGCCAGCATACAGGCAGTCACAGAAGAATGCCTCGCAGACTTGTGGCACAGGGCCAGCAGTTACGGATCACGCAACCTTGTGTATGCGGGCGGTGTGGCACTGAATTGTGCCGCGAACAGGGTGTTGGCCAACATGGGATTGTTTGACAACATCTGGATAATACCAAATCCCGGAGACGCGGGATCAAGTGTTGGTTGCATAGCCGCACACGAGAAGAGATTCATAGATTGGCAACACCCGTTCCTGGGCACAGAGATAGACGGTGAGTATCCTGTGGACGCACTTATCAAGGAATTGAAGGAAAACAAGATGGTGGGAGTTGCGAGCGGTAGAGCGGAATTTGGTCCGAGGGCACTTGGTAATAGATCATTACTAGCGGACCCTAGGGGTGAGGACATCAAGGACATGGTAAATGCAATCAAGAAGAGACAGAAGTTCAGACCGTTCGCCCCAGCCATATTAGAGGAGGATGTAAATGACTATTTTACCCTACCTAAAGGAGTCAAAAACACCCCTTATATGCAATATACAGCGGCGTGTACGCATGGTAAAGACTTCCCTGCCATAATACATCATGATCACACTTCTAGGGTACAAACCGTGCGGAAAACTGACAATCCGGGGTTTCACGCACTGCTAACAGAATGGAAACGACAGACTGGTTGCCCCATACTTCTCAACACCAGTCTCAACATAAAAGGGCAACCGATAGTGAATGACAGGGAGGATGGTAAAGCATTTACCAACAAGTATGGGGTCAAGGTATTAGGATGAGATATTTGCTTCTTTTTGTCTTGATAACTGCTTGTGGTTTTAAGCCGCATGCCAACTGTATTCCTGGATCTGAGAAAATCGACAAAGTTCAAGAACAAAAAACTATGAGTCAGGAAATCATAGACAAGGCAAAAAATTGTGTTACACAACCAAAACTTGGAGTTACAAAGAAATTTTAATGAAAATACTTATAACAGGTGGAAAAGGATTTATAGGATCCAAGATAGTTGAGATGTTATGTGAGGATAACCACAGCATCACTGTGGTGGACAACGAAGACAACTACGATATCATGACCAATGAACAACTTCGTAAGTTATATGAATGGCGGACCAGGAATTGGGATCAAAAGAAAGTTTCCTACATACGTGGTGATATTTTGGACAGGTTAGTTTGCCTTAAGGCGTTTTCATACAATCCAGACATTGTAATCCATCTTGCAACCTATCCTAGGGCAAAGATAGTCGACGCAGATCCTATTGTAGGAGTACCGAAAGTGATCAACACCACTACAAACTTGCTATGGCACTGTGAAAAGTTTGGAGTCAAAAAAATTGTCTATGTCAGCAGTAGCATGGTCTATGGTGACTTTGCTGATGGAACCAAAGAGGACGGAAAAACTAAACCCAAAAATATCTATGGTGAGGCAAAACTTACTGGTGAAAGAATGGTCAAATTGTTTGCAAAACGGTCGGGATTGAATTACAACATAGTGCGACCCAGCGGTGTGTATGGTCCGGGGGACATGCCAGACAGGGTAGTGTCAAAGTTCTTTGATAAGGCCATGAAAGGCAAAGACATCACATTACACAATGGTGCAAACAAAGTTGATTTTACGTATAGGCAAGATGCCGCACGAGGGATAATACTTTCAGCACTGTCGCCAGTGGCCAATGTTAGTTTCAACATTACTGCCGGCAATGCTAGTAGCCTTAGAACTCTGGCAGAAAAGATATTGGAAATAACAGGTAGCGATTCAGACATTGTTGATATAGGAAATCATGAATTGTATCCAATGCGTGGCACACTTGACATCAGCAGGGCAAAAGATCTCTTGGGATACCAACCTGAATTCACCTTAGAGCAGGGACTTAAAAATTATTATGACTGGCTTCAAAATAAAATTTAATGGTGTCGACAGGCTGTACAAGGAGTACAGTTGGAGGCTGACACGTAGGGCAAAGCAGGCATGGGCAACTGGAAATGTGTTGCAGGGGCAATACCTTGAAAAGTTTGAAAAAGAACTTGCAAAAAAATACAAAAGGAAATATGCAGTTGCGGTTGCAAGTGCAACAGATGGTTTATACTTTGCCCTCAGGTGTGCAGGTGTCACCCACAACGACACAGTGGTTTGTCCTGCCCTCAGTTATGTCGCAACTAGTGGTGCGATAAAAAGGACAGGGGCTCACATCGAGTACATAGACACGGACAACAGAGGCAACATAGATGCTCTTAAAATAAGCAATATGAGTATGCCTAAGGCTTTGATTTACGTCAACCTTTACGGCAACGTTGCCGAATACGAAAGCCTAAGCAAGATATGTTCTAAAAGAGGCACAGTGCTGATTGAAGATGCCGCACAATCACAGGGATCAACTTACCTTAAAAAGCAGTCTGGAACACTAGGTGATTTGAGTATCTTTAGTTTTGACCCTATGAAGAACATGCCAAGTTTTGGTGGAGGTGGAGCGATCCTCACAGATAACGAAGATTATTATAAAATTTTGTTAAGCCTAAGGCGACATGGATTCGGAACCAGTCTGAGCTATGGTTACAATAGTCTACTTTCAGACGATCATGCAAACCAACTTCTTTTCCTTTTATCTCGTTTTGATAGACTGCAAAAGCACAGGAAACAAATATTTGAGAGGTACAAAAATAACTTGCCGCAGTTGACATTTATAGAGTCAGACGTAAGACATACCAGCAGTTATCACAAGTGTGTCATTCAAGTTGACAAAAGAGATGATCTGCGTAGGTATTTGGCGGAAAACGGAGTAGAAACTAAAATACACTATGAACACACACTTGATATTAAGAATTCATATCCAGTAGCAGAAAGTATTTGTAGGCGGTCTCTCAGCCTACCAATTTATCCTTTTATGAAAAAGTCTGAAGTAGACCTTGTATGCAAGATAATAAAGAAGTTTTACAATGTTTGACAGTGTACAGGTAAGATTTAAAAACGCAAAGCACCATCCTAGCCCATTCGCCAACACCAGGGTAGTGCCTTTTGTTGGCAGTTACTTTGAAATACTCAAAGCGGTTGTCGAAGATGTGAACACAGAATACTTTTGGTTTTTTGCAAACTTTGTAGACTTGTCGAAAGACTTTGATTTAGATTACATTCCTGAACAGCATGAAAATTCACAAATACATGTCTGGTACGCAAGTCATCCCATGGCAGGGTTGAACGAGGAAGGAAACATAATGCTGGTACCAACAGAAGCCTTCAAACAACAGATGCATAAAATTAAATACCTGCGTGATTTCAAAGACATCAACTATCATGCCAATCCCGATGTTTACCAACAAACCATAGGCACGACATCATTCGGCCTCGATGATCCTTTAGCGAGTTACGATAAGAATTGTTTTTATAGATGGCTTATAAACAAAGACATCCAACATGTCAAGGTTCCTGACTTTTATCCAAGTTTTTGGGAGGATGTGAAACTTTACACATGGGGCAGGACCAATGACATTATGTTGGTTCCTGGAGGCTTTGAAATACAACAGTTTTATGACATTCCTAGACGTGTGCATTTTGAAATGGATTATCCAGTAAATGATTTAGACATAGTCTTCATATCTTTTGACGAGCCAGGTGCCGGTAAAAGATTTGAAACCTTGAAAGACAGGTTTCCCAGGGCCAAATGGTCAAAAGGAATCAAAGGGCAGACACTGGCATACATGGCCGCCGCCGCAATGAGTAAGACTAGATATTTCTTTGCAGTATTTCCTAAGATAGACTTATGTGATGATTTTGATTTTTCCTATCAACCCGACAGACTTAGAAATCCTTGCCACTATATTTTTGACTGCCACAACGAAGTCATAGACTGCACCTATGGCCATGACGGCGTCATACTCTGGAACAAAAGATTGGTACAACAAACAACAGATCCGGGATTGGATTTTACATTGTCCAAGCCTTGCACCAGTGTTCCGATACTGAGTGCAATCAATAAACTTGACGAGACACCACTAATGGCATGGAGGACGGCATTCCGTGAGGTAATAAAACTTCAATTACAAAAAATTACTGTAGAGACAAATTACAGGTTAAAGAAATGGACGACTATGGGCAAAGGTAAAAATGCAGAGTGGGTACACAGAGGTGCCATGGATGCCATGAAGTTTGTAGAAAACAAAGAAAATCCTTATCTCAGTTATGATTTCGAATGGATAAAAAATTTCTTTGAGAAAAAATATGGTTAAACTAGTATATGCGATTAGGTTATAGACACGAAAAAGATAGCATTGAAACCAATAGGTATTGGAACAACACAATAAGTCCTTTGTTGAAAAACGGCTCATTGGAACATGCTGTTGAAGGTACCTACGCATATCCAAACAGGATTGGATTATATCCTGGAATGACCTGTCAGTTCTTCTGCACGTTTTGTGGCAGGAACTACAATGCCAAATACAATTCTATGGATATTGACAAGAGCTTTGAAGTATTCAAACAGGTTATAGACCAAGACCCAAAGGAAGGAAAATTTTGGCAAGACAGATTCAGGATAAGTGGAGGGCTGGAGCCGTTGACAAACCCACACATAGGAAAGATAGTAAGTTATGGCCACAGCCAAGGATTCAAAATGCAGATGTACACCAACGGCTATGCCCTATCACAAAATTTCTTGAAAAAACAACCAGGCATTCTAGATTTAGAAGTGATGCGTGTAAGCCTGTATGGATTCGACCAAGAGAGTTATTATAGAGTGACCAAGAATAAAAAGTCATTTGATGTGGTGGTAAAAAATTTAAAGGACTTCTGTAGAATGATTCCGTCATCAGGAAGTAAAATTAAACTAGGAGTAAACTGGATTATATTGCCAGGACATAGTGATGACGTGAAAAGCGTGTTCAAGATGATTAATGATGTAAACAGCGTATCAGATTTTAAAATTTCATTTGTAACATTAAGAGAAGATTTTTCACAGTCAAACAATTACATATCTGATGAAGAGAGGTCTAAGTTGCACAAGATCTTTTTAGAAGTTGAACAAGACACACGCATTCATATTGATTACGGTTATGCACTACATTCTGTGAGGCATGGCAAACCAACAGGCCCTATCAAAATGGCCACACACGAACAGATGGACAAACACGGATGGCCTCAGATTGCTACATCTCTGGACAGCCTAGGTAATCTCTATGTGTATCACGAGACAGGTTTTCTCGACAGGCCCGGCAGTGATCGTTACATCATTGGCAACATAAAAAATTCAAGTGTAAGTGATATAGTCGAAAAACATCTACAAGGACCAGGCATCAAAGCACAACCATTTGACGTTAGTTTCCTTGATGCGTTTGATCACACAACAACTTTACTTTTACATGAAGCAAAAAAATACAAAGCAAAAAAACTTGACTGGAAGTACGAATTGGAGAAGAAATGGAAGTTCCCTACGCAAATCTAAATAGGATATACAAAGAGTCAAAAGCGGAACTGGACAAAGCGGTTAAGGATTGTGTCGATAACAGTTGGTTTATAAAAGGTCCAAAAGTCACAGAGTTTGAGAAAAATCTGAGTAGTTATTGCGGCGCTCCCGCAGTCGGTGTCAGCAGTGGCACCAGTGCCTTGCTTTTGGCATACGAATGCCTATCACTCAAACCCGGAGACAAGATTGTCATACCTAGTTTTACTTTCATAAGCACACCAGAGATGGCCAGTAAGTTGGGTCTAGAAATTGTGTGGGCAGACTGCAACACAGAAAACTACACCATAAACACTGACGACCTTGCAGGTTTACTGAGCTCAACAAAAGATATCAAAGCAATAGTTGGTGTTGATATTTTTGGACACACCTGTGACTGGGACACCATCAAGGACATAGCAGGGGATATTCCAATAGTGCAGGATGCCGCCCAGAGTTTTGGTGGCAGGTACAAGAATATGATCAACGGAACCTACAATGATCTGACCTGCTTCAGTTTCTATCCTGCAAAGAACATGTGGTGTTTTGGCGACGGCGGCGCAGTGGTTGGCAGTCGAAGTTACGTGGACAAAATATCAATGGCGAGGGACCATGGACGCACTGACAAATACGTGCATGAATTTTTAGGATGGAATGAGAGATTAGATTCTGTCCAAGCAAACGTGCTTAATCACATGATCAAAAAAGTGGATGGCCATAACAAAGACAGGAGACGTATTGCTTCGATATACGATAAATAACTACACACTGACACAATGGTGCATACAGCAGAATGGTGTGAGAATGTTTATAACCAATACACGGTAAGAGTCAAAAACAGACGCAGTGTCATTGCAAAACTGCGAGAGAAAGGCATAGAAACCGGTGTCATGTGGCCCTTAGGCTGTCATGCTCAACCTGCCTATAACAACAAGGATCTTTTGAGAAACACAGACACAGTTGCTGGAACCATTCTAAGTTTACCTTGCTGGCCGTTGATGACCGATGACGAGATATCACACGTCATTGACCAGTTCAATAAGATTATCTAAAAATTTTTGAAATAATACCAGAAGTTCTAGATTCCATGTCTTTTTTCAATCTAGGAATATCAAACTTCAATTCTACTGATTTTATTTTGATATAGTTTTGTTCTATGGTTTTTTTGAGAAACCTTGCGATTTGATCTTGTTTTTTCCTCTTGATTTCTTTCCTGATGTCGTAATGTATAGTGACGTTGTTTTTCAAAACAAGGTTAACATACATCAGGTACTTGACCGGCATATTCCTTAGTTGTAAACCATCTAGAACCTCCGGCCATTCTTTTACGAAGTCTTTCGTAAGTTGTACCCAAGTGCTATTCTTTGGCGGTTGTCTCTTTGGCATCTGCCTTTTTAGATGTTGCCTTTTTCTTAGTCGCCTTTGTTCCCTCTGCTGTCGCATCAGCATCTTTCTGTGCCAGGTCAGCCACTTTCACGCCACGCTCCTTGGCTATCATCTCGTTCAACTTGTTCAGAAGGATTTTGCCATCCTCACCTGAGCCGTACGTGACCATTATCTCCTTGGTCTTGAACTTCTTGATGTAGTTGTCGTTGTGTAGCATTGCCAACATGTTGGTGCCATCCGGGAATGTCTGCCTGCTGGCGAAGTCCGCGAACTCGTCAGCGTCCTGTCCGCCATCTGACTCTACGGCCTTTAATAGTGAGTTGTGGTAAATGTCTGGTAGGAACTTGGTCCCAACCACTAGACAGTTGTCTGGTTCGCCAGGCACTGTCCTGTACATGATCACCACCTTTGCTTTGGACTCGTCCGCAAGTTCTCCGATATGTTTGAAGTGTCTCTTTGGACCAGTCTGACCGTCACCAGTCTGTCCAGTGTTGTCACCCATTGGCATCGCTTGGTTGTTTACATTCATTAGTGTTGCCATTTTATTTTCCTTCCGCAGTCGCTGGTGCTTCTGCTTTTTTATCTTCAGGCTTTGGTTCAGGTGCCACTTTGGCTAAGAACGCCTGTAGTTTGTTGTAAAGAAATCCAACACCTGCCATTTCACCGGCTTTGAATGCACCCCTTGTGGATGCCACATCAAGTATGGTAGAAAGATTCTTCAAATCGCCAATCGACAAAGCAGTAGGATCCGGTTGTGGAGCCTGCTGTCCTGCAGGTGCCTGTTGCGGTTGCGCGGCCGCTTGAGGTTGTGCAGTTGCTTTGGCTGGCTTTTTCAATGTCTTTTTCTTGTTTGCCATTTTAGTATTTTCTCCTTAATTGCAATTAATATAATATACGCATATTATACTAAAATTAATTATGGTGAGCAATAGTTATTTTGAATACTTCTGAGCGATGCCAGACAGTGCGAACAACGTGAGATCACCCGGCTCTTCAAATCCAAACACCGTCACAGATGTTGATTGGTCACCCTGGAACTTTACATCCTTGGTAATTGAATAACGCCCGTTACAGTTTTCGTAGATCCATTTCCTTATATTCTCAACTTCACTGTCATTGGCTCTGGTAATTGTGTTTACGAAGTGTGGTGGTAAAGTGTCCAGTTCCCTGCCGTAGAAATTATTTGGATTTATCTTCATTAGGCACCCCAAACATCGTCGTACATCGGTGGTTCCTGTTTGTCTGGCTTCATTGTGTGTGCCTTGCCGTGGAACTGTTTGAATGTGTAATAAGACGCGAATATGATCGCCAAGTGTCCTCCAAACCATCCCAACCAAATGTCAACCTGCATCGTTCCCCATATGTAAATTGTGAAAGCAGTGCTCCAAATGAAACTGAGAGTCAAAAGTATTTGTAGCCTCACGGTTTTTGGTAGAGCCCGCAGGTCGTTCTTGCTGTCATCGAATAAAATTGTAGCAGTATCGATCATCCAGTTCCTTAGGCATTTGACTTTTTCAAGTTTGCCCGAGTATGGGTTAGTGTTCGGGAACAACATCATGTTAGGTAACTCCATAGTGCTATTACTAATAATCCAAAACTCATTATAGATATAGATACTTCATTGAAGAACCAATCCTTGAATGTTTCCCATAGTAGTGATATCAGTTGCCTATCCACCATAGTACCTCACGGTTGCAATCACTATCACTAAGATAAAGATCGCGGTAGAAATGTATAAAACTTTTTCGTCGTTAGTCATCGTACTGCACAGTGAGACCGAACGGTGCCTCAATGTTCCTTTCGTATGGGTTGTTGATCAAGAATATAGTGTCGCAGTAGTCTGGGTCACCCCAACTGTTCCAAGGCCAACCGTCAGTGAACATAACGAACTTCTTGGGCTCTATGCCCTCGTCCTTCATGTACGTCCAGTTGCACTCGAACTCAGTACCGCCACCTGAACCAAGTTTGTAGTCTAACAATTCATCCATGTTGTCCGGAGTGAACACTTTGGGATTGAACACTGCTGTGTCGAAACTCCAAAGATGTATCCTGAAGTCCTTGTACTGGTCCATTATGTTTTTCACTTCTGTCAAGAACTCCTTGCACTGGTCATCGCTGATAGAACCACTCGCGTCTAGGGCCAGACAAATGTCAATCATCTCGTCATTGTTCTGTCCAGGTAGTATCGCAGATGTGTGCCAACTCTTCCTACTAGGTCTCATCCAAGTGTAGTCAGACTTTATGGTGCTCATTATCTGTTGTTGTAAGATCTCTCTCCAGTCCATCTTTGGCTCTGTAAGGTCTTTCACTAGTCTCTGTAAGGCACCTGGTAAGTTTCCTGCGCCTGTAGATTGTGCCGCACTCACCATTGCCTCTTTGACTTCATCTCTGATCTTCTTCAATTCCTCTTTTGTGTAAACCGGCTTAGAGCTCTTCTTGTCACCATCTTTGCCCTTGCCCTTGCTACCACCTTCGCCGTCTTCCTTGCCCCAATCAACGTGCTCATCCATAAGTTCACCCAACTTGCTCATGTCTATCTTCTTGGCGTTCTTGTACAGGTGATCGTATATTCTCTCTGCTGGCCAGTCCTTGTATTTGTCGTCTTGGAAGCCCTTGTTCTCGCCCTTCTCACCTTTTGGCATCTCACCGATGTTGCCATCCTTCAGGATCTGGTTCACAGCATAGTCTGCCGCTATGTTCCAAAGTTGTGGATCTCTATTTCCTATCCTCACCATCATGTGTTCGAATACGTTGTGTAGAACTTCATGTCCAAACAGGAACTCTGCTTCTCTAGGGTTCAATGAGTCTATGAATTTGGTGTTGTAGAAGAAGTGTCTGCCGTCAGTGCCCGCAGTTGGACACCAGTCATCGGCGTTTACCAGTTTCAACCTTGTCGCCAGGTTGCCAAAGAACGGATGTTTCAGTAGCAGTGCGATCCTGGCCGTCACCAGTTTGTCTACGATCTTCTGTTCCCTGTAATCCATTATTTAGACTCCATAGCAGTTATGACGTACTTGCCAAACTTCTTATGGAACCTATCAAATGATTTCAGTTTGCTAGGATCGAATGGTAGTTTGTAGTTCGTCAGTGCAATCTTGGCACCCATAACAACCAACTCAGTCTCGAAGTTGTCCATCATGTAGTGGAAGAATCTATCTGCCTGTGCGTTCCAATCCTTCACCTTCTTCTCGTGTGCCTGTTGTAGTTCATAGCACAACGATACAGTAAGTGAGTACATCGCTGATATTTCTTTAGTCTTAAGGTCTCGGACCTTGCCGCTCAATATATCAGACGGGTTTGGAAGTTGGCCGCTAACCTTACGATGATTCATAAATTTAACGGCCAGTCCCTCTCCTACACAACCTGCTACGAGGTCAGTGAGCGTACTTTCTGGCAGGTCGTCTGATAGAAGTTGGCTTACGAAACTCCATGATCTTGGAGTTGCGAATGATCTCGAACTTCCCTTGGGATCGAAATCATATAAATCTTGTTTTGCGAATGTGCAATAACCCACAACGTCCGCGTGGATCTTTCTGTCCGTTGCCCATTGTAGCCAGTCATCGTAGTCCACTCTTAGTTCAATGTGTACAAATCTGTTCGCCAACGGAGCCGGCATCCTGTATGTGACACCTTTGTCACTGTCCCTATTACCTGCCGCCACTATTGACACGCCGTCTGGTAGAACATACTGTCCAACCCTTCTGTTCAATATAAGTTGGTACGCCGCCGCCTGTACCGCAGGTGCCGCCGAGTTCAACTCGTCCAAGAACACTATCGCGTTCGACTTGGGATCAGTTGGCAGTTCCGCTGGTGCGGCCCATACCATGTTGTTCTCCTTTGAATTGTAGTACGGAATACCCTTGATGTCAGTTGGCTCCCAAAGAGGTAATCTGATGTCGATAACATCTCGCTTCTCTTGGTCCGCGATCTGTTTCACGATGTCCGACTTACCAATACCCGGTGCACCCCACATCATTATGGGTCTCTGTAGTTTGATACAATGTGTTAATGCTGATTTTGCCTCGTTAGGCGTAACGGTTCTGTTCTGTGAACCTACTGTTGCTTCTTTGTTTTTAGCTCTTGCCATTTAGTACACTCCTGTTTAAATGTTTATAATACCATTATAGCAGAAATGTGTGTGTGGTCAACCTTGGTAAACTGTTGATTTTACTAGGTTTTTTTGAAGTAGTATTCAAAATTAGGCAGAAAATCAGAGATATTTGTGATATTTCGCTGGCTGTTGAGTTCATGTATAGTGGACATCAAGCGGTCCAACACTGCTTTTTTAGGCTTTGTCCTCGACAATAATTTAGATAAAAGCATCATTTCTGTTTTCCAGTTGCTAGAATTAGGAAAGGTGTGTACATTTTTCATAAAATTTTCCACATCATTGACAAATTTCTCCTTGAGTGGGGTTGGTGCATTTAAAGGACTGTACTCTTCGGGATTGTGTATCTTCATTGGAACCACCTTGAAAACCTTGCCTTTTGTTTGGTAATGAGATTCCATGTCTTTGGCCCATTGCAGAAAATGTCCATAGTTGAACATAGACAGCGTGTTGATTGTGTTTAGAATTTCTACACTAATATTACCTTCTAGTTCAGGAATTTTTTTAACATTTTTCGTTATTTGTGAGAATTTGCTTGGCCACCTCACATAATCATTTGCACTGCCATAAGCGTCAACACTTACACTCAATCTCACCGATTTGAATTTTTTCAATAGGCTGAAAAATCTAGTGTTTATGTTTGTGGCATTGGTTATAACCTGTAAATCAACGTTTCCTATCACTCCCATATCATCAAGCCCGTCAAAATAATATTCATACTCACGCATCAGCGATGGTTCACCTCCCTGGAGGGTAAGCAGTTCAACAGATCCTGATATCTTTAACACATCATCTATCACTGACCTATCAACGGAAGACACACCTCTGCCCTCATGTTTTGCCCACTGTGAGCTACGTGAACTGTCACACATAACACATTTTAGATTACAGAAATTTGAAAGGTCTAGATCTATAATTGTAGGATTTTTTTTAGTTTCTAAATTAAGATAACTGTTGGCCCTAATCCTGTTGCTGGGCACCCGATTTTTTTCACTTATGTAACAAGTGTCACAGCCACGCACTTTTTTTTGTGCTTCCATTTTTGACATTTCATCTTTCCGCACGTTCCCATGCCAAAACTCACTAGGTAATACGTCCTTTTGGTGCCAGCCACTGACACAGCAGAAACCTGTTCCCCTGTGCGACACAAAGATTCCCTTTTCTATGAAAGTGCAGTAACTTGAATTAGTTTTCTTTTCCATCGGCCTTACTCATTGCCCTTGCGAGTCCATACTTGGTGATATCTCCAGCGAACATCATTAATTGCAATGCCATCTTTTCCATGGTCACTATTATTTTTTTCTTGTCCACGAAATAGGGACAGTCTACAAATTCGTCTAGCCATAGGTAAGTCTGAGGAGTGAATATGATCTTGGCAGGAAATTTAATTTCGTACGTTTTTATATCGCATGATTGCACCCATTCGAGTCCTAGTTTGGTAAGACGCAAAGACCTTGCCTGGTAGCTCTCCCTGACATTTTGCCACCATGCGAAGTATGATGCCTTTACCTGCTCGTCGTGTGTTGGTTGTTCTTTCAACTCGAGGAATGTTTTGGTGTATGCGGTCTTGCGGTCCATACTGCTATTTAAGGTATGGATTTAACGATTGAATTTTTCGCCAGTCTTCAATAGATACACTGCAAATTTGTCGGTGTTGTGTTGACTGTTTAATTTCTTAGCCAAATTTTCGGCATGCCCCGGATTAGAGAACGAAACCTTCTTGTATTTTGGTCCCGGGTAGTTGGCCACAAGGCTGGATGATTTCAGGTTGATTGGTTTACCATCATAGAACACCGCCCAGATGCCCTCGGCCGCTAGGACCTCGTCCATTTTGTAGGTGGTTTTATTGCTGTGTTGCAACAGCACTGTTGGCTTTGGTCTGCTCATAGTTGTAAAAATATACAACTGTATTTACCAGAAATTGTACACCTAAAGTTTTATCTTAACATAGGCAAGTCCACTTATGTCCTCGTCGTGTTCGGCTATTGCCAGTAATGGTGCAGATTGCTCATCCTTCTCCTCCCAATCTGATATTGAGTGGGCGGCGCACCAACTTGATTTATGTTGATTGAACCATTGATTGAATTTGTTTGGGAATGGGATAATGGGTTGGTCCTTATGGGCAAGGAAAAACATGGCACGAAAAGTCACATGAGGTTTACACAGTTCTATGATCCTGTCGATCCTGTTTGGTTCTCCATCGCACCAGTACTGGTATGGTGTCTTGCCAAGTTCTGCCCATGGCAGATAAATGTTGTTGCGTTTTATGTGTTCTTGGTAGTAATTATTGCAGTGCATTGTCTCTGTGAGAGGCCCCTCTTTTACTCCCCATCCTACCCTGGTCCTAGGCAGTTGGTTGGATTTCTCTTGTTTGTGTATTGCGTGGTGAAACTTATAAACAATTCCATTATTGGGTAGTTTAGATAACCTGTCATGCTCAGTCTCAAATACCTGGTGGAGCAAGTTCAACTGATGCTGTGAGGGATTTCTGTCAACACTGATTGGTGTGATTCCTGCAAATGAACAAAACTGCCTGTATATTGTTGTTAGATCTGACACATCAGCCACTAAAGATTCTATAGCATCTATTGGTATCCTGTTGAGGTGTTTTATTTTTTGATACCATTTTCGTGCTATTTCTGTGTCATTGAGCCTGTAGGAAAGTGCTAATTCTTTTTTTCCGTCAGTGAGATGTACTGTGAAGCGTCTACTTTTTATCACCAAATGTACCGCCATCCATTTCAATATCTATAGTTTGTGCTTCTCTGGCGCTTTTGAGGGCATCTATTATTTCTTCCTGTACCGACACCAGTCTGGTCATGACCTGTGATAATGAATCTGCTATCCTGTCTGCTTCGGAAGCCTGTATAATGATCTGCCTCTCGCCTTTCTGTCGGAGTGTCCTTATCCTACCTAGAAGGTCCTCAAGCGGGCGTGTTTGTATTTTGAAATTCTTTGATTGCATTGTTTAAAACCTGTTGCATTTCTATTTTGTTTTTCATAGGTCCTTTGTAAGTGTACCTTTGCAGGGTAATCATCTTTGGGCAGTATGCTTTACGCCACCCTTTTTCAAAACATATGATGTAATATCCTGCACAAAATTGGCTTTTGCTTTTTGGAGTCTTAGTGTAAACCGGTAGTTGTTTCTGGACGTTGAACATTGGGTTGTATGGATGTTGCGGGCAAGGAAACCCATGCACATCAAAGTTGTCTACGTGTGTATTTTCCACGTGCTGTTCTTGGTTCCGGTCAAATATGTTGAATCCAAAACGTGTGAACAGGCTCTCCTGCGTGTGGAACACTTGCCTCTTGTCCTTCTTGCTTAGGAATATCCAGCCGTTGCCGTCCTGTTTAGAAAGGGTTCCTAGTTTCTCACCGTTTTGCTCGACAATCCAGAACTTGTCTTTGACTAATGTTTTTGCTCTCACCGTCATGCTGTTAACCTCGCATTAAAAGGCTCTACGTAAAGTTGAGCCTGCTCACTAATCTTATTTAGGTCGTATTTGGAACAGAACCTCATGAATCTGATTCCAACCTGTGCCACGTTCTTGTTCTCGGCCTTTGCCTGTGCTATCGTTTGGTCCAGTTCTTCAATTATGGCCTCTGGTTGTGCGTGTAGATCCACTAATAACTTGTTTCGTTCATAGTCTTCTAAAACTCTGTGCTCGTTGCCATCATGATCCACCCATTTGCTCAACATAAGGTTGTTCCACGTGTAGCCCTTTTCATGTCTATCAGCGAATGCCTCTTGTAGGCCGATCTTGTTCTTTGTGCCCTTTGTACGCACACCTGGGTATGCTGAGAATATGTTGTCGCTTGGATCACCCCTCATGGCCTTTTCGAATATCATCCATTCCGTGTTCGGCGCTGGCTTGGGTGCTTTTAATTTCTTATCTATAACGGGTTCACCTTTCTTGTCAAACCATCCTTCGTTCGTGAGTGTTATTTCTGTAACACCGTTGTACTGCTTCACATTTGGTGCTACCAGTTGATTGAGGTCCTTGTCCGTGCTTATGATCACGTGCTGTTCATTTGGATGTTTGTCTATCCATCTTGCTATGAGGTCGTCTGCTTCTGTCCTTGCGTTCCGTAGCACAGTGACATTGGTCTTTGTCTTTATGAAATCACAGAAGTCATCGTAGCACTCCCAGAACACTTCGTTTTCTTCCTTCTCCTTCTCGGTCATTGCGTCTGCCATTTCCTTACGATTCCTCTTGTAGGGTGCGTAGTGATCCTTGCGCCATGACCTGCCTTCTAGACAGAACACCACGTGTCTGCCACCGAAGTCCTGCCAGGCCTTCTTGATCGAGTTCATCATGATGTGGATGGCCATTCCCACCTTCTCGGAAGTGTCTCCACGTATAACGTGTCTGGCTCTAAAAAATGTGTTTGCTGTGTCTACTAGGATGTGTGCCATTATGACACCTCTGTCTTGCCGTCATCTCTCCTGTTGATCTGCACGTAGCCAGATCCAGTGACGTCTATGCCTTGTTCATTTCCGATTGTTCTACAAAGGGTCTGGAACCATCTGTCCACTATTTCTTCTTCCGACTGTCCTTGATACCCACTCTGCTGTAGCATGTTCACGAACTCGGCGTTCCAGTCCAGTTCAAAGAAACCGTTCCTGGGATTCTCAGGGTTCACGTTCAAGTTGAGAACCTTGACTATTGGCTCTTCGCTCTTCTTGGATGATCCTTTCTTTTTCTTCAATGTGCTTTTTGCTGTTTTTTTTACCTTCATAGTATTATTATATATTATTTTTGCAGTTTTGCCAACTCTCTTTTTAGTTTATTATTGATAGTTTTTGGTAATTCTGAAACTTGTTCTATGTGTTTTGGTATTTTGTCAGATGGAAGAATGGTCCTGAGGTGTTTCCTCAGCGCCGACACTCCTGGGTCTTTTGAAACAAATTTTACCTTGGCTAATAAATTTTGGATTGCACCATTGTGAGCAACTACTACGATACACTCGTCTACGTTAGGGCATGATCTTATTGCGTCCTCTATGTCGAGCAGTGAAACAAAAGTTCCCTTTATTTTGATCATGTTGTCAACCCTGCCCAAGAACTTGATGCGGTTATTGGTTATCTCCACTGAGTCTCCTGTTGCGACCCAGTCCTTTTGAAATACCTTTCGCGTCAGTTCGGGAGCATTCCAATAACCCATTGCCTGTACAGGATGTTTGATGTATAGTTCGCCATCGACTATCTTGGTTTCTACACCATCCAGTATCTCGCCCGCGTCGTTTGTTGCCGGGTCATTCTGGAATGAAATGGTCGTCCATACTTCCGTGGCACCATAAGTGTCATACACGCTAGATCCAAGATGTTGTTTGACCTTAGCACGTAGGTCATCTGACAGGTATTCTCCCGAGCATATTATCTTCGTTCCTGTGAGATCAAATTTGTTTTTGCTGGCACACATTGCATTCAACAGATACGGTCCTACATTCAAGCGTGTCACACTGTGTCTCTTAATCATTCGGAATACCAAACTAGGAGCAGGAGTTTTTTCGATCAAGCACAATGTTGCACCGTTTTTCAACACCCAATACATTTGTGCCAGTCCATAAGGGAAACTCATTTTGGCGGTGCATAAGACAACGTCACTTGATGAAACACCCACCGCGGTGTTGGCAAACGTATATAATTTCTTGAATGAAGCATGATTATGCACTATAATTTTGTACGATCCCCCACTGCCGCTAGACAGAGCCCACCAACATGGTCGTTCGTCATCCCAGTTGTGTGCCGCAGTGTGTTCCTCTTTTGAATCTATTAATTCTTTTGTTGTGACTGATTTGAACGTGGATTCTGGATGGTCCGAAACAATAAGTTGGGCATCCGAGGATGTCAAGACAAAATCCATGTCTTTCTTGACCATGTTGGAAAAAAGTAGCACCGGATTTGCCCCCAATAATATTATTGCCAAGAAAGTCACTGGCCAATGTACCGTGTCCTCCAGTGCCATTGCCACACGTGTGCCGGGCACAACACCGTGTTTGCTTTTCAACAGGTGGGCGAACTTTCTCACCGAACTTTCTAGATCGTTGTATGTGACGGAATCACCGGACGAATCTACACAAAAAATCTGGTCACTTTTTTGTGTGTTGAAAACATCAAGTGCGAAGTTGTTGTCTGTAGTGCTCATAAACTGTGACTGCCGCTGGTATAGTAAAAACAATAAGTCCAAGTGTGGCCCTGTCTATTGGAAGTGTAGTGAACGTTGAACCGATACCGATCACGGTGGTAGCAACGAGAACATAAAACAACAGGTCAGTTTTGATTTGTTTTTCAGAAAACACAGCGTATATGGTAGGAAAAATCATAATGATACGCAGTAGTCCGAAAGTGGATACCAGCACCCAGATATCTATCCTTAGTATTGCTATCGCTGTTGACACGATCATAATTGCGGCCATGCTCAATCTATTTACTGTGACAGGATTTGATTTTTTGATGATGTCATTTGAAATCACTGTGCCCGCCCCGTTCAGTGTTGAATCTATCACGCTTGACGCCTTGAACAGAACGGCCAGCATGAAAAATATTACTCCGGATACGCCAAATGTTGTTTTTATCATAAGCATTTGTGCCACGTCCGGATGAACTGTGAAGTCGGGTGCTGTTGTGAATATCGTGCCTGTGATCAGAGATATTCCCGTTATTATCACTGCCAGTATAATGCTGGCTATCCAATATGCCTTTATGGTTTTATTTCTATCACCCAGAGACCAAGCATTCTGGTACTGCATGTTATCAGCAAGGAAAGAACCAACAAAAATCAGTGACAAGAACATGCCCTTGGTCCACATGAGATTTGTGTCAAATAAAGAAACACCGGTTGCAGATGTCCAGTTGCCAAACACTTCTCCAATTCCGCCGTTGGTGCTGACTATGTAAATTCCACCAAAGACTGAAATAAACAACAATAATAGAATATTGATCACGTCAGTTCGGTGACATGCCTTCTGTCCTCCCCACATGCTGTAGGCAAGCACGGTAAAGGCGACCACTAAAACTATCACATTGTAATTGAAACTGTCAGACACAAACTCCGCCACAATTCCAAACGAAGTCAAAGTTCCGCTGACCGCATATACACACGCCGCCACCTGCAGGAATTGATACAGCCTTGTGAGTTTATTGTTTTGATATCTATGATCTATGAAAGAGTTTAAAGTGAAACCATCGGGAAATTTTTGAATTAATTTTTTAGCGAAATAGCCAAATAGAATCGATGTGGCCAGGAACGGAAGGCCGTATGACCAAAACACACCCGCTGGGCCAAATTCAATGCTGAATCTACCTATCAACAATAGTCCCAACACCCATAACCAAGAGCTGGCCGCACTTATGGATACCATCCATACGGGAGCGGTCCTCCCGGATACACAGAAACCATCGTTTGTGTTTTTGTATTTTGACTGTATATTACTGGTTGTAACGATTGTCAGCCCTAGGTATGCTATCAAACATATCCAAAGTGGATCCACGTTTTGCATCAAGTTCCCCATTTGTTTCCGAATAAATCTACGTGTAGTCTCGGTGAATATTTAAATCCGTGTTTCATTGCCATGTCCGCGACCTGAGTAGCAGTCTTAGCCTGTCCCTCCTGTGTGGCACCCATTGGCATCAGATATATGTCGGCATCTACATCCGCTTTGTGGTATTCGTCTCTGGCCCTGTTTACTTCATCAAGGTCTTGTTCATCCTGCACAACGAACTTGTAATAGAGGTGTGTGTTTGGTATTGATGCATACTGCTTGGCAACGTCTGGTCTGATGGCCTTATCCCACTTCTCACCTGATATTGATAGTTTTGGTGATGTAGACCAAGTGATGTGTACAGGTTCCTTTGTGTAGTCGCCTGCCACCAGTCCGTGTAGGAACTTGTCAAAATTCTCTTTGAATGGTTGTGTGCAGTTTGTCTCGATAGTGAGGTTTTTCAAGTCGTTGAATTCTGTTTGTCTCAGCAGTTGTTGTGTCTCCCTTTGCCACAGCATTGGTTCACCTCCAGTTATGATGAAATGCACATCCTGTCCGTTGTCGCATGTCCATTTATTCTGTGGAGTGTGTGCCGTAACGTCCTTTGCAATTTTGCTTACGTCATCCCAACTCACAAGATGCTTGTATCTTGACGCCCAACTGGCGCTGGCGTCACAGCCAATCTCGACCACCGGTAGTTCACTGACGTGTTGAACATCTGAAAGGTCCTGCGTGGCATATGGCATCTCTTCCGGTTTCAACCATTTGGTCTTGTCTCTTCCCTGGCCAAAACCATGACAGTTGAAGTTACAACCAAACACACGGAAGAACACAGAGGGAACGCCAACGAATCTACCCTCGCCCTGCACACTGTAGAATATCTCCGAGTACCTTATTTTTTCCATATTTCTGGATAACTCCTTTTCATTGATGCAACAATCTCTTTGACTGTCCAATTGCCTTTCATGCTCTTTTCCAATTCTGTGTCTATTTGTTTTATTTTAACTGGTTCTTTTATTTGCGTCAACTGGGTCCATTTGATCTCAACTTTCCATTTGCCGTCGGGAGAAATGAACTCCATTATTTTTTCTTCTTGTCTAGTCTAACCACGTTATCAGTCTTTGAATAGCCAACAGATTCTCTTTGGATGTCATTGTGTTGGAAGTTGGCCCAGTAGAGTTCAAACGCCACGCCGTCCTCGATGCCTTCAAACGTGTGGTATAGTCCCGGTTTTACAGCGGTGAATTGTCCTGGTTCCAGGATCGTTTCATCAACCAAGTCGTAGTCCTTCTGCCAGACTTTTATCTTCATGCGTCCTGACACGACGTAAAAACCGTTCCATTTGTATTCGTGTTTGTGTTTTGAACAGACCCCGCCTGCCTTGTAATCTATCCTGTGAAATTCAAGTGAACTGTTTGCTAGAATAAGTTCTGTGGATCCCCAAATTTTTCCTGCAATGTTTCCCATAATGTTTATTATAATGTATTTAGATGTCTAAGTCAATGGGGGAAAATAATTCCCCCATGTGCTCTATTTCTTCTTGCCAATGACTTGCAGTCTGTTTAACAGTACACCATATGCTGGTAAGAATACTATTAGACCAACTACAATTTTAGTCAGTGTGTTGTTTTGAGCAACCACGTGCCAGTTAGCACCAATCCACGATAGGTTACCTTCGGCATCCAACGATCCCGCGAACGCCACATAAAAGAACGAGTATGTGTCAATTATGTTTGCCGCGATGGTTGAAAGTGCCGGTGCCGCCCACCAATTGTCAGATCTTTCTCTTATTGCTTGGAAAACGTACACGTCAAGCATGGTACCAATTGCGTATGCTGTACCAGATGCGAATCCAACTCTGTATGCGTGTGGATCACCCAGTGCCAACAATACAAGTACTGATGCCACGATAGCCGGAATCACAGCCATTGCAACAACGGCCCTTCCTGCTTCCTTGCCAACCAACCTTACTGTCAGGTCAGTTGCCACCACAACAATCGGAAATGTGAATGCCGCCGCCGCTAATGGGAACGATCCGAATAACGGAAGGTCCGCGCCAGGGAATAGATCAAATCTGATTGTGACTAGATAATTTGACAGGGCAATAACCGCCGTGTGTAAAATTACTAGATTTCTTACAAGTGTCTTGTCAACACCTGCTAGTAGTGATTTAAACATTAATCCTCCTATAGGTTTGTTTAATGTGTCTTATTTTAATTGATTTACCGTGATTGTGTCAACACAACTTTTAGTTTACTTGTCCCATTCTTCCCATGGGAACACTATCCACGTGGGTGTTTCATCCTTGTTGATCTCGTATCCTTTGTAGTCCATCTTAACAGGAGAGGGCTTGTTGTTTATCATGGCCGCGAATTTGATTCTATCTTCTTTACCAAAGTTGTCCATGATGTATTTGAAGGTGGCTCCTGTGTCGTTGATGTCGTCTATGATCAAGATCTTCTTCTGCCATGCGAACGCTTTTTCTAACACTCTTAGGTCGGGTTTGGTAGTGTGATCTCTCAATCTTATGTCTAGGACCTCGTGTGGCTTCTTCAACCTGTGTGAGAGGTACACACCGGGTATGCAACCACCCCTGTTGATGCTCAATATTATAGATGGCATCCAGCCCGAGTGCACCATCTGGTCCTCTATCTGTATCAGGCTGTTCCTCATCTGGCCAGTTGTGAAATATGTTTTTTTAGTTTCCATAGTAATGATTCAATATTCCCAATGAATAAATTGCCAAAGATGTTGAATTTAAAACTATCAAAGATCTATCATGCCAAAGCATGCCAACTATCAACCATCCTATAAATCCAATGTTGGCTACAAAAAGGTTCATTGGAAACATGTTGGCCGAAGTGAAAAGCATTGCGATTATCAATATTATACTGCTGGCCCATTTGATGTACCAAGACAGGTCTCCCTTGGGAGTAACTTTCTTGTATACCCGAGATGAGTTCAACGCCTTGATCTTATCGTCTAGTTTCTCCCTGATTGGTTCTATCTTATCCGATTGTGTATCGCTCATAGACTTTGTTTATGTTGTTTTCTACCCTGACAAATGTTGCACACTTGGGCATGTCTTTTAATCTACGTGCGCCGATATACGTGGCCGCACTTCTTACTCCTCCCAGTATGTCCTCAACAGTCGGTTCAACAGGTCCTCTGTATGGCAGGCTGATCCATCTGCCCTCGTTGCCCCTGTAACCGTCCTTGCGTTTGCCGTGTTTCTCACGTGCTCTGTCCGAGCTCATGCCATAGAATTCTATCTTGCCGTCCTTTGGCTCTTGTTCTGATTCGTCGTGTCCGGCCAGCATACCGCCTATCATCACTGCGTGTGCTCCACCACCGAAAGCCTTGGCTATGTCTCCTGGATACACGCATCCGCCATCCGCCATTATGTGTCCATCAACACCGTTGGCCGCGTCAGCACATTCAACTATCGCCGAGAACTGTGGTACTCCTATTCCAGTCATTGTCCTAGTTGTGCAAACTGATCCCGGTCCTATTCCGATCTTGACCATGTCTGCACCATTTATTATCAGTTCTTCCACCATCTCTGGTGTCACAACATTTCCTGCAACGATGACTTTTTCAGGGTAGTCATCTCTTACCATTTTTATAAAATCAACAAAGTTTTGATGATATGCGTTGGCAACGTCCACAGTGATCATTTTCACGTCTGGGAAACTTTTAAGGACGTCCTGCATGTTCTTGTAATCAGCGGCTTCAGGATCCCATATCTTGTTGGTACCTGTGCATACACTCACGCTCTGCAATCTCAATCCTGATCCAACTGCCTGTCTCCATTGGTCTATGGTTGTACTTTTTGTAATAACAGTCATCATCTTGTGCTCTTGTAACACTTTAGCCATTGAAAATGTACCAACACCGTCCATGTTTGAAGCGAATATCGGAGTGAAATTCATGACCTTGCCTGAATTCCTGAAAGTGAACTTGCGTGTCATGTCAACATCTCGCCTACTGCTTAAAGTAGAACGTTTTGGTTCCATCAGCACGTCATCAAAATTTAATTTTATGTCTTCTTTAATCCTCATTTTCCTTTTCCTTTGCCTCACACAACTTCTTTACGTTGTTGTAGTGTTCCCAGGCCTGTTTAAGTGCTGGGTACTTCTTCCTCAACTCCTCTTCGAACATGTCTGCGGTATGCACATCAAGGCCTCCAAAACTCCAAGACATTCCGTCCACTGTCAAAGATTCTGTTGCGGCACCTGTGTATTCTGGGTAAGTCACGTCCTCAGGAAACATGTAGTTGTCCATGTGGTCGTCCTTTTTATCCTTATCCATGGCCCTTCATGCTCATGCAAATTTTATAAAACTCGTCTCTTGTGGCAGGATCGTCCTTGAATGCTCCCAACATTATTGCAGTTGTCATGTCAGACTCATGTTCTTTCACACCTCTGTGTGTCATGCAATGATGTTCTGCTTTGACCACTACTGCTATATTTTTTGTGTGTGCGTATTCTTGCAACGCTTCCGCGATCTGTGTTGTCATTTCTTCCTGTATCTGCGGACGCTCTGCGATGTGATGCACGATCCTGTTGAACTTACTCAAACCAATCACCTTGCCGTTGGGAATGATACCCACCCAGGCATTGCCCACAATGTTTTGGAAGTGATGGGCACACGTCGATCTAATACTGATCGGACCAGATGTGTACATGCTTTTGTAACCCATGTTTGGGAAACTTGTTACCCTAGGGAACGGGTTGTATCTGCCACCAAAAGTCTCACGTAACCACATCTTTGCCACACGCTTCGCGGTCTCCTGTGTGTTGTGGTCGTTCTCTGTGTCGATCACAAGACTCTCAAACACACCTTGCAGTTTATCCTGTATCTCCTGTTGCAGTTGATCCAGTTCACCATCTTCTATGTAGTCTGAGATGTTGTCATTGGCGTGGAATCTCTTGCCAGCCTTCTCGATCCTATCTTTGATCTTCTTGCTGACAGGACCTTCTGGTTGCCAACTGTCTTTCAATGTGTCATCCATTATTCTATGTCCAATCTTACTATGTGTTTTCTCAATGCCCTGACCAGTTCTTCGATTTTGTCTATTACTGCTATCATATCTCTGTCTGTGATATATTTAGATCTTTCTTTCAACTTGTCATATTCTTTCAAAGATATCTGCACCATGGGTGATGTGTCTCTGGTGCCTTCATTTTCGTATGTTGCATCTACTGATCTATCGTCCGTCATTGTATCTCCTTTTTGTGAACCTTGTTATACCATTTTACAGCAGTTGCCACCACGTTGTCAATAGAACTCTGTGTTGGCTCCCAATCTAAAATTTCCTTTACCTTGGTTATGTCGGCAACCAGATATGCAGGATCACCTGGTCTGTTGTCATGCATTTCTACGTTCATTGTGCCTGCGTGTTTTTGCACTGTGTCTACTAGTTCTTTGTTGGATGCAGGAGCGCCTGATCCTAAATTAAAAACTTCTGCCACTTGGTTGTAACTGGCGTAGTTCAAGGCTTTTATGTGTGCGTCTGCAAGGTCCATTACGTGTACATAATCTCTTACACAGGTGCCGTCCTCTGTATCATACTTGCCTCCAAAAATTTTGAATGTCTTGCCTTGTCTTGCCGCATCGATGGCCAGCGGTACTATGTGTGTCTCCTTGTCTCGCAGTTCACCAACTTCCGATTCCGGATCCGCACCAGCGGCATTGAAATATCTTAGTCCGACACTTGACAATCCAAAGGCTGTTTTGTAATCTCTGCACACTTGTTCCATCATAAGTTTTGTTGCACCATATGGATTGATTGGTCTGCACACATCTGATTCTCTGCATTTCCTAAAGCCTTGGTCACCATATGCGGCCGCACTTGAACTGAAAACGAATGTTTTTACTCCGCATTCTATAAGTTTATCCAATAGTGATATGGTCACAATAAGATTATTTTTGTAGTACAGTGAAGGATCTGCAACACTCTCAGGCACACTTGTACTGCCAGCGAAATGTATACAACTTGTAATATCGTGTCTTTTAATAATTTCATCAAGCCTGTTTATTTCTTGTGGCAATGTTATATTATAATTTGGGCCAAAACTGACCAATCCGTCTCTGAAATGTTTGTCAACTGTTACTGGAATATAGCCGTTCTTTTCCAACAACTTACAGGTGTGTGAACCAACATATCCAGCACCGCCTGTCACCAGCACTGCTTTGCTCGATCCTTTAATATTTGGGTTCGGAAACTGGTGTCCTATAGTTTGATCCATCTCTTCTCCATTGTTCACCCTTGCCTGTCATGATGTCCAACATCCTGTCGATCGTACCGTTTGTCCAATCGGATATTTGACCCATACTAGGGGATGGTTTGCTTAATAGTAATTCTAGTTTTGCCATTGCGTCTTCTTGTGACCATGGCACATACAATCTTGTGTGATCGTTTGCGAACACTTCTGGGAATGACCTGTATGCCGGAAACAACACGTTACATCCTAACGCATCTGCTTCTGAAACTGTGTTTGATGTCCAGTCCTGTAAGGCACAGTTGAATAGCACTCTTGAATCTGCTAGTATCTCATAATATTCGTTTTTCTTTAAATTTTCGTGTATGGTGAGCAGTCCTTGTTTAGCAAGATACTGTGCCTCTTTGACATAGTATTCATTGTTAGATCTCAACGGACCACCTTGGCATATTGCAAATTCTGTTTCAGGATGTTTCTGTTTGAACTTTGTAATCATATCCATAAAGAACTGTGGTTGCTTCTCTTGATCCCATCTTGCTCCAAACACCACTCTGTTCTTTCTCTCCATGAAAGGTTTCTGTTCAACTCTTGATTGCACTTCTTCCTTGCCAAAACTCAATCCTGATATGTTGTATATTGGTGCCTTCCAGTTTGCTATACGCATATTGGCAACCATTTCCTCGTTGCTGGCAAGTATGACAACATTTGGAATCTCGTTGCACATCTGTTCGTATAGGCTCATCCACTTGCTCATGCCCCAAACGTGTACAAAGTCGTCTGGATCTATGGCCTGTGCTAGGCAACGCAAATATATTGTGGGCCTGTATTTTTCTGGTGTCTGTTGCAAAATGTAAGGCAATGATTCCATTCCAGGTTGGAACATATCTTCAAAAAATATCGCGTCCTTGTCGGTGATTTCTCCTGCTTTTAATTTTTTAACCAGGTTCATCATTTGGCTCATGCCAAAGTAACTCCTACCGTGTGCGTCCAGCACCTGTCCTGTGACTATGGCCTCTGAGTCGTCTATGGTGTCACCTGGAATGATCTCATACTTCACTCCTCGTTTGTCGTATGCTCTTTTTGTCCAGTCCGTTAGTTGATATGTGTATCTGGCCTGATAAGATTCAAGTCCCATGTAAAATATTTTCATAGTGTCAGTATAGCAAAATTAATCCCACTTGTCACTGAAATCTTTGTACAAAGTGTATTTTGCTGTGAGTTCCTCTCCTGCTTTAATCTGTGTTGTGGTTACCAGGTATTTCACTGGTAATTGGTGCCAGAATCCTTCGAGGTTCTTGCAGTTTGGTTGATCTGAATGGTTGTAGAAGGCACCAAGTGCTGTCCTCACGTATCCGTGGGGGAAATTCTTGTTCTTAATGTGTGCTATGCCCAGTATCACATCGGGATCGAAATTCTTGGTGGCGAACAGGCCCATGCCCTGTACCTTGGATTCCCTTATTGTGAGTCCGTCTGGTAATGGTTTGTACATCTATTCTCCTGCTCCGTCTATGGCCTTTGGATGATAGGTGGCCTGTTTTTCTTTCTCCGTCTTTTCATTCCATTCCTTCAACTTGACTTGGTAGTCTGATTCACTCAAACCGTGCCAACCGATACATCTACCAACCGGTGATCTACCGCAAGGACAAGACTGTTTCTTCTGTCGTTCTTTTTTGTTTGCGATACTCTGTTGCATAGATATATCAGTTAGTTCTTTTTCTTTGGCAAATATATCCATAAAATTCTTCCTGTAAGAATCATTGGATGGTCTAGATTTGCCGTCCCAATTACCCGGCATTGTCCCTCAGGTAGTTGATCATAGTGTCAGCGTCTGATACTTCAAATGGATCGTTGTCGTCACTAGCATTATTCTTGCCAGGTTCTTCGAAAATTTTAACAACCTCTCCATTATCCACCAGCATTGAATATCTCCAAGATCTCATTCCAAAACCCTGTTTTGGTTTGTTCACAAGCATACCCATGCCCTGTGTGAATACTCCTTCACCGTCGCCGATTGGTTTGACTTTCTGAACGTTTTGGTCTTTGAACCAAGCGTTCATCACAAATGCATCGTTTACGGACACACAGTACACTTCGTCAACGCCTAATGCCTTGATTTCATCGTACTTTGCTTCGTATTCAGGTACCTGCTGACTAGAACAAGTGGGTGTAAATGCTCCTGGTAGTGAGAACACAACAACTTTTTTGTTGTCAAAAATTTCTGTTGTGTCAACATCCTTCCATTCGCCGCCTATAAACGTACATCCACCTACTTCGTCAGTGTCGCCGACCCTTGTTTTAAAGTTAGTGTATGGTACTTTCACTTTACTTTGCCTCCTTTACAAGTTTCACGTCGCCGTTTTTTGTGTGTTTGATCTTGTGTGAGTTTTGCAGTGCGATATGCAAGAACGTTTTGTACTTGTCATCCTTCACCATCAAAGTCACACAATCATCATCTTCATTGTCATATCCATGATATGCCCAAATGAAATCCTTTCCGTACTTCATGCCCAGGTTTCCTGCCGTGGCGCATATGTTTGCCACAGCGTCAACGAATGTGTATGAAGCGTTGAGTCCACCCCCGCCTATGGGAAGGTATCCCATCCTAGTGGTTGCTCGTTTTTGTTTAATCGTTATTTCTTTCATATACTGCGTGTGATCCGTTCTCTCCGTCCTCGGAAACATCTATCTCGATCTTCCTGCCTGGATATCTTTTTGTTATTGCCACGTATAAGTCATCACTCATCATCTCACATGATTTATAATCTAGTTTCAATGTACCTTCGCTGTACATGTCTTCAATCCATCTCTTGAACTGTATGAATTCTATGTCTCTGTCATCGTGGAACACCTCTATGGCCACTTTGAAATGGAATATGTGCCTGTGTGGGTGTCCAAGGAAACTGACATCATATCTGTCTCCTGTGGCCAGTTTTGGATCATCCAGTGCCGCCGGATACTTGTGGATGCCTTCCTTACGGAATGTTACCCATATCATTTTGCTTGCCTTGCCAGCCTGTTCTTTCAGTGCCTGGTCATGTTGTTGTTCAGTGTTCATGCTTTCTCCTCTATAGGTTCGTCTTGTTTGTAGTGTTCCCAAGATGTAAATCCTGATGACTGTTTGAAGTTGTCCATTGTCATGGTCCAAACTCCAGGGTTGGTTTTGTTGAAATCAACATCATCAACCTTGATACAAAGATTATTATCATCCTCTGAATTTGGGAATATTATCGAACAGAAAGGTATAAATTTTTCTTCATTCCATATCTCGGCAAATCTTTCCTTCACTTCTTTGTGTACATGATATTGATAGTCAATAGTGCACCAATAACCTTTACGCATAAGCCTCTTGATTAGTTGCGAGGTATTTGCGATGTTGTGCATGAATGACCTGTTTGCTCCAAAATAGATTGCTTCAGCATTGACTTTTTCGGCCAATTCTACGATTTGATCAAAGTAAAGATCATTCCTCGCAAGGAAAAGTGTTTGTTTTCCATATGCTGGGGTGTGTTCCACTTCAAAACCTGAAAAAACACCAACACTATCGCTTCTGCCTGTTTTGTAATCTCTGTCCATGCTTTATTATACTATGACGTGGTTATTTTGTCAACGTTGCCTTGGCCTTCGCGATTGCGTCTTTGAGTGCTAACTTGGTCTTCTTTAGCCTCATCAACAGCGTTTTGCTTTCGGCACTTCTGTCTTTTAGACGATCCTTGGTTAATTCATCAACTTTTCTTTTAAGGTAATCATGATGATCTTCCAGTTTCTTCACTCTTTTACTTTTACCAGCCATTTTAACCTCCTTCAAATAAACTTGAAAAATTGTTCTTGCCTTTACCGCCACCTGTTGCTCTCGCCCATCTGTTGCCTCTAATGTCAGCAAGATAACTTGATGCGTTCTTTATCAGTTCCATGGGTTTCTCGCTAGTGAACACTTCCTCCACGAAAGTGTTGAAATACAATATGTTCCTTGGCACGTATATGCTAGGTTCATCGGTCTTGTCACTTGCTTTGGTTTTACGCCAGTGTTTCACTTCTGGTCTGTGTTTTATTGATTCTATGTCGTTGAGATCATTGGCTATCTGTATGGCTCTGATTTGATTGTACACATTGTGAGCCATCATCAGCACGTAACTGAAACTGTCCCAACTTGTTGCTCCGATCTTGCCTGACTTGTTGACGTCCTTCTCGCCGTACCAACACACGTCTCCCATCCTGAGCCTTCTTCCTATTCCACTATCAAATGGAAATTGTATGTCACTGCCCTTCAGTGCCTTGTCGTCTGGTGCCTTGTCCATTATGAATGAGAACCTGTCAGGGGTGAAAGAGTTATGTGTGTATACAAGACCATTCGCCGTGCTCAAGAATGCTGACGCACTGTCAAAACTTATTGTGAAGTTAGGGTTGATGTGTTTCCTAACTTGCCTTTGCACCTGTGTGAGGTAACACGCCCAGTCCATCTGTGACGTTCCTAGCACGTGCATCCAATCCTTGCCATCCAGTTTCTTCTCGTCTCTCATAATTATTAATCTTTTCAGCATCACCTCCATGTCGCACATGTTGATACCACCCATAGCCCATCCTTCAAACTCGAAGTCTTTCACTGCGTTATACCAGATCTGTGCGGTCTCCCAGTCATCGCCCTGTAGCACGTTCAAGAATTTGGTCTGTCCCAGTCTGTTCTTCTGGAAGAACTTGTTGTTGTATATGGTGCCATCTAGCGTGTCCTGGAAACTTTTTAATCCTGTCTTTGGACTGTTTAGATCATCCGCCGCCCAAGTCGGCACGTCCAATGTCATGGCCCAATCACTGGTCAGTTCAAGCCAATTCAAGATATCTGATCTAACCTTGTTTGCCTTGTTACCCTCGAAATCTTTCCAGTCAAACTTGATCACACCCTTGCCTATCTGGTATCCACCCGAATCTCCAACTATGGTAGAGAACTTCCTGTCTCTGTTCACGAACATATGATCCCTGTCACCCACCTTATCCATGTCCAGGCAGGCGTGTCCCGCCGAGTAAAGTGCTGTTGGATAGGTGAACATGCCCTCGTCTGGGTTTATGAAGTTAAGTCCCTCGACTCCGTTCTCGAAACCTTTTGGGATACGTTCAGCCGGAATGTGTGTCCCGCCTGTTATCCTCTGTTTTGATATGAACGTGTTGTAGAAATTTGATATCGCAGGCAAGAACACCGCGAAGTCTCTGCTGAGTTCCCCTAGATGTTCTTGCTTTGCGTTCTTCGTCATTATTGCGCCTGTGCTGGTATAATGTATTGATACTTGCCCAAACCAGAGTCAACAGAGACCTGCATCGCACCCTCGTTAGAGAAGTGCAAAGTGACCTTCGCTGAATCTGACAGTTTAAGGATCTGCAACACCTGTCCAACCGGCCAACTCCAACCCTTGTTAAGTGTGCCCTTAACGTCGGTTGCGAAAACGAACTCACCACCATGTGACGCTTGGTCACCGAAGGTGAATATCAGATTTCCATCTTCCGTCCTCACGACGAATGAATTGTGTTCTGTGTTTGCTGTGGCCTGGAAGTTGAATCTCTGCACACTAGCCACTGTAGGCTCGATCTCTACGTCCCACTTAACACCCTTGAACTTCACGGTCTTAAGTTTCTCGTTGATGATCTCAGCGTTCATGAACCTGTAGTCGTTCTTGAAGTCACCCTTTTCATTCTCGAAATGGATGCCTGTGGGAACCGTTGCGCCGTTTCTCTCACCAGACAACACGGTTATGTTCGCCTTCTCCTTGTACTCCGGACACTTCAGGTGAATGTCCAGTTTGCCCATCTGAGGCATACCAAACGTACCGTTCATTTCCGGTTGTGGTTTGTGGAAAGACCCTTGCAGGATCACAGATCTGTCTTCGGCCATTGAGTCGATGTTAGTTTCCTTATCATCACCAGTGATCTTGACAAGATCCAAGAATCCCAATCCATGCGTGTGTTTAACGATGTCTTTTAAGATGTCTATCATAATGTTCTAATTGTATATGATATTTAGGTCTTAGTCTACGGTTATTTCTGAAACTTTGTACACGACCGGATTTTGTTTACCAGGTTTGCGGAATATTGCGTAGTTGGCCCCAGGACGGAACTGGTTCATTTCCACTATCTCATAACCCTCGTCTTTGATCATTGCAGTCATGGCAGTTTTTGTATTATAGGCCCAATAACCACGTTTTGCTTTATTAAGGTCATGATCAAAATGGCAATCGGCATATTGCATAAAGCAGTATCCTCCCGGAACAATGACACGTTTGATATCATGCAAATATTGTTGAATGTGATTTTGGTCAAAGAAAACAAATGTGTCCCAACTGAATATAAAATTACAACTGTTTTGTGGGATATTAGAACATTCTGTGTTTTTTGTTAGGTAAAACTTCAAGTATTTTTGATGGGCAGGTTTGAACCTTCTCCGTATCTTTTTTTCGCAACCAGGCAATACGTCGAGAAAATAATTCATTCGCCATGCTCTGAACTCTTTGGAAAACATTCCAAAGCCAGGACCTATTTCCAGACTGTTGTAAATATTGGTCCTTGCAAACTGGAATATTTTTGTTTGGACCTGGGTGTAAAGCATCTGGTCGACCTCTGGAACAGTAGATTTGTGCTCTAAATCTTTTTGAAACCATTCAGGCGTTTTGCCTAATTTTTTAATTATAGATTTATTGTTAGCGTCTATGGCAGATTCTAGATCTGTGATCAATTTTAGATTTTCCTCAACAAGTTTGCTCCAGTCCGTTCCTTTCAGTCTTTGAAGTTTTTCTTTCAACAGCCTAATTTCTTCTATGCTTAACATAATGATATTTAGAACTCAAACAATTTGTTGAAGGTGTTTGTGGTCTCTGTGCTCTGCACGTCCCATTTCAGCACGCCAATCAGGTTGTCTATCTTCTGGTCAAGTATCGTGCTCTCCATTGCATCAGCGTCGAACGGCAGTTCCTTGAACCATTCCGGTATACGCAGTTCGTCCACAGGATACGCTATGCTGGTGTAACCCAACGGATTGCTTTTGAGCTTACACACAATTACCTTGGCACCATCTGTGATCGGCATACTGTACTTGTCGCCATACATCTCCCTGCACCTGTTCCAGTTCATGCTGGCCCTCACGTGTCCCGGCATGTTGGTTTTGCCTTTCTTGTTCTCCTCTTCCGTGTACTTGGTCATGTTGTTTGCTCTCTTTGGAGAGCCTTTTTCCCAACCTGGCCTTGCCTTGAAGTCGGCCCTGAATTCGCTGATCTTGTCTAGCACTTGCTTTTCCGTCTTGCCAGTCAGTACCATGTACAGCAGGTCACTCAAGAAGTCTTGCACGTACACCGGAGTATCTGATCGTTTAAGGTCGAGACCCATCGCCTTCATCTTCCCTTCCTTGCCCTCAACATCCGTCCGTGTGCCTTCCTTGTCATAGTAGAGCACTGCATATCTTTTCTTTGTGATGAACAGTCCTTTAGAAGCAACGAGTTCTCTGCCTGCCTTTATGACCTCTCCACGTGTGCTTGGCGTGTGGAAAGCCTTTGTCATGAATGCTTTGAATGAACCATTCACTTCGTCTGATATCTTATCATAAAGTGCAACCACTGAATCTTTTGTCCACGGGATCGTGCCTTCGTTGATTTCTTTTTGCAGTGTCTTGTGTGCAGTGAAATACACAGAATCTGTGTCTCCATAAACCACGCTCTCACCTTTGTGGTCATATTTTCCTGCAACGATCTCGTTGACCTTGCTGGCCATGTGTTTGGTTATACATCTTCCTGTCAGTGTAACTGATTGTCCAATCCTGATGTCAAAGAACCTGCACCCTGGATTCAAGATTGCACCATACAGGCTGTTCAGATTAATCTTCTTGACAAGTTGTCTCTTGTCCCAGTACTCCCTTTCTATCTCGTTGTCACCACACTCACGCATTTTCTGTTGCATTTCTTGACGTTCTGCGTACCAACGTTTCAATAATCCCGGAATGATAGCCTCGTATTCGTATGTGAATATCGTACCGTTCGCACTCAACATCCACTTGTTGTTGCCATCGAATATTATCTCGTACAGTTGTGCCGCACTCATCCTCACACTGGTCTTGTCTTCCCAGTCCACAATTATCTCAGTGCCCTTCTCTTGATTCATCACGGCCTGATATTCCCAACTTCCAAATTGGCTGTCCCATGCGGCCGCGAATGATTTCTTGGCGTGTTTGGCCCTGTTTATTTCCGCTGATGTGATAACCGGACGTATCTGTCCCACTATGGTCTCAGGTCCCATGTTGAGTGCTCTAATCACACTGGGATATAGACTGTTGATGTCAATGGATCCTATCCAGTCGTGTATTCCTTTGGTTGGCGTGGCCACGTAAGCACCCGCCGCTGGTTGATTCTCCTCACCTTCTTTTTTGTATTTCCTGCCTGGCACCTGCATTCCTCTTCTGTGCGCCTCGTTGACTATTGCTTGTTCTGTCACCGCGACCGCACCCATTGTGGTCTGTAGTAGTACAGTGTTCTGGTGTGCTATCTCGTTCGCAAGTTCTATGAACTTCAGTTTCTTTTCGAGTTTGGCCAATAATGCTGTGTCTTGTCTGTTGTATTCTATGAATAGTCCAAAATCATTCTTGTATAGATTATCTAAGGAACCTTCGTACACGGTTTTCTTCTCGCCCAGTTCGTGTTCGCCTATCGCATCTAGTCTGAAACTGTGTCTCTCTTCGTATGTGTACTTTCTGTATAGTTCTAGCAAATCCAAGTGTACTCTGCCCACGAGATCAAAACTCAACTGCTCTCTGCCATACTTCTCAAAAACTCTTCTTTTTGGTTTCTCTCCCCAGAAACACAATCGCCTTGTGTCATCTCCACTCAACACTTTTTGTATTCTTCCCACGGTGTATGGGATATCGTAACCCTCACTGTTCCAACCTGACAGTATGTCTGCGTCCTCAACAAGTTGTAGGAAAGCGTCAAGCATGTCTTTCTCTTTCTCGAACAACATGGTGTTGTCGAATCTCTTTGTTAGTTCTTCCGCGTCCTGCATACTGATTGTCTTAGGCGGCACTGCCAGTGTGATCAGTTGATCCGTCCAACTCATGTAACAACTTATGGCAGTTATGGGCATGAACGGATCATCTGTTGTGGAGTAACCTCGATCTGGATCGAAGTCTACCTCGATATCAAAGAACATCACGTTCAGTTTTGGAGTTTCCTTACCTAGGTAATTCTCTTCCAGACACCTGAACACAGGATTGATATCGTGTTCATAAAGTTGCTTGTTTGATCTTATACGTTGCTCTTTTATGAATTCTTTTGATGTTGAACACACCACTCTCTGCAATGGCTCACCTGTCATACCTCTGTGTTTGCCCCTTGCGTCTGGATAGTAGAACACGTATCTGGCATCATACTCCGTGAATATCCTGCCCTTCTTGGGATCACGTTCTACAACGTAAATCCTGTCCTCGTCTTTTTTGTATAATGCGTCTATGTAACTCATACTACCACCAATAACTTGCTACGCCATATCCGTAGACATTTATGATTGAGAAGTAGCCAGTGATCATCATAACGAACGCGGCGTTCCTCCTATAGGAAGCATAACATTGAGTCACCGCACCCACAAAGAATGCAGGATAGACTATTGTCATGTCTGGGTCTGCGGCCGTTATCGCAAGTGTGAGGCTGGCTCCAACCGTGAATATGAAACTGATCAGTTCGAAATAGAATGCGATCCTGTCACTTTCAAAACTACGAAGCCAGAAGGATCTGACTTTCGCTAACATTAAAGTTTGCCGGCTGTGTTTAGTATGCTCTCCAGCGTGTCCATCTCGTCAGCGATGTTCTGGTAGTTGCCTTTGTGAGCAACGGATATCGCTTTGTTGATTAGTGCTGGTTTGAGTTCTAGTTCTTCTGCGATTGCTTTTACTGTGTCTTTTAATCCACTTTTCAAGTCCTCAACCTCACCTAGTACCTGTGAGCCTTGGGAAATTATTTGGATCAATTTTTGCTTTTCAGCGTCATTGAAGTTTCTTACTGCCATATTTTTCTCCTTTTTTAATATATTAATGCCTTTAAATTATTTTGTCAATTTATTAAAGTACGATAACCCGCTGATCCTCTCGTGCCAGTTCATTCTAGTCCTTTTATCATCTACGTAGATGACATCGCTTATTTTACCAACATCACTTTTTACAACTTTTTCCAGATAAAGGCAATCTTCTAGCACCGCCTCGAGTACGTGAGTGGAATACACCACTATGTTGTTTGTAATAATTCTTTGCGGCATCGCACAAACTTGTTTTTTTATTGTGTTCATGAATTTAGGTGATCCATAATGGTACTGCACAAAAGTTTCTAGATTGGGCATAATCTCAAAATTAACATCTGAAAGTGGTGGAGTGATAGAACTGAGGAAGTCAACATTTTGCAACATGGGTTGTTGATACTTTTCCTCGATAAATTCATACCTTCCTTGATACCAATATTTTTCGATGTACTGTCTATGTTTGACTTTACACCAATCAGACACCGGAGTAGGGTCCACGTTTGTGCATTCTGTGATTGAGTCCACCTTGTGTTGTGATACAAAAAAATCGAGGTTACTAAACCCTCCTATCCAACCAATCCTCTTGGCCCTAGTGTGTTCAAGCACCCTGTTAAGCACAAAATAGTCCTGAAAATTCAGCCCATAGAGATCGCTGTCATCCCGTAGTATTTTTGGTTGTGCCTGCATGTCTTTGAGCACATGATACCAATGTTTGTAATCTATCATCTATTTTTAATTATAGATGTTAGTAACTGAATATTTTTTTTTGAGATAGGCTTATTTCTTCTTAGTGGCCACGTTTATCGCTTTACCACGCCTGTCAGGATTTGGGTCTTTCCTTCTTTTCCTGCGTGCCGCTGACGCTCTGCCCTTCTTACCAAGTGCGTATGCTTTTTTGGCAGGTAGGCATTTTGGCTTACCTTCACCTTTTGACCTGCCGCCGCATGATCCTCTGATCTTTCCTCCAGGCCCCATTCGCACCCATTTGTCCTTAAACCATTTCTTGAGGTCCTCATGCAGAGTCTCATTGAAGACTAGACCACCACAGTTGATGCAGAAGTCCACATCCTCTTTTTTGACGCAGTTGGGCACACGCTTGCCGAACATGGTCTTCATGCCCTTCTTCTCGTACCCCTTCCAGCACTTCTCTGTGATTACGTCTGTGATCCTCATTTGCTCTTGTTACCCCAGTTGGCCGCACCTTTTTTACGACACTGCACTAGAGCACCAGAGGCATAGGCCGATGGCCATACTTTGTATCTTGATTTGACTTTGTGGTAGCAGGCGTCCTTCTTCTCGGCCAACGCCTCGAACTCTTGTTCAGTAATGCCAACTACTTCACGGATTTGCATACTACCACTTTCTGCACGACCAATATCTTGCTTTGGTCTTAGGTCCTGGGTTGGCACAGTTGTGTCTAGCCCTGAAACTTTTTCTCGCCTTTGGATTTGACTTACGGATTTTCATTGTTTTCTGTCCGGCTTTTCTCGCTGAACTTCCGCCGTGTCCAAAATTAACTTTTTTAACGTTGCCTGTTTTTGGATCCTTGACATACACTTTGAATTTCTTAACATCACCACGCATTGGTTTGTTCAGTGGTACTTTCCTACCTCTGTATTCTGCGTCAAACAATTCGGTCTCGTCTTCTGGGAAACCCAATTCACCGAACGCTTCATAGAATGCATCGTCGTCCTCGAAGGTCATTTCGTCCGCTTCTGGGAATGGTTGGTATGATTCTAATTGGGCATAATATTCTTTTGCAACCTCTAACCAAAGTTTGCCATCGATGCCTTCTGCGGATAAAACTTCCACGTAATCGCCCCCGGCATTGTATTTTTTACTGATACTCATTATTTGTTCTGGAGATATTTTTTTGTCGGCTTTTTCGTTATAGTCTTCGATTAGGTCACCTATGTCTTCATTAATGTTTCCATCGCCTGAGCCATCTGTGTGATGTTTGACCGCCAACATATATGCTTGTTTGATATAGTCGCTGTTGTCGTCTTCCTGCACCGCTGATTCATCCATTGCCAGGTCGTCTTCCACCTGTCCCAGTGCTGTAAGAGCCGATGTCTTCCTGTCGTCGTCTATTGGCAGTTCTGCTATCCTATCTTTCATAGCCGAAATGTCTAACATAAGTTTTGTGTAATCTATGTCGCTGTCTTTTGGTGCTTCGTTAGTTGGGACGTTCAAACCATCTATTCTACTGATTAAACTTTTCATGTCTTCCATAGTAATTGATTCTCCCATCTTCATTTGTGTTGGATCCTTTGTAAATTGTACTGTTTTATTTAACCCTCTACTGCCCGCCGATGCAGGTGATTGCACCTGTCTGCCCGCATCTACATGTCCTTGATCACGCAGTTTTACTGTGTCATCAACATATTTGCCGTAGTTGTAGGGTATTGAGCTCATTTTACGTATTTATTTCCACAGCACCATCTTGAAACGCTCTTTTTCTATGCCAAAGAAGCGTGTTTTCCACTCGCTCTGTTCGAAAAAACCCAACTGATGCCATTCTGACTTGCGTTCCAGCATCACTTTCGCTCTTTCGTCCCAGTCCTGGTTCAACAGGAACTCCTCCATCCGTGCTTTCTTGTCAGCAATCTCGTTGTATTCGAAACCGTCATACTCCCAGTGTAGCAGTTCAAACACGTTGCCGTCCCTGTCACAGTAGTCTATGCTGAAGTCCAGACCCCACTTGGGCTTCATTGCCACTAGTTTGTTGAACTGTGGTCTGTAAGATGCCCAGTTTTGCAGTTGGTGTAGGGCATCACCGGCGTAACCCTTCCTTTCGAACATCACCGCATGATTGATGTGTGGTCCAGACTCAGGTGAGTCGTCTTCAAACCATGTTTTTCTTAGGGTGATGTGTTCTCCATCCCTGTGTTTTGTGGTAGTTTCACCGTTGGCCACAGCATATAGTTGTTCTAGTTTGGTAAGATCATATCCGTTCTGGTCAAACAGTTCCACGGCCTCTTTGGGTGGACAGGCGAAAACACTTTTCACACGTTCATACCAGTATGGTTCGGGATTGAATTTGTTGTCGGTCAAGTGTAATCGCATACACTTGTATTTAAAAAATTACTCGTCTTCCTCGTCCAGCCATCCCTCATTCCTGAGGTACATCAGCAGTGCGGCAACTGGCCAGAAGAATATCAACAACATGCCCACTGCGGCCTTGGAACCGAAGTGCAGGCTTAGGTAGTAGTGTCCCAGCACAGGCACTATGCCCCCGATGAGAAACATAATGACCACCCTCATGTAGAAGGGTGGACGTTTTGAAAACAATAGCCAGATGAAATTTACAAGTTTTTGCACACTTGTATATATCTCCTACTATTTCTTTACTGCCGGATCTAAATCGTTTGTGAACTTGTCTTCAGTCGGAAGTTCAACGTCCTCGCCCATCTCATCGTCATCGTCGAATTCCTTGTCAAGCATCGGCACTTCGCCGTCTGTGTCCTTCTCGTCTGACTTGTCTTCCGCTTCCTTGTCGTGGGCTTTTGCCTCTGGTCTATGAGGTTCTGAAGTGTTTCTCTCTGCGTCTGCGATCACTTCCTCTTCTGGTGCTTCTGCCTTCTCAGCGTCTGCTATGATCTCAGTAGTCTCTGGAGTCTTGATGAGAATGCTTGATGATTCCTCGTTGTAAACTGCCTCATTGTCTGAGATTGTGTTGTAAAGTTCCACGAGTTGAGAATCTTCCGCGTTCTTGATATATTCCGCGATATCTTTTGTGATAACTTCTCTGAATGATTTTGAGTCATATGTCTGTTCTTCTTTTTGTTCTGACTTTAACTCGGCCAACTGTGCCTCTAGTTCTGCTATCTTATCTAACCTGTTTACTTCTTCATTTACTTCTTTTTTTATTGTTGTTGCAATAGATGTGTCAGCGTCTGCTTCTTTGATGGCTTTTGTGATTACTGATTCTGTTTTTGGTTCTTCTGTTATGCTCTCAACCAGTTTCTCCGCTTTTGGTGAAACTTTTGTTGGCTCAACGTATTCCTTTATGCCCGCTAACTTGGCAATGTCAGCCAATGTGATGTCTTTGTCATCTAAAACTTTTGGTTCTGAATTGGCCGCTTCCATAAGTTCCGCCCTCTCCTGCTCGGGAGTCATGTTGCTCATTGCATTCAAACGGGCCACTAGGTCTCTGAAACTTGTTTCTGGTGATTGTTTTTTTGCCATACGAAGTATTTATTATTGTTACAGTTTTATTTAATGCGTTGTTCAAGCCTCACTGCTAGTCGTGATTCGTATGCTAGGCCTTCCGTTTGGATGAATTTGCTGTATTTGTCCTGCATACCCTTGATGAAGTTGAGATCTTTACCAGAACTCAGCCTGACTTTGACAGCACTTAGGTCACCTTTTATCATTTTTGCCAGTTCGTCGTTGCCCTGGTCCTGCGCCATTTCCAGTGCTTTCTCCATCGCCGCCACTGCCGGCACGCTCCTGTCTATGGCGTCCTGTATGGAATTAACTCCAGCCAATCCTGCAACGATCACACCCGCCATTGCGAGGTTCCTGGCCCAGTCTTTCAATCCTTCTTCCAGTTGTACATCCTCGTTTTTTGGATACATCTTGTCTAGTAATTCGATTGTTTGATTGATGCCACCTAGGTATGCCTGTGCCTTTGCTTTCAATGACATAGTGCTCTCACCTCTAATAATTGCTTTTGCCATGTCTCGACCGTACTTGAGTGTGCCCAGCGCCTTTCCAACTGCCCTAGGATCCTCGTTTATCTCGTCTTCCTTCTTGGGCTTGCCGTGTTTGTTGTGTTGTGCCCACGCTATGGCGTAGGGTGCGCCCTTGTCCTTGAATTTCTTCTTTAACGCTTTCACCTGCTTCTCCCTGCCCGGGGGTGCTTCCTCGTCCGTGTCTTTCCTCTGTTCTTTGGCTATCTCTTTTTCAACTTCGTTCACTCTTTTTGCCAGTATCCTCATCATGCCTGGTTTTGTGTCAACGTCATCTATAGTAGTCTCTTTTGCTAAGATCTCGTCAATATGTTTCTGTACTATGCCCGCGTGTCTCTGTAAAATGTTTGCGTCTAATTCTTCTCTGTAGGGATTCAATTTCTGATATTCCTCGTAGTTGTGTACGCCCTGTAGGTAGTCAGCGGCCTTGTTAAGTTTGCTCTGCACCCAACCTTCTAGGTCGTCACCCTTGCGGATCATGTCCATCAACTCTATCGCATACTTGGCGGTGTGGTACAGTGTTGATTTGCTCATGTGTCCCTCGCCTGCGTCTTCGCCAAACTTGCTGATCTCTTCTTGGTCTCTGCCTGTTTGGTCTAGGAATTTCAAATCCTTTGCTGTGACATCGTTTTCACCTTCATCTTCACCGTATGAGATTGTGTAGATGCCTTCGTCGTCATCTGTGTAGTCCACGATCCTCACGAT